CGCGCAGGCCGAGGGCCTGGAAGATCGAGGAACCGACACCGTCCGCGTCGAACACGATTTGATGGACCAGCTTCGGGGTCTCAACGGCTTGCGCCGTCGCTTCTTGTGCCTTCAGATTTTCATTGCTCATCTTTATTTCCATTCGGTGGTAGGTTGAACCTTGCAGACCATGTTGCCGCCGTACCACGTCGAAGTGCTCACCGATGGATACAGATACATCTGGGTGGTAGGGGTGACTGCAACGCCTTTCATGAGGTCGTTCTTGAAGTACAGAAGCGCCGGGCCGGCGGCGTCGTTATTCGCGCTATTGATACACACCATGAAGCTAGGGCCGCCCGCTGGTGCAACCGAGTGCGTGATCGCGACCGCGCCTGGAGCGTAGGCGCTGAAGTTGTCGATGACGGCATTCTTGGTCGAGACCATCGCCATGTTCAGGCCGCTGACATAGTAGTAGCACGCCTGATACATGGCGATTACCGAGTTGTCGTCCGAATTCATGTGGCGCGGAGCGTACGCCAAGCCCTGCGAACCGCCGTACTGACGTACGCCGCCCGCCCACTTCATGACGGCCAGGGCGGTATAGGTGGCGGTCTTCCAGGTTCCGGCCCCTTTGGTGATCGAGAAGAGGCAGTTGCCATACGGCGCTGATGCGGTAGCGGTGATGTCGGCAGATTTGTACATCCAGACATCATCGTTATCACACAGGACAAACTTACTGAAAAGGCTGTCCAGGGTCAGGCCATCAACGTACTGCACCGACGCGTCCAGAAGGGTCACGTCGACATAGCGGTAGCGGCCAGCGCCCGTCTTGGTGGCGTCGTTCATCCAGCCGCGCAGCTGTGGAATGGTCGTGTCGGCGCTGATCTTGTTTTGCAGATCGAAGAAGTGCAAACGAAAGCCCAGGCTCACTCCACTGGTGCCGCCGTTTGCTTGAGGGATCATCAAGCGCCCGGTGTTGCGGTTGTGGCAGATGCCGCCATGCAGATAATTCATGCCCACGACCGGCGCGAACTCAGCACCCATCTCCGTTGCCATAGTGATGCGATCGCGGGTCTGACTCATGACGGTCGAGGAACCGCCGCCGATTGGATCCTTGTAGATGGCCCCGGAAGTTCCAACCATTGCGAGGTCGTAAATCTGACGCCAGTTCGACTCGCCGACAATGGTTCCGCAGTAGGTTGCCAGGGACTCTGCGCCAGAGTTGACGGCGCTGTAGGCTCCGGCGTTACCGCTGTCGGGAATTTCGAAGTTGTTCAGGCACGCCGTTTGGGTCGAGGCGTTACAGCCGTTCAAACCGACAGTTGGCGAGGCTGGGCTGGTGAAGGTTGGAGACGTGGACGAGCCGGCAAAAACCCAAGTGGCCGTCTGCTCGTCGACGAAGGACCGCGCACGCGAGCGCGGCGCCCCCTGGCCTTCGACCGTGATCGGTACGAAAGGGTTGTCTTCGCCGTAGGTGGAGAAAATCGGATTGACCCCGACGCCACCGGAGGACACCAGCGCCCACACTGGGCGCTTGGTGTAAATGTCGCTGAACGACTGATCGGCCATGCTGGAGAGAGTTTTCATATCAGTAGAGCTTCCATCCTTGAGTTGGAGAGGTGTAGATTGCGGTGATTCGCACGCTACGATTCAGTTGCAGATCATCGGCGCTGTTTTCGATGTTTTTGCCGTTGCGCAGCAGGACCGGAGGGTTGCGCACAAACGAGTCCGTCGCGTCGATGAAGGTGATCTTGTCGCCAGCGGATGGCGCGGCGGGCAAAGTGATGTTGAAAGAACCAAGGCTGGTGTCGATCAAATACTCGCCATCTCGAACGGCGGCAAAAGCAGCTTTTTGCAGCGTCAGCGGCAAAGGGGCAGCCTGACCGCGTGCGTACATGACCCACTTGTCACCATCGTCAATCAGATTGCCGGACGAGGTAAATTCCGAGGTCGCGAGGAAGGTGCTGACGCCATCCGTGACCAGGTCGCCTTGAACGTATTCGGTAGCTGCCGCGTAGCCGCCGCGCCAACGAATGCCGCCCGTATAGCGAACCCATTTGCCATCGGCCAGATCAGCAGCGAAGGTCTGGCCACCAGCATGGCGCGAGGCAGCAATGAAGCTCTGGCCGCCGCGATTCACAATGTCGTTCTTGAACCACAGAGTATTCGCGCTCCAGTCGCCGCGATAATTCGTGCCGGTCGTGGTGACTTCCCAGTAGGTCGCATTCGTGGTGAGGGTTCCGGCCGCGACATCGCGCTTGGCGCGATAGAGCGTGCTGCCTTCAGTCACGAAGTCGTTCGGCTTGTAGGTCGCCTTATCGCTCCACAGCCCCAGGTACGACGTGCCGGTCATCCACACGTCCCAGTAGGCCGCGACGGTTGGTTTCGTACCGAGGGGCACGTCGCTCTTGGCGCGGTACAGGCCGGCGCCATAGCTTACGATTTCGCCGATGAGGTACTTGTTCGCGTCGGCCCAGATGCCGGCATGCTTTACGCCGGCCTGGAAGCGGGTCCAGCTGTCGCCGTTCGTCGGCAGCACGCCAATGGACTCGTGGATGTTGATGTACAGGTGCGCACCGTATGCCACGACCTCGCCCGGCTTGTAGGCGGTCGCATCGTTATAGACACCGCGCGACGACACGCCGGAGACCAGCTTGTCGAAGTAGGTTGGGTCGGTAGGCAGATTGTTGGTCGTGTCGAACTTGGCGATATAGGCCTGCCCGCCGTAGGTCACGATGTCGTTACGCTGGTAGTGCTTTTCCGGGGCGTATTCGCCTTCGAACTGAACGCCGTCGACCAGCAGGTTCCAGTGGTCGGCGTCCGGCGGGATCACGCCAGTGCTGTCCTTGATCGAGACATACATCTTCGCGCCGTGGGCGACGGCCTGGCCAATACGGTACGAAGCCGTTGGGTCGAACGTGCCTTGGAAGCTGAAACCCTCGACCATCAGCGCCCAGTGGGTCGTGTCAGTCGGCAGGGTGCCAGCCTCTTTCAGGGCGTAGGTGTAACAGTAGACATTGCCGCCGTAACGAACGCAGTCGTTCATTTCGTAAACAGTGTCCGCAAGCCAAACTGGCGCGAAGTGGAAGCGCAGCTTGCCGAGGTCGATAATTTGCGTCATAACGCCGTCATCTCCAGGTGTCCATTGGTGGGGTTAAAGGCGAAATGGAGGCTCAACGTGGTCCAAAGCCACTGTTTGTAGTCGAGCGGATCCAGGATCTCGTCATTCGGCAGCCGGACGACGCCATTGCCGTTAGCAATGACTTCCACGTCCAGGTGGCCGGTGCTTGGGTTAAGGCGGAAGCCGTAAAAGGCATCCGTTGGGATATTCGAAGGAAGTTGAACCCCTCCGCGATTGGCTTCCAATTTATCAGTCATTCGTTACTGATCCTTGTAGGCAGAAAGAACACCGGAGAAGGCGCCGGCCAGAGGGCACTGCGCAAAGACCTTGTCGCCAGCCTTGAGCGCGACCTTGCTTCCCATGAGGATGTCGACACCCTCGCCGGCATCGACGCGCTTGCCGGGGAGGCTCACGGTCGCGCCAGCGCGGTCGATCCAGACGGTCAGCGGCAGCGTTGCAAAGTGGCTGTTGGTCAGAAGGCAGGACATGGCGACGCCGTCGGTTTCGGGCTGGTAGATCAGCGTCGGCGTGGCGCCGACACTCAAAACCAAGTCACTATCAAACAGGCCGCTCATAGAAATCTCCAGTAATTGCCAGGATGGTATAGGATTCCATATCCCTAGTCAAGTCACTGGTGACTTATTCAAAGCCCCAGAATTGCCAGTGCTTTGACCACGCGCAGCTGCGCCATCATGCGCGTCTCAAGGTCCGCGATCGCCTGGGCCGACTCGTTCTCGGTGTTGTCGATCTTGTCCCAGCTCGTGCCGCTGAAGATGATCATGTCCAGCGCCTGGTACTCGGTGCCGTCGATCAGGCCAGCCTTGCTGATCTTGTAGAAGTGGCCCTTGGCCGGCGTCGGTGGGTACTTGCCGTCCGATGCGTCCCACACGCCGATGTAGGCCATCGCACCACCAGCGAGCGCGCCGGCGGTCTGCGCCCAGTGCTTTGCCGAATACTGGCCGGGTTCGACCTCGACGCCCTGCTCCGTGTTCGCCCAGGCGTCGGACTTGTTCTCTGCTGCCTTGGCGGCGACCTGCGATGCGGCGGCGCCGATCTCGGATGCGGTTGCCGCGCGCTCACTTGCCGCTGCCGCGATCTCGCTGGCCTTGGCCTGGCGCGCCGATTCGGCGGCAGCGTTCTCGGACTGGCTTGCGGCGCCCTGCGAAAGCTCAGCAGCGACCTGGCTGGCCAGCGCCGCTTCTTCGGACACCTGAGCGGCAGCTTCGCTCGATGCGGCAGCAGTGGCGCTGGCATTCGCGTCGTGCGCGCGCTGGTCGGCGAAGATCGCTCGTTCGTCCGAGGTGGTGGCTCGCTGGTCAGCGAAGTCGGCGCTGGCTGCGGCATTGTGCTCGCTGGCCAAGGCGTTGACTTCGGATGTGCGTGCGGCCGCTGCCGAAGCGTCTGCCGCCAGGCGGTCGTCACGCACCTGAACCGCGTTGACCGTGGCGTCGCGCGCAGCGTCCAGGTAGCCCTTCGTGGTGTTGCGGTATTCCAGCGACAGGTCGCGGGCGTCTTGCGCATCGGTACGGGACTTCAGGGCGTCTCGCTTGCTCGCCAAAGCATTCGCTTCGGACTGGGTCGCGCTGACCTCGCTGGCTTTCGCATTGCGCTCGCTGGAGCTTGCGGCGTCCTGGCTGGCCAGGGCAGCGGCCTCGGACGCGGCGGCAGCCGCTGCAGCGGCGTCGGCAGCAATGCGGTCGGCGTGGACGGCCGGCGCGTCGATCGTGGCCTGCTCGGCTGCCAGCTTGTAGGCCAGGGCGTTCGCTTCCGACTCGGCGGCATTGGTCTCGCTGGCGCTGGCGTTCTGCTCCGACGTGGCCGCTGCGCGCTGGGATGCAGCAGCCGCGGTCTCGGACGCCTTGGCATGCTGCTCCGAGGTGGCCGCCGCGCGCTCGCTGGCCAGTGCCGCAGCTTCGGAGTCGTCTGCTGCCTTTTCGGATACCAGGGCTGCAGCCTGGGATGCGGCGGCCGCACGTTCGCTGGCCAGGGCCTTGCCCTCGCTGGTGCGGGCGGCGCCTTCCGACGTTTTGGCCTCAGTTTCGGACAGCTTCGCGGCGTCCTGGGATGCGAGTGCGGCCGCCTGGCTGCCGGCGGCAGCGTCTTGCGATGCCTTAGCTGCATTCTGGCTGGCGAGGGCCGCTGCTTCACTGTCGGCGGCAGCGTACTGACTCATGCCGGCGTGCAGCTCGGACAATGCGGCGGCGTCGGACGATTGGTCGGCAGCCGTCTCGCTGGCCAGGGCCTTCATCTCGGATGCTGCAGCTGCCGCCTTGGATGCGGCTGCGTCGGCGCGGTGCGCTTCGGCCGCGGCCTCCAGGGCGACGACGTGCTGCTCGGACGCACTTACGTCAGCATTCCATTTCTTCACGTCCTTCCAATAGTCGACGTACTGCGCCAGGCCGCTCGGGTCGACCGCGTGGATCAGCTCCTGGATGCGGTACATGGCGTAAGTGAAGACTGCCGCCGTGCCCACGTCGCCCTGTGAGATCGTCGGGATCATGTCCGGGTAGGTCGTGTCAACCGCGAACACGCCCTTGGCGGCCAGATCGGTCGGGCCGACGTACGCGCCGGTCAGGGTGACGGTGGTGTTGGTGCCGTCGTAGGTTGGATCCATCGCCACCGTGTAGGGCACCAGAGCGCCCTCCAGCATGAAGACGTGGTTCTTCTTGACGCGGGTCGACAGGTTGGCGCCTTTGACCGTAACGATTTGGCTGCCGTTCGTGACGGCACAGGTCTGCTTAAGCTGTGGCATTTCTTCACCTAAAAGTGTGTTGGCGGCAGTCTATCATAAGTCATCCATGACTTACATATAAGGTCAGGCTCGGTCCAGCTCCGCGCGCACCGTCCGCGTGTGAGCGACGATGGCCCCGATCGTGGCCAGGGTGTCGAGCTTGGTCTTGCCGCCGATGCGCAGGCCCTCGATCATCGGCCCGATCACCATGTTCCAAGGGTCGCCCACCGCCTTGATGGAGTCGGCAGCAGCGCGCGGCGTCACCCCGGTGGCCAGGGCCTCGGTCTGAACCCACGGATACTGGGCCACCTGGTCTTCCGGGTAGCCGGCGCGCGCAAAGGCCAGGGCGTCGGCGTACTTGGCTTGGTAGGTCGCGTCCTGGCCAGCCGTGACGGTGATGTAGCGGGTGCGCGCGGCGCCGGCAGCGTTGTCGATCTCGATCCGCGCCCACTCGCGCGCTTCAGCGATGTCCTTGAACGGGTGTACGTCAATTCGCATGGATGCTCACTTTCCAGTCTTGGTATGGGAAAAGGGTCGCCATTACCTGATAGCGGCCCGCCTGCGCGAACGTCAGGTGCAGCGCCGCACCGTCGGCCACGCCTTCCCCACCGCCGCGTCCGATGACCTTGACGGCGGCGCCTTCGGGGATGCCCGAGATCACGACCTCGTCGGTCGCGTTCGCTGCCGCCTCGGTTGCTGACATTTCGACAGGCATGACCGGCCGCTCGGCCAGCTGCCCATCGACCACGTAATGCGTGTCCCAGTGGCCCTCGCCAGCCAGGACAAAACGACCCTCGCCGGCTTGGCTCTCGAGCAGCGCCTCCGGGATTGCTCCCGCTTCCAGGATTGCTCCCGCTTCGTTGTAAATCACAAAACCAATCATCGTCTCGTCTCCAAAACTGCTCCATTGACCGTGTAGGACGTGCCGCCAATCGGCGTCACGTCCGAGGTGCCGCTGTATCCATCGCTGGTCGCGGTAAATCTGTAGGTGTGCTGCGTCGGCGAGTTGGGGCTGCCGGATGGGTAGTCGATGAAGACGGCCGACACGGCGATCTCAGCGCCCTCATGCGCGCCGATCCGGATCATCGTCTTGGCGGTCTTGATCAAGGAGCCGTCGCGGTACATGTTGATCCGAATGCTCAGGTCGTTGGCGCCGGCGCCAGCCGAGTCGTATGTCTCGGTCGTGGCCGTGCCGGCAACGAACACTGGCCCGCCTTGCGTCGCGATCGTCACCGATGCCGAGGTTGAGCCGCTGGCCGTGGCCATGAACGTTACCGCGTTGCCGGCGATCTTGAGCGTGCTGACCGAGGCGTCGCCGATCTTGGCGCTGTTGATCTGGGCGTCGCCAATCTTGGCGCTGGTGATGCTGGCGTCGCCGATCAAAGCGGACTTGATGATGGTGCGGGTCACACCGTTCACGCTGCCGATGGTGAACGGGCGCTCGACGCCTCCACCGGTCACGACAGCGAAGCTGTCGGCGTTGATGATGAACTCAGACGTTGGCACGCCATTGCGGGCGGTCGAAGCCAGGCCGAAACCGGACACGTAGCCGTTGTTGTCGATCTTGACGGTGTACTGTCCCGACAGACCGTTGATGCTGCTGGCCTGAGCGCTGTAGGCTTGCTCGACCGTGACGCCGCCGACGTTGTTCAGGCGTGCGGTTACTTGCCCGACCTGCGAGGAGATCGCGTTGTTGGCCTCGGCCTTGGTGTAGCCGTAGCTCTGCACATATGACTGGGCCGAGCGCAGCGTGTTGTTGTCGGCGCTGGCGTATTCCGAGCGCAGGGTGTTGTAGACCGCATTCGTTGTCGAGTCAGCCGATGCCTTGCTATAGGTGTAGCTCTGCACATACGACCGGATATTCGTATCGTACTGCGCGATCTGCTCCATGCGGCGCGTTGCCTCGGCAGAGATGGCCGTGGTGCGCGCCGTCGCCTCGTCCTGGATCGCCGCCATGTTCTTGTCGGTCTTGACCGCCACGGCGTTCAGGGTCGTGGCAATCGCTTCGGTCGCCGTCGCGCGCGCCGATGCTTCGGCGGCAATCGCTGCGTCGCTGGCCTTCTTCTGGTCCAAGAGGCGCTGGGCCACCGAGCCGATGGTGGTCTCTGGCGCGTCGATCAGGTTGATGCGCTCGCGCAGCTCCGGGATCAGCACCGAGTCCTTCAGCACGCCGTCGGCGATCGCGTCCACGTTCAGGTTCGTCGTCTTGAAGTGCAGCACGGCCGACGGCTGCAGCTCGGTCTTGCCGAACACGTCGAACGGGGCCACCTTGAAGTAATAGTCGTGCGCGAACATCAGGTTCGGCAGCAGCACGGCCGAATCCGGACCTTCATAGACAAGGAACTCGGCCGGCGGCGTCTCGAGCGCGAGGTCGTGCTGGTTGTCCGACAGCCAGATGCACGCGCCGGCGAAGTCCGGGTCGTTCGAATGCGTATAGGCCACCGTCGCCGATTCGAACGTCGAGGTGCTAGCCACCGACAGCACGGTTGGCGGCGGATTATAGGCGTCGAGCGTGGCCGGCTTGCCCAGATTGTTGAACTTGTCGCGCATGCGGATCTCAAAGACCAGATGGCGCGTGATGCCGTCGGCGAAGTTCTTGTCGTAGATGTACGTGTAGCTGTTGTCGGTCGTGTATTCCGTGCGGCGCAGGACAGCTTGATCCTTGTCGTAGACGCGGATCTCGTAGTCCTTAAAATGCGGGTCCAGGGAGCCTGCGTCCGCGCCGGTTGGCTCCGAGCCGAACTCGTAGCTGTGCGTGGTCGAGTTGTATCGCCAGTTGATCTTGCAGTCGCGGCCGGCCCAGGTGAAGCCCGCGCCGGTGACGCCGCCCACGTCGATGCCGGCCACCTCGCCGGTGACGGTGTGGGTCGCTGTCGGCGCCAGCTCGAGCTGACTGTTCTTGCCGAAGATGTCGTAGGCCTGGACCTGCACCTTGATCACGTCGTCCTTCTCGGCCGGGATGACCGCAGAGGAGACGTTCTTGGCGTCGATCAGCTTGACCATCGGCCCGTCGTTCTTCTGGACGTACACCGACGCGCCAGCATAGTTGCCGGCGGACGGCGTCGACCAGGATGCGACGACGCTGGACACTACCGTCGAGCCGGTGACGTAAGTCTCCTCGTACAGCGACAGGTTGCGCACCGGGCCGATCACGCCGTCCTTGGCCGGGATCGTCGGGACGTTCGTGCCGTAGCGCGAGAAATCGTAGACCTCTGGCTTGTACTCGATGGCGGTGATGTCGCGCTTGTACTCATGGGTGCCGGTGACGGAGCGCACGCGGAAGGCCTGCTTGACCTTGTCGACCTCGCCGAACATCCAGTTGGAGAACTGGACCGGCGCCGACGACAGCGGCATCTGCAGCGTAACGGTGGTGCCCTCGCCTGGCTCATTGACGACGTTCGATTCCTCGATCACGTCCGTGTCCCAGAGGGTGTAAGTGTGGCCAGGCGAGATGCCAGTGGCGTCCTCGACGATGACGCCGTGACCGCCGCCGTGATCGAACGTGCCAGCCACGCGCAGGTCGCGCCCGTTGATCTGGATCCGCTTGACCGGCGCATCGCCCCGGAACCCGCCCAGGAACAGCGAGGTGCCCACAACGGACAGGACCGAGCCTGCCGCGCGCTGGATCGCGTCGAACGTCGCCAGCAGCTTGTACTGCTTGCCTGCTTCCATTTTGATCGGGCGGTCCAGCTGCGCGACGGACGCGCTCGAGCCGGAGGCGAAGCGGCCGCCGACAGCCCATTCGGTCATGTCGTGCTGGACATAGATCAGATCACCAACCGAGCAAGCGACCGCCTCGAGCGGTGCCGAGAATTCGGCGGTGCGCAGGATGTGGCGGTTCAGGTTCAGCTGGAACTGACCTTCTTTGTAGGCGGTTTCGTAGTCGGTCACGCCGTAGAGGGTGATGGCCGACGTGCGCTGCTTGGCGCCGGCGGTGAGTGCGGCCGGATCGTAGACTTTCAGCGTGCGCTGCTTGTAATTGTCCGTCCGGTCGAAGAAGCTCACGTCGATCTCGTTGGCGCGGTCCTGCGTGCCCAGCCAAGTCTCCTTGTAGCTGCCCTCGATCATGTTCGCCACTGAGAACATCATGACCGGGTTGCCGGGCTTTTCGGTGACGATGGTGTAGCGCGTGCCGACGTTGACCAGCTGGGAGTGACCTACGCGCAGCACAAGCTGGGTGGCGTCCCAGACGTTCATTTCGGAGTCGATCGGGCCATTCCACTCGTAGCCCTGTGCGTCGCAGTAAGCCGCCCATTCCTGGAAGGCCGGGAAGTCCAGGCGCGAGGTCGACATGGCGCCGCCGTAGCGCTGGTGCGTGAGCATGTCCCAGACGACCCAAGCCGGGTTCTTCGACGCTGCGGTGTACCAGCCAGGCTCGGCGCCGTAGGTCTGCGCGCCGTAGGCCTTGATCAGGCGGCCGCCATGCATGAACGTCACGGCCGGCGCGCCGGAAATCTTGCTGCCCAGTTTGATCTTCAATGCCACCAGCGCCGTGTTCGGATAGCTCATGGCCTGCACCACGATCTCGTTCACGTCCGTGAGGTACACGTCGTCAACGATCACGTCTTCCGTACTATCCTCGGTGGTGCGACGCACGCGCACCTCATACTTCTTACTGGCGAGCTTGGTCGACGTGAAGGAGCGGCGCACGGCGGAGCGCTTCGACGCGGTCATGGACATGGCGCCCGAGTACACCGGCACGCGCACCGTCAGGCTCGCGCCGAAGCCGGTGATGATGTTGCCGGCCGTGTTGTTGCTCAGGTAGGTCAGTGCGTTTTCGTCAACGATTTGAGTGTCATTCTCGTCGCGCCACACCGTCTTGCCATTCTCAGTGCGCGCGCGAGCCTGCGAATAGCTCATCACATCGTCGGACAGGAACTCAATCCATTCCGATACCCCGTCTGCCGGCCGGTATTGGGCCTGCAGCGGGACAGAATAGCTGTTGGTCTTGCCGCTCTTGGTGTCGGCCTTAAACAGTCCAGAAGGCGCGGCAAAGTCCAGGCGCAGCATGTCAACTGGCGTTGTGGTCGTGTGGTACGTCCAGTCGGTGTCGAGCTTGGCGTTTTTGCTCTGCGGCACGACGACCTTGTTGAACCACGGAATCGTCGCCTGCGGTGCGCCGCCCAGACGGGTCTCAATTTCAACGTCGGTGCCGTAGTCCTCGAGCGGGTTGTCGTTGATCTGGATGTCGGAGATGGACGCGATCGGTCCTTCGCCGGCCGAGAGCAGCATGTAGAGGATCTGGTTGTCATCCGCGACGTTCTCGGTGTACAGGCCCAGGATGTTGCCAGCCAGGCGGAACTGGCCGTAGTTGACCGCAACCGGGATGCCCTCCAGGGAGGTGTTCTTGGCCCCGTCGGCGCCGTAGGACGTGCTGGTGTCGCCGGCTGACACCGTGGGCTTGGCTGGCGCGAAAATCGAGCCGACCAGGAGCGAGCCTGCCGCAACGACACCGGCCGTCATGGCAGCGCCCGCCATCGTCAGCGAGCCGACAGTGCCCACAGCCACGCCCATAGCGTTACCCATCGCCACGGCCGCGTACGGCGCGAACACCGCAACGGCGATCATGGCCACGATCGACAGGATCTGCTTGCCGCCGCCGCCGGTCGGGACCGGGCAGACAACGATGTTGTCGGTCTTGTCCAGGTAGGTGACGCCGAACTTCTCGTTCGGGATGATTTTGCCGTTGATCGAGACCACGACCGGCGCCGCCTCGGCCAGTGGGAAGTATGCGCCCAAGGTCTTCTTGCGCTGCCAGGCGATCTCTTCGCGCGTGAATTCGCGCGGGTTGAATGGGTTGGTGATCCGGATTACCGGGATCATCGGGCGACCGCGGCGCGCGGCCTTTTGCTGCTTCTTATCCTGCATATTCGTAGAACCCCACAATGCGTTGCTTCCAGTCGTCCAGGCGCTGAACGGTCACGCCGCCCGAGCTTTCCCACGTATGGGCCATCTTGTTGCTGTCGAGTACGTAGCCGACGTGCGCGACGTGGCGGCCGACACGCAGCAGCACCACGGCGCCAGGACGGCATGGGATTTCTCGCCACTGCGGTAGGGTCGCGCCCATCATTGCGGCGATCACACCCTGATTGGTGTCGGCCCCGAAGTCCGGCAGCTGCACGCCATCGCGGCGCGCGCACTCCATCACCAGGCCGTAGCAGTCGTATGCGGCTGGCCCGCGCGCGCCGTATGTGAACGGCACGCCGATCAGGTCGGAGACATCAGCCATAGCGCGCGTCCCGCGTGTTGATGCCAGGGAAGGCGCCGAAGTGGATGACGTTCTGGTGGGCCTTGCAACCGTTGGCTCCGTTCAGGGACAGGTCGCAGCTGGTCAGCGAGCCGGTATAGCCGCAGTCCGGTCCCTTGTAGCGCCACTGGCAGTAGTCCTTCGTCTGGCGCCGGCGCGGGAACGTCTTGGTGATGTTGTTCTCGGCGCCGAGTGTGAAGGCGCAGACATAGTTGGCACTGTTCGCCCCCACCACTTCGAAGTTCTCGATGACCTCGGGCGGCGCGTCGAGCTGGTCGGCGTTCACGACCATGATGGCCACGGTGAACCCCACCCCGCCGGCATACTTCTGCATGCGCTGCTGGACCGCCAGGGAGTAGTCGTTGATCGACAGGCTGACCGACTGCTGGGTGCCCGACTCCTCCTTCAGCTCGATGTCGAAGGAGGACGGGACGTATTCGTGACCGTTGAAGGTGATCGCCTCGGTGTTGCGGACGATATGCATCGTCTCGACAACGCTCATCGAGTCCGGGTCGATCACGTCGATGTCCAGGCAGATCAGCCAGGGCGTATCCGAGGAGACCCGGTTCTTCTCGATTACGCTTGCTACGGAGAGGGATTTAGTCATAGCAGGCAATTATACTCAGTCACCGATGACTTATCAATTGTGGCGAAACTTGTCGCCATTTGGCTCTACAAAGAGATGGCATTATTGCCATTTGAAAAGTAAAATGACAAACAACTATCAAAAACCAAACCATGAAAATCCTTGTAACGAGCCTGTTGGCATGTCTCATCCTCACGCTGTCTGGCTGTTCGAAAAACGCCTCCGACACACCTATCTCGGGCCATCTAGAGCCAGACAATACACAGATGCCGCAGTCTGCCGCTTTGGCTGGCCCCACTGCACCAATGGAGACCGCTGCAGAGGCGCCAGCGCCGGAAGTTCCTCAAGACGACACATGGTATATCGCTAGTGCAAAGGCCAACGCCTGCTTCAAGCTGTCGGAAACTTTTGACGACGTAGAGACGCCAGAGCAGCTGATTTTGTTTGCCTTCCGGGAAATGAAAGCCAGCCTCGTCCAGCAGAAAAAAGCTGACGATTTCGTCATGCTGAAGGATTCGAGCAATCCGGATTCAACGCTGGTACTGGCAAAGAGCAAGGTGAGCTGCGAAAAAATATTGAAGCTCGTTGGTAATTAACAAGAAGGGAAATTATGATCTTACCGGTTTCAGGATTTGGCCCGTACGACGAGGGCGTAGGCAGACAGTTCGTCTACATGGCAATGATGGAAGAGTCAACCCATCTCGTAAAGATAGGCCACTCGCTCAACCCGATGGATAGGGAAGAAAGCCTGTTCGGCGCCGGTGTTGTGGCTCCATATCACCTGCTCCATGCCTGGGAAGTTGATCAAATGAAATGGGTAGAGGAGCAGGTTATCCACCCTGCACTAGCGTCATTCCGCAATATCTATGGAAAAGAAATATTTGACATCTTCGCAGCGTACCCAAGCATGGTTGATCTCTCGCTTCCGGATGTTGTCAACGGTCTGAACATCGCTAACAGGCTGGCGGACGACATCACTGCTCTCCTGCAAAACAAAGGTATTGAAGCGCGGCGATGGTCCTTAGATGGCCTCGCTCAATACGATCGAGTCTTTCGTGCGCACAAAGATGCCCAGAGAGGCAGATAGCTTCACGCCTGTTCCAGCTGGAGCTGCACGTCCCACAGTTGCGTGTGGCCCATGCCCTTGTAGTTGTAGCTCGGGGTGGCCGCAAAGCGCACCTGATACACTTCTTGGGTCGGCGGGTCGGTCCAGTCGAAGATCAGGCTGCAGTCGACCACGTCGTAAAATTCCATCAGCCGCTTCTTGTCCGGCGCCAGCAACGCCGTGTAGCCGACCCGCCAGGTCTTGCGCGGCTTGCGGGTGTGCTTGGCGCGCGAGACGACGTAGCCGCCTTCCATCTTGGTCTTGAGCGACTTGTCTTCCTGCTCTACCGAGTAGAGCGAGGAGTCCATTTCCTTGTCCATCTTGGGGAAAACCGGGTTCGTCATTTCAGTGCATCTTTCATCGAGGAGCGAAAGGCGCCAGGCTGGGTTGCAGCCGAGAGCACCACGTCGAGTACATACTGCTTGCCGTCAAAGCGCATGCCGCCGGACTGCTGGGCGTTGACGGACTGGCTGGTCTGGTTGATCACGTTGACCGCGACCGACGGCGCCGCGGCGGCCTGGCCACCGCCCGACATCTTCATCGTGACCGGGATCGAGCGGCCGTCTGGCAGCGGGACGTAGGCTTCTGGGCCGGCCTCGCCGTAGATGGCCACCTGCGGGCTGTTTGCGATGCCGCCCTTGGCGTACTTGCGCAGCTCCAGCGGACCCATGTCGGTCATGATGCCGCCGTTGGCGAACAGCACGTTCGACACCGTGCCGGACGCCGCGCCCGACGATGCGCCGGCGCCGAAGATGCCGCCGATCCCGGCGCCCAGGCTGCTGCCGCTGGCTTGCGCGGCCGACTGCGCCATCAGCTGCAGCGCCGGGATCACCATCGTCAGGATCGTGCTGCTCATGCTGGTGGTCGCCGCGGTCGCTGCGTTCTCAGCCAGGGACTTCTTCACCGCGTCGGCAGCCGCAACGGCGTCGCTGCCACCACCGAACAGGTTCTTGTTCAGGTATGCGGTGCCGGTGTTGACCAGCTGCTTGAGCGGGTCGGCCAGGGTTTCCTTGATCTTCGCGTTGGCGATGTCGGTCAGGATGCCCTTGACGAAGTTGCCCACCTCCAGCTTGCCGGTGGTGAGGGTGTTCGTCAGCATCGAGGTGAAGCTGTCCATCGCGTTCACGCCGGCCTGGTCGACTGCCTTGTAGGTGTCCTTCCACTCGCGCGCCAGCTTGTCGGCCGACGATTCCAGCTGGCGGATTTCTTCCTCGTTGCGGACGCGGCGGCGCTCGTTGTACACCTTGTCCGTCTCGTCGCGCTCGCGCTGGTACAGCGCATCCAGGGCGGTGATCTTCTCCTGGCGCTTCTGCTCGGTCTCGATGCCTGGCCCCAGGTCGGCGTCGACCAGCGCGTCCCGGTTCATCTGGTACGTCTTGCGCAGGGTGTCCTGACGCATCGCGATCTGGGCTTCCTCGTTCTGGCGCTGGGCGTCGAGCTGGGCCTTCAGGCGCGCGCGCTCGGTCGGCAGCAGGCCGGCGTTGCCTTCGCGGTTCTTGTCCAGGTACGACATGGCGAACGAGTTCGTGTCCGAGCGGGCCTGGCCGAACAGGGCTTCGGACTTGGCCAAGTCCCACTTCTTGAAGCCGTCGACGCCGGCGCCCAGGCGTTCCTCGGTGCGGGCCAGCTCCTTCGACAGGGCCTTGAAGGCGTCAGTCTGCTTGGCCACGCCGCCCTTCTCCAGCAGATTCAGCGATGCGTTCGCCTCGAGCGAGGTGGCGGCCACGCGCTCATTTGCATACTGGATCGCCTTGACCTGCTCGCCGTACAGCATGGCGTTCTGGGTCGCCTCGATCAGGTTCTGCATCTTCGAACCGTTCCAGTCCGGGCGGTCTTTCGGATCGGCGCTGTGGTCCTTGCTGTAATCGCCAGCCTGCCACTTGCCGCGCACCAGGTCGATCGCCTGCTGACGCAGCGACTCCAGGGTCTCGCCGCCGGCCACCAGCGCGTCGAGCTTGGTCTTGGCCGCGTTCATGCGACCTTGTTCTTCGCCCAGCGCCTTGAGCAGCGGGTCGCGCTCAGGACGGGCACCCTTGCCCGCGCCGGCAGCGTTGGCCATACGCTTGGCGAAGTCCTCGTTGATCGGCTTTGCCTCGCCAATGGTTGGCGCGGTCGACTTCGACAGCGGCTTCTTCGGCTTCGGCTTGTTGTCCTCCGGCGTGATGAGCATCATGCGCTCGTATTCGGCCAGGGACTTGCGGCGCGCTTCGATGTCGGCCTGCTTTTTCGCGGTCTCCTCGTCGCTGTCGATGCGCAGGAAGTTCTTCGCCTTGTTCGCCCATTCCTCGGTCGAGAGCAGCAGCTTCTTGTAGCCGGTCTCGATCTTGGTGAACATGTTCTGGACGTGCTGGGCGATGGTGATGCCTCCCAGTTCGAACGTGGAGACCCAGCCGCCGATCATAGTGCCCACGTTCCAGGCGAGCATCAGCAGGGCCACGACCTTGAACGCCTTGCCCAGGCCCGAGAGAGCGGTGCCGATCAGGCCCGCGCTGGCGCCGGCTGCCGGAGCCAGGCCAATGAAGGTGCGGATCGCGCCCATGAGGCCGGACGAACCGAACAGGGACAGGAAGCCCTGCACCGACAGGATCACGCCGCCAAATGCGGCGATGATGGTGCTGATCGTGGTCGCCAGCGGGTTATTCTGGGTGAAGTTGCGGATCTCGATGACGAGCTTGCTGGCGTACTCGAGCACCGTCTTGAGCACCGGCAGCACCGAGTCGCCGACGATGGTCTTGAAGTTGGTCCACTGGGCCGACACTTCCTGCATCTTGCCGGCGAAGCTCTCCTGCAGGCGCAGCGCCGTCTCGTCGACGGTGTCAGCCTTGCTGATGGTATCGGCCTGGTGATGCAGACGCTCAGCCGCCGCCGGCGCGCCGACCGACACGACCGCTTGCGAAGCGGACTGGGTGATGCCCAGGCGTTGCAGGTACTGGACCACGGCCAGCATCTGGTTCGACACTTCGCTGTCGTCGCGCCCCTGGTAGAACTTATTCTTGTTCTGCTCCTTGCGCGTGTGGGCGACGATCTGCGGGATCATGTCCTGCATCGCCTTGACCGGGTCTTTCAGCCACTCGTCGGCATTCTTGAAGCTGCCGCGCTTGGCTTCCTTGAAGATGGCGCCGTCGTCCTTGGTCAGGTCCAGGCCTTTTTCGTCCAGGATGCCGGCGCCGGCGAATTCCTTGACCGCCTCGTTGCTCTTGCCCTTACCGGTGGCGTACGCCTGCATCATCTTGACGATGGTGCCCACGGTGGACACGCCACCGCCGTTGCCGCCGTCACCGCCCGCGACCTTGAATTGGTCAGCCAGGCCGACCATGTTGATCAGGCCCTTGTCCGACATAGTCGACGCGCCGGCGCCGATGCGGCGCAACACGGTTTCAACGTCGGCCAGCGTGACCTTGCCGGCGGTGCCGATCAGCGACTTGTTCAGCAGGTCGAACGTCTTGAGCATGGCTGCCGAGTCGTTGGTCTGCTGGCGCATCTCGGCAACGCCGTAAATGTTGCGCAAGGTGGACTGCATGTCGCCGTGGCCAAAGCCCAGCAGCTCCATGTTGTTGGCCGCCTTCATTGCCGTCGGCAACGTGTCGTCAATCACGTCGGCGTGGTTGTAGCCGAGCGACGAGATCGCCGACATTTGCGACTTCACCACGTCCGTCGTCGACAGGAAGCGCATGTCCTCGCTCATCTGCCGGGACTTGTTCAGCAGCAGCTGCTCCTCCGACTTCGGCAGGTTCAGCGACTGCAGCATGATGCGTGCGCGCTCGCTGTCGTCGGCGTTGTCGACCGAGCTGTTCAGACCCTGGCGGATCTTGGAGCCGGCGTACATCTGCGCCATGCCCTTCCACATGTCGGCAATGGCCTTTGCCTCGGCGCGGGCCGCGCGCGCTTCTTCAGCGGCGATACGGCGGCGCTCGGCGGCCGCTTCGCGGGCGGCAGCGGTGCGCTCAGCTTCCGCGCGGCGCGCGTCACGGACTTCCTGGTCGGCCAGCTGCTTCTTGTACTTGGCCATTTCTTCGGCCGAGCGCTTCTCTTGCGCTGCCGACGCGGCGTCGCGCTGCGCGGCCATGGCGCGGATACGGGTGATCTCGGCGTTGTTCGACTTGGCCACCGCTGCCGACACCGAGGCGAGCTGGCGCTTGGCCTGGGCGCTGGCCATGGTTGCGACGCGCTCGGCCTCGAGCGAGGCGATCAGGGAGTTGCGGGTAGCTTGCTCGGTGCGAGTGGCGTTGATGGACTGTTCGACGGCCGCAACCTGGGCCTTGATGGCTTCGGCGCTGGCGCGGTAGCGCGCGGCTTCCTCGTCCTTGCCGGCGGCAGCCAGGCCCGAGCCGGCCTTCTTGCTGCGGCGCAGCTTCTCTGCCTCCAGCTCCAGGGCGAGCGCCTTGGCGTTGGCATCGGACTCGACCTTGCGCATGTCCGCATGCATCTTGCCGCGCTGCTGCAGGAGCTGGCGGTTCGTGTCGATCTCGGCCTTGAGCATGCGCACCTTGGCGTCGATCGCGGCAGTCGCCTCGTCCTTGATCTGCTTGGTCGCCTGCTTGCTCTGGGTCGAGAGCTGGTTGAAGCTGCCCGCGACGGTGTTCGTCAGGGTCGCGACGGACGCGGCGAGCGACTTCTGCAGCGTGCCGAAACCGTCAGCGAAGCCCTTGACGGACCCACTGGCGTTGGCGAGCGCAGACTCGGTCTTGTTGACCTGGCTGGTAAGGCCGCCAAGGTTCTTCTCCAGGTTGCGCACGCCATCGCCGGCAACCTTCGTCTTGATCGAAAAGCCACTGTCGTCCAGGGACAGTGTGACCTTGATTTCCTTACCTACCATGCCTTACCTCGTTCGTTGTGATCCGATGCCCTCTCCAGCCATGCGTTTAAGGTCCGCAAAGCCGGCTTCGTCGCGCTTCGCCTTGCGTGGGTCGTTCTGGGTGCCGTCGAGCTTGACGATCTCCCCTGCCTCGATTACCAGCGCATCGCGGAATTTCTGCACACCATCAGGTGTCGCCTGGGCCATCTGGGCGACTGTTATGGCGCGCATGTCTTTCTTGGCTTCGATCCGGTCGATGTTCGATGACATCAGCCAGAACGTCTTGAGCGGCAAGCGCATCGCCTGCTCAAAGCCGGTGGAATAGAAGTGGCAGACCCGACAGAAGAAGAACCCGAAGTCGAGTTCTTCCACCTGCGGGTCGTCTACTTTCCCGCTGCGTCTTCGGCGGCCTGTTCGGCGCCTTCCACGTCGTCACCACGGATGAACTTGACGATCACTTCCAGGGTTTCGGGGGCGTATTGGGTCAGCTTTTCGCGCGCCAGGGTCGGCACTTGGCGCAGGATCATGTCGATGGTTACTTCCAGCTGATCTGCAGGGCTGCCGCCTTCGGCGATGATCTTCTCCACGGCGCGCGTGGTCTCGATGAAGCCCTCGACGGACAGCGGTTGGATCGGATGGTCGACGCCGTCAATGGTCAGTTGGCGTTCCGGTGCCTTGTTCAGCTTGTCCAGGTTCAGGATCTTCATGGTGTATTCCTCGCAGGTAAAAGTAGGCCCGCTTGAAGCAGCGGGCCTGGGGGTTGGGTTACGCCTATTCTAAGTCACTGGTGACTTAGCTGCAAGCCGGAGTTAATCCGGGTACGACGCTGGTGGGCGCTTGCCGACGTAGAACAGCTTGTTGGTGACCGGGTCCGGGTAGCCGGTGAAGTCCACGTTGAAGATGCGCTCGTTTTCCAGCTTGTACGCGAAGTCCAGCGCGCCGGCGGTCGCCGTCAGCGGGATCACGAAGTCTTCCGAGAAGTCGCCGTCTCCCAGGCTGACCGGGTGCAGGCGCAGCTCGCGTGCAATCGACAGCAGGTCGGTGCCGATGCCGGTGGTCACTTCCACGAACTTCTTGGAAGGGTCGGTCTCGTCGTCCATCAGGACCGAGCCAGGCATGATTCGCACCATGTTCTCCAGCGTGGTTTCCGCCAGCGGAACCTTCGCGGTCACGGTGCGGCCCATGATGTATTCGTTGATCGTGGTCTTGCCGAACTGGTCGACGTTGACTGGGTGGGTGTCGGTCTTCACCGACACGTCAACGCCGCCTTGGGTGTAGCCGAGGTCTTGTCCATTGAAGAAGACCTTGCAAACGCCCAGTTTGACGTTTTTGGTATCACTTGCCATTCAAAAACTCCTTTGCAAAGAGAGATAAGTCACTGATGACTGAGCGCGGACTATACCACAAAAGATGTGGCTTGGCCACTACTACAAGTCTCGCAGTATGTCCAGAAGAACTTTTTCGAGCTGTCCTTCGATCTGCTCGGCCGCGCGCTCGAGGAAGCCGCCGCCCACCTGCTCGCTTTGGCCCTGCTGCTTGGCCACAGAGTTCTCACCCAGTTGCCATGGGCCGTACGGAAACAGGTGCTCGTGGATCTCGTAGGCGTAGTCGCCGATCGTCTTGCTGGGGCGCTCGGGCACCGGCATTTCCATGTCGATGTAGACCTCGATCTCCTGGCGCGCGAACCGGCCGGCCTCGTCACGCATGGGACCTTGCTGCTCCGGGCGCACCTTGATGGCCTCCTCGAGGTTGCCCACGTCACGCGGGGCGAACTTCCTGGCCAGGTCGCGCGTGCGGTAGGCCTGGGCGTACAGCTCACGCAGCACGCGTCGCTTGGCGGTGGTGTCCAGGCGCAGCAGCATGTTGCTGACCCCGATGGCGCCGCTGACGCGCACGCCCATTACGCCTGCTCCACGTAGTTCGCGTCGAACTGGGCCGAGATTTCCAGCAGGTTGCCGGCCGAGAGCGGGAATACCACCGGCTGGGTCCGCGGGCGCACGTAGTTGAAGAACTGCTCCTCGACCTGCAGGTTGTCGACCGTCAGCGCCGTCGTCACCTTCTTCATGAGGGCCAGGCCCTTCTCGTACTCGGCCGCCGGTGTGCGCACGATCACGGTGAAGCCGGCCCGGTAGTAGCCGGGCAGCTCGTAATTGATCGGCGTGCCGTTGAGCGGACTGCGCACCAGCACCGCCTGGCGGGCCTCGGCTGGCAGCATGTTGACGAACAGGCTCTTGCCCTTGACGCCCAGCTTCAGCGTCTCCAGGCGGTTCACCAGGGGCATTACGTTCATACTTCACTCCACATGGTTGCGCTGACCTCGTAGTGGTCCAGGCGGCCGGCAACGTCGAAGCGCGGGTGGCGCGCGGCGATGCGCAGCTTCACGCCGGCGACCTCGATGATGTCGTCCTTGTTGGCGCGGGTCTTGTTGGTCAGCAGGATGATCGAGACCACTTCCTCCTCGACCGCATTGCCGCGCGAGGCGGAGCTGTCGGCGCGCACCGAGGTCTTCTCGTTGGAGATTTCCATCTTGACCACGGCGCAGCGCTCGTTGACGAAACGGCCGGGGATCGGCTGGCCGTACACGTCGTTCTGGCCGGACGAAATCTGGATCCGGCAGCGGAGATTCGGTTTAAACATGGGCCACCAGTCGAGCGTTGGAATTTGGGTGGAAGATCGTCTTGCGGACCTGGTCGATGTCGGCCAGGTTCACCTGCATGCCGTGGTTGCGGTGGGTTGGGTCCGGGTAGACGATCGTCGCCACCTGGGCGCCCTCCTCCTTCAGGCGCGCGATCTGCGCGTCCAGGTAGGCCTGGTAGGCAAAGTCACGCGCATAGCCGGCCACGAGGGCGTCAGCCTTCCAGGCACGGCCGGCGCGGTCCCGCACGGTCAGGCGCGGCGCCTCGAGCTTCTTCTGCAGGAGCGCACCGAAGGCGCCGGCCGGGCGGTTGAGCATGTCAGCCTGGCGCAGCCCGCCGCCCATCAGCTTGACGATCAGGTCATTCAGGTTCTTGATTGCGATCTGTCGCAGCTGGTCGAGCCAGGGCAGCTCACGCGCGTCCCGGACGACGCCACCGCCCAGCGGGGCGAGGTAGTCGTTGGTCAGCGCGATGGCGCGCCCCAGCAGCGCGCTGATCATGCCCAGCCCGGCCAGGCGGAAGCTGGCCACAGCGTCCATGCCGTTGCCTGCCACCGTCAGGTATTGAGCCGACAGGCGCGCAGTGAATGCCTCGTACTCGGCCCGGATCGTCTGGGTGTAGCGATCGTGTTCCATCAGGTGCGTCCGATCCGCTTGGCGAAGGTGACGAAGTAGGACAGGTACGCCAGCGCGCGGCGCGAGACCGGCAGCTGCAGGGGCTTGCTCTGGCGGAAGCTCTGGCGCGACTCGCCGATGTTGTCCATGACCAGACCCTCCTGGCGCTTCTTCTCGATGTCGCCACCGCCCAGGATGTAGTCGGCCTCGGCCACCTGTGCCTTGACCAGCGCATCGACGAAGCGCGTTGGCAGCGCCGCGAACTGGCTCGGGCGCAGCAGGTCCAGGTTCCCATTGAACAGGAACATGTTGCTGTTGCCGACGTAATCGGTGTCGTAGGCGCCCTCCGGGATGTAGTTCAGGCTGTCCTGGCCCCAGTTGACGTTGGAGTTGAGCGGCGCGAACGAGAGCTGGACGATGTGGGCGCGCGCGTCGATCAGGGCGGCGATCTTCTCGTCCTCGGACGCGGCGGCCCAGGCCGTCAGGTTCGGGATCGACAGGGCCGTGAATTCGGCCTTGGCGAAGCTGGTGAACGAGTTGGTGCCAACCACCAGCGGGTCAGCCACCTGGATCACGTACGGCGCGTGCAGGGTGATCTGGTTGGTGTTGCCGAGGGTGCAGCTCAGCTCGATGTTGCGCAGCGCGCGCGCCACACCAGGCTCGAGCTGGTTGTCTTCCGCAGGCACGGTGATGTCCGCGGTCTCGGCGCCGGCCACGAAGGCGTCCAGCGCGGTCAGGGCGACGAGTTCAGCGCCGTCCTGGTCGGTGATGCGATACGACACCGCCGTTACGTTCAGGGGGTTGCCGCTCTTATCCTGCAGCAGCACTTCCATCAGCACCGGGGAGCCTGCGGAAAACATGTCCATTAGACCCCCTGCTTACCCAGGATCGCGCGGATCATTTCCGAGATCGAGTTACCCTTCACGCCCAGCGGCTCGGCGATGGAGCGCAGGCCCTTGATGCCGCGTTCGTCAGCGATCGCCGACAGCTCGTCTTCGGTGTAGCGGTGCGCCGGCGCCGCGGTGCCGTCAGGCTGGTGGACGTGACCGGCCAGCTGCGATGCTTCCGCGCGCTGAGTGGCCAGCGCCTGGTCGGCATTGATCGCGGCAGGGATCGAATTGGTGGTTGCGTGGGCGTGGTCCAGAATCGACTGGGCAACGGAGGCGGCCGAGCCGTCTTCCCACTCGCACAGGAACTGGGCGGCCATGCGCACGGCGTCGCTCGGCTTCACGTTCGCGGTGGACAGGCCTTCTTCGAAAAATACCGTGCCCATCTGGCCGGTGAAGGTTTCATATCCGGGTTGGGTCAATCGCAGCTTCATGGTTTTCCTTTTGCAAGATGTAAAAAAGGCGGACCGAAGCCCGCCTTTCTATTCTAAGTCACCGGTGACTGAGTCACAAGGATTAGATGTTGGTAACGCCTTTCAGACCGGCGATCGAACGAGTCGATTTCAGTGCCAGACCGGTGTACCACTTCAGGCGGATGCGGGTAGCATCCTTGTTCTGAACGGTGCCGATGTTCTCGACCACGATACCGGCGTTGTCGCCGCCGTACAGACCGTGCAGGCCGTCCGATTCGTTCAGGCGCAGCGCGTACACCGAAGCGGTGTTCTCGTTGGTGCCCTGCTTCTCGGCGCCCGACAGGAACTCGTTCATGATGACCGGGATGCCGTTGTGGGTCAGCATCGGGCGACCGAAGTTTTCCAGCTGTTGCATGACGGCGTCGGTGCCGTAGGTGGCGCGCAGCAGAGCGCGGTACGCACGGATGGTGCCGCGACGCATCACGATCACGTCGGCGCCATTCGGGACAGCGTCGCACAGCTCGTCGAGCATGGTCAGGGTCAGCGGGTTGCCGTTGGCGCCTGCGGTCACGATCTGCGAACCGCCAGCGGTTGCAGCGTAGTCCTGGGCTTCAGCCAGCAGCTTCGGCAGGCCGTCGAAGGCCTTCGGGTTGACCGACGAGTCGCCGGTAGCCAGGGTCTGGTGGAACATGCGCGCGACGGCCTTGGCCTTCTTCGCGATCTGCACGGCCATCTGCGAGTTGGTGTCGCTCATGGTCGCCTGCAGGAACTTGTCGATGTCCACGTCACCAGCCAGGATGCGCAGCTTGGCCACGACTTCCTGGAAGCCAGCGGACGATTCGTTGATCGCGTCGTTCGGGTCGAGCCAGTCGGCACCGCCCAGGGTTTTTTCGCGGTTGTACACGTACGCCTTGCCATCCGTTTTCAGGAAAGGCAGGATGGCGAACAGGTCGTCGCGTTCGATGATTTCGTCGATGACGCCGGAGATCAGCTGGTTATTACTCAGCAGCTCGGCTTCTTGGCGCAGCAAAGGCATATCTTAGATCCTTGAAAAGAAAGAAAAAAGTTATCTCTGGCCTAAGTCTCTCTAGTCACCGGATGAGCCAGGACAATACCCCAAATTGGCTGCATTGTCAAGTCACCGGTGACTTACTTAGGAGTCGAGATTAAGCCACCTGGTTCACGTTGCCCAGCAGGTTCAAGCCCTGCAGGCCGGCCGCGATCTTGGAGGTGGTGTTCAGGTTTGCAGCCGGCGGGGTCACGACCTTGCCGGGTGCTGCCGAGGTGCTGCCGGCGCCCGGCTTGACCTTGGAGCGCAGCAGCGAGTCCTTGTCCGGATCGGCTTCGATGATCTTGCGCATCGCGTCTTCGAAGGCCACGCTGTTGCCCAGCTGGTCCACCAGCGGCGTACGGCCGGCGGCGCCGCGCGGCTTGTCGTAGCCGACGACCTTGCCGTCTTCCAGGTCGAAGTGCGCGCCGTACAGGGTGCGGGCCTTCGTCGGCGGAATGGTGGTCTCGTCCTTGATGAACGACGACTGGCTGAACTGGGTGCCGACCGACAGCTCGTCGACGACGCGGTCCTTGGCGGCCAGCTGTTCGGTCAGGGCCTTGACCTGGTCCTGCAGCGCGGTAGTGACCTTGGTGTGCTCCTCGGCCATGCGGGTCTTCAGGGTTTCGAAATCACCCTTGGCGGCCAGGGCCGCTTCTTCTGCCGTCTTGCGGTCGGCCAGCAGCTTCTTGATCTCGGCCGGGTCGACGCCGTCGAATTCAGCCAGGCGCGCTTTCGCGGTGGCAGCTTCGGTCTCGGCTGCCTTCAGGGCTTCCTTCTTCTGCATCACTTCCTTGAGCAGCTTCGCTTCCGCGTCGGTCGGCTTGCCGGCGTCGGCCGTGGCCTTCGCATCAGCAGCGGCTTTGGCGGCGGCAGCTTCTGCAGCTGCGGTCTTTTCCGCCTCGGTCGGTTCGGCCGCGCCACCTGCGCCGCCAGCGGACTTGCCGCCTTCATCGCCGGTTGCTTGATCGCGGTATGCCGCGCCAGGGAATTTCCAGAATTTCGGGTGCATTTCGTTGCCTTTCTGACCTATCTCTCGGTCAATGGTTTGTAGTGCGGCGCCTGTTCTCTTGGCGCCGCGGGGTTGGGTTTATTCGTTCGCCACGGATTCTTTGGCGACTTGACCGGAAGCGCTCTTTTGAAGCGCGGCCTGGTCGGGTGCGGTGGCCGAAGCCATCGCCTGGGCCTGCTCGATCGGATCGACCGGCCAGTCCTTCAAAGCGCTCAGCATCTTCGCCTTCAGGTCTTTGGCCAGCTGCGGGAACAGCTTGTCGATGACCATTTCCATCTGCTGCTGGCGCACTTCCTTCGGCGCGTCGATCAGCATCAGGCGAGCGGAGATGTCGAACTCGTCGTAGAGGCCGCGGGTGTCGAAGTTGTCCGGGTAGGACACGAGGTCCGTGCTCACCTTCGCTTCTTCGCCATTCCACAGCGCGACGAGGCGCACGATCTTGTTCTCGAGCACTTCCAGGCTGTCTGCCTTCGCTTGCAGCAGCGCGTTGACCCGTTCGAAGTCGTACGCCTTGGCCACACCCGAGCTGTTGTCGATGCCCTGGCTGTTGTCCTGCTTGGTGCGTTCGCCAGCCAGGCCGCAGGTGTGGTAAATCTCGTTGATGATCTTGTTGATGACCGCCAGGATCATCTGGGCCTGCTTCGGGTCCGGCGACAGGTAGAACGGCTGCGCGCCGCCCTCGCCGTCGTACAGGAACGTGCGCTTGGTGCCCATTTCCATCAGGGTGTTGTAGTTGTCCGAGCCAGGCAGCACGTTCTGCGCCGGCATGGCCAGCTGCGAGTACGTCTGGTCCTGGATGATCGCGTCCAGGTTCGACAGATAGTTCGCGGTCGCGCGGTCCAGGTAGGCGATGTCGTCGATCAGTGCCGGCGCGGTGAACTCCTCGTCGGAAATGATGTGGTCGTGCAGGATGACCGGGACGGCGCCGAGGTCGTGCTGGCCGTTGCCGATTTCGACGATGCGCGTCTTGTGGGTGCGGCCGATCTGGCGTTCTTCAAACAGACGCCATTCGGTCTTGCTCCACAGGCGGAAGCGCGGGATCAACGCGCCCGAGGAAGCCATCGGGTCGGCAGCGTCGCGGGCCACTTCCTGGATCAGGATCCAGCTCAGCTCGCCGTCGTCATCGAAGGCGTAGTCCAGCAGCTGGGTCGGGCCGACGACGTACGCATAGGTGCGCACGCCAACCTTCTTCTCGTCTTCCTTGGAAATGACGGCGTCGGTCTTGGCGTTGTTGTCGACGACGATCCCGATGCGACCCAGCACAGACGCGCGCTTGCCCGCCTTGCGCACGAAGTCTTTGATCCCCAGACCGTTCTTCGTGGCGCGCGCCCAGAACGCTTTGACGCTTTCCGGGGCATCTGCATCGTTGCGGGTGATGTGCTGCTTGAACAGGTACTTGTTCAGCAGGTCCACCACCTCGCGGGTGTGGTTGAAGCGGTAGCAGCGCGCCAGGCGATCGCGGTATTCGTTCTCACCTTCCTTGATGTAGCGGAAGATGTTCCCGTTTTGGAACCACTCGCGGCCGCCTTCGTACGTCGCGTCCAGGAATTCCCAGTGCGGCTTGCTCTCTGCGTATTCCGGGTGCCGGCGGGTGATCAGCGCGCGCAGACGCTTCTGGTCATCCGTCAGGATAGCCAGCGGGGTCGAGGCGCTGGCCTCGACAGGGTCGATGGTGCCGATCACGCCAGGTTTGGCGGTTTCAAGTCGAGTAGTCATGGCGATGGATAGTAATTCACTGGTGACTTATGTGTCAAGCTCATCGAGACATGCCACCGATCTCCACCTTGCGCACCGGGAATTCCAGCTCGATCGCGTAACCACCCGCGTCGGCGCTGTGCTCGGTGCCGCCGGACTTGTCCACGTCGCGGCTGCCAGGTTTGTAGATCGTCTGTTCCAGTGCGTTGATAAAATGCTTGCACTTGTCGTCCACGCGCAAGCGGATCGTGCCGTCGGCCGCCTTGAGCAGGCGGTTCACGGCGTTGACGCGGTCTGCCACGGCCGGGTGCTTCTTGCGGTACTTGATCCGCTTGAAGCCCTTCTCGCGCAGGATGTCGAGGTCGGTCTCGCCGCGCGCGTGCTGGCGCTGGCCGCCGGCCGGATCGGGGTAGACGACGATCTGGACCAGGTTGCGCCAGTAGCGCTTTTCCAGCTCCTCGCAAATCTCCTCCGTGTTCGACGAGAACAGGACGATCTCGTCGACCGCCCACAGCTCGCCGTTCTTTTGCGGCTGGAAGATCACGGTGGACATCGGGTCGATGTTGAAGTCCATACCCACCCAGATCGGCAGCTTCGGATTGAACGGGTAGCTGCCGGTATGCTCCATCCGGTCGAACGGGTAGTAGACGCGGCCGGACATGGTTTCGAAGCTGGCTTCGAATTCCTGCTTGAACGATTTCTCGTCCATGTCGTTGCGCGCGGCCTCGATCTCGGACTTCGGGATGAATGGCGACGTGATGGTCGGGAACTGCCAGGACGCCCAGGTGTTGGGACGCTCGCGGCCCTTGTCGTCGAGGTACACGTCGCCACGCTGGCCGTACTGGTACAGCGTGTAGAGGTAGTTGTATGCCTTCGGGGTGCCGATGAAGATGGCGTGCCCCTGACGGTCGGCCAGGGTCGGGCGCAGGACTTTGGTCCAGGTCTCAGCGTCGATGTCCTGGAATTCGTCCAGCACGAGGAAATCGACGCCCACGCCGCGCAGCGAGTCGCCCTTGTCGGCGCCCTTCAGCTCGATGATGGTGCCGTTGACGAGCGTGATTTCCAGGCGCGTCTCGTTGACCTTGCGGATCCAGCGCTTCGGGATCGCCTCGAGCAGGTCGTTCCACATAATCTGCTTGGCCATCTTGTACGTCGGGGCGACGTACCAGATTTTGGACTTGCGCTTGCGCGCGCGCGTGATGATCAGGACGCGCGAGAGCGCCGTCTTGCCCCAGCGACGGCCGGCGACCACGACGCGGAATCGCTTCTGCGAGCGGTACACCAGCATCTGCTTCGGGTGCAGCTTGAGGGACGCCTTCTTCGAAGCCATCAAGATTCCTCGACAACCGCGTTTTCGTCGTCGCCATCGCCATCGTCGAGGTCTTCCTCGTCAGGCTGCACAACGTTCTGGTTGGCGCCGGCAGGCAGCGCGTCCAGGTCCGCTTCATCGCGCTTGCGCATCTCCTCGATCTGCTCAGCGGTCAGCTCGGAAATGACCAGCTCCGGCATCTCGTCAGGGTCGATCGCGTCCGGACGGTCCAGGCCCAGGATGGCGTAGCGCTCGGTGCGGGCCTTGGCCAGCACGTCCATCGCCTTATCCAGCGCCTTGAGGTTGTTCATGGCGACAGCGACGGGCTGGCCGTCCTTCTTCGCCTGCAGGATCTCCGAATAGGCCAGCTTCGACAGGTTGGCCGACATCGTGTAGTGCTGCTCTTTGGTCTCCTTGATCCGGGCGGCGATGATCGTTGCCTCGTCGATCGCGGCGACAGCCAGCTTCTCGTCGACCTTGGCCTTGATCGCCGCGGCTTTGGCGCCCTTGACGATGCCCTTCTTCTTGAAGTGCCGTTCGAACGAGGACTGGGCCAGGCCGAACTTGCTCATCAAATCTTCGTACGTGACCGTGCCGCTCTCCCAGAGGGCTTCGGCTTCGGCCCACTGCTTCACAGTGAGGCGGTTTTTCGTGGTCTTCGCGGCTGCTGTCACTACTGTAATTCCTTCAGGCAAAAAAAACGGGCGCAGGGAGAGGCGCCCGTGGAGGAACAATACCGGGCAGACTTTAATCCTTTTGCCGTTCCGTGTCAAGTCACCGGTGACTTATCTATCCGGCGTGAACTTATGCATTCCGAGGACTTATGCATGCCACCGTTTTCGCTAAAGTAATTCATTAAATACTTATGTTCTTCTAAGTATGAAATACTTTATAGAAAAGGGGGTCATGCATAAGTTTCCCAAAAGAAAGCATAAGTCCACTTTTTCACCCTCCTCCCCATGGAAACCACTTATGAGTCATAAGTTTCCAGGAGAAAGATGATCGCGGGAGTGATAAGTTGCTACTCCATCAATTCCACGATTTCGTCCATCTCGTCCTCCTCGGGAGTGACGGACACGCGCGCGCCGGGACCGGATCCACCGGCGTAGCCGCGGCCCAGCTCGGTTACGGTGATCGGCCGGCGCTGGCGCCCGCGCCGCTTCTCCGTCGGCAGCTTCTCGACCAGGCCGTGAGCCACCAGGGCGCGGATCGAGAACTGCAGGCTCGCCTTGGTGGTCTCGTAGCGGACCCGGTCCAGGATCTCGTCCAGGTCGCATGGCTGGGCCGGGCCGTTGCCGGCGCCGATCACGCGCAGCAGTTCAATCTGTTTCGTCGTCAGGTTCATCTTCGTCTTCCGGGGTGTCGGTCAATTTGGGGGCTGGGATGGTGCCCATTTGCTCGCGTGCGCGCGCCAAGTCGAGCGGTTCGGTCAGGCTCTGGTTGTCGAACGCGAACAGCGGCAGGCGCGCGGGCAGCTCGATGCCATGGTCGGGGTTTTCGAAGATGCCATAGAGCGGGCTGGCCAGGACCAGCTGCTGCAGGCTCTTGAGCAAGTAGCCCACTTCCATGCCATCGACCCGACTGGTGCCGTTGGCGCGGTTATCGCCCGACTTTTCCATGGATGAGCAGGTGTAGTAGAACTTGCGCATCTCGGCGATGCATTTCTTCTGCACCGCCGGCGACATGGCGTCGATCTCTTCCTTGATGCCCACGTAGTCCATCGGGACGGACACGAACCAGCGCTGGAAGAAGGCCAGGCCCTTCGCGTAGTTGGCCGAGCGCTTCGGTTTCGTAAAGCGCATGCCGGCTTTGGCCGCGAACGGATTGAATTTGCTCATCGACGACTGGAACTCGACGAACCGGCAGCCGGTCATGCGCATCATCAGGTTCTGCATGCGGTAGGCGATGCCGGCGCCGCGGTACATCGTGTCGAGCACCAGGCGGCTGTTCGTGCAGGCCTGGGCGTTGAGCCACATGGCGCGCGTGCGGTTGACCAGGCGCGTGTCCCGGCCATTCACGTTCGGGCGCATGTACTTCATCGCCTCGTTGCGGCCAGAGAGCAGCATCTTCGGCACCGTCATGACGCCCACGCCGATCACCTGGCCGTCGAGCATGCAACGCCAGTAGCGCGGGCCGATACCGGTCTTGTCGGCCTTGTAGTGCAGCTCGTGCAGCACTTCCCAGTCCTCCTTGGTGCCGCGCTCGATGTAGATGCGGTCCAGGAGCGACAGACGGTGGCCGGCCGGGCGCGCGCGGCGCTCGACCAGGATGTCCTCGTTGTCCAGGATGATCATGCCGGCCACTTCCAGATCAACAGCGCGCCGGCACCAACCATGGCCAGGGTGAAGCATTCGAACGCGGTCATGCCCAGACACCTGCGGTAGCCAGGAAGGTGCGCAGCGCGGTCTCGGTCTTGCCGCCGGCGGACGGGCTGCCGACCGCTTTGCCGTCCTTGTAGACGATCAGGGTCGGCACGGCGCGCACGCTCTCGCTGGCGGCCAGCTGGCGCTCGGTGCCGGCGTCGACGCCGACCAGGGTGAAGCCGATGTCGGTGGCCAGGCGCTCGACCAACGGCTTCATCGACTTGCAGGGGCCGCACCAGCTGGCGTGGAACATGACCACGACAGGCTCGGCGTAGGAGGCCTTGAGCACGTCGTCGAAGAAGGCGGTGTTGTGGGTGTTATGCATGATTCAGCTCTTGAAGGCGGCGATGCGTTCGCCAAGGGTTTCGGAATAGAGGCCCATCGCGCTGGCTTGCGCGCGCAGGCGGGTTTGCTCGACCGGATCCAGGCCGGCGAAGATCGGGTTGCTGAAGAAGGCCAGCAGCTTGCCCAGGCGCTCGTCCAGCTCATGCTTTTCGTCGTACACACGCTGCTCGTGCGCTGGCCGCGCAGTGCGCTCGACCAGGATCTTTTCCCGGTAGCGTTTTTCGATGTAGAGGCTCGGCGCCAGGTCGGCGACCATGTCCGTGTGGGTGGTGGCCACGAGCAGCGTTGCGCCGACCTGGCGCGCGGTCTTCTGCAGCGTGTAGGCGATGATCTTGGCCGCGGTGCGATCCAGGACGGCCAGGAACTCGTCGGCGACCCAGACCTTGGCGCCGGACTCGATCAGCTTGGCCAGGCGGAAGCGGTAGCGCTGGCCGTCGCTCAGCTCGGCGGGCTTGCGCAGGTAGAGGTAGGCGTCGTTGATGCCGGCCAGCGACAGGTAAGCCAGGCCCTGCTCCTGCGTGGCGCCGATCTGGTCGGTCAGCGGCTTGTCTTCCAGCACGACCTTGTCGATGTCGGCGACGACCAGACCTTCGTCGGCCATCTGGCGCTGCAGCTCGCGCAGCACGGTGCTCTTGCCGGCGCCGGACTGGCCGGTGACGTAGACCACGTCGCCCTGCTCGATGTCCAGCTTCAGGTTGTCGAACACGACGAATTCCTTGTCGTCCAGGCCCAGGCCGAATGCTTCGGCCAGCGCGAGCACGCGCGGGGTGCGCTCGACGGATGTCTCATAGCGCTTGTCGATGGTGTAGGTGGTCATTTCTTGCGATCCTCGTAGTCGTTGTCGTCGTGGTCGTCCGGGTCGTGGCAGACCTGGCCCTGCATCCAGGCGAGCGTGCAGGGGCAGTAAGGGGTGCCGTAGGCCGGGCCGGTGCAGACGCAGCCCATGCCGCGCACGATCGCCGTACGGGTCATGCCCAGCACAATCGAGCCGCGTTTCAGGGTGGTCTCGGTCATTTCGCCCAGGCCTTCAGGCAGCCGGCCGGGGTCAGCGCGTTCACTTCGCGCGCCGAGCGCTGACGCGAAGCGTTGGCCATCAAGCGAACGGCGCACCAGTACACCAGGCGCCGCGGCAGACGATCGGCAATCCAGCAGCAAATATCGTCTCTCATTACGTCACCGGTGACTTATTCATGGTGCGGACGAATTCCATGAATGCGTCGGCGCCGGCCATGCCCGAGTCTTCCTCGAGCTGGGCCATGAAGATCGCGATCTCGCGCTCGTCGGCGCCGCGGATCGTCTTGAAGCCCAGCGCCTTGCCGATCGCAACCGGCTTGTCGGCCGCAGCGGCGATCGTCGCGGTGGTCTCGGCAGCCTGGTGCTCGAGTTCGACATCCATGTTGGTGACGAAGGCGTCCGGGTTCAGCTCGCCCAGGTCGGCGGTGACGAAGTCCAGCTCTTTCGCGTCGAACATGCCGGTCAGGTCGAAGTCCAGGTCGGCCAGCTCTTTCGCCAGGATGTCGGCGTCGATGTCGGAGATGGCCACGCGGTTGTCGGCCAGGCGGAAGGCGCGCTTCTCGTCCTCGGTCATGTCGGTCATCTGCAGGACCGGCACCTTGGCCAGGCCGAGCTTCATGGCAGCCAGGCGCCGACCGTGGCCGGCCAGGATCTCATCGTTCTCGTCGACGACGATTGGATTGCCACGCCAGCCGAACTTCTCGATCGAGGCAGCAATCTTGGCGACCTGCGTCTCGTTGTGGATCTTGGCGTTCTGGCCGTAGGGCTTGATGCGGGTGGTGTCCCACAGCTGGATGTTGGATTTGATTTCTTGGGTCATGGGTAGGCCAGGGAAATAAGGAAGCAGAACAGCCACATCAGGGCCAGGATCGGCGTGAGCACGAACAGCACCGCCGTCATGACGAAGGCGCGGCATGGCTTGCTGCAGTCGCGCTGCATCACCGCGAGCAGGAACGCCGCGCCGATGGTGCAAAGCAGGGGAAAGAGCCACCAGTCGATCATTTATTCGTCCTCTCGGTGGTTCGGATTGGACATGAAGCGCAGCTCGTGGACCGACAGCTCCTCGACCAGATCAATGGCTTCGAACAGGTCGCCGTCGTGGCAGCGCCGGCACTCGTAGGGGATGTCGGCGTTCACGCAGCTGTCGCAGAACTCGTAGCGTTCGGACGCCATGTCAGTACCCCGCACGCTTGATGATGTGGACCAGGGCATTGCCGGCGTTGGACAGCATGTCCTCGTCGGTGAAGCCCTGCTCCTTCTGGACCTTCGCGATGGCGTCGGCGATTGTCGAGTCGTCGCCCAACGGCACCTTGAAGCGCATGACGGCGTGCGTCTGGGCCGCCTTCGGCGCCGGGGCACTTGGGGCTGACCCGTCGTCGTCCGGGAGTTCAAGATCATCGAGCGATATATTGCTAGAAGCGAAGATCGAGCTGAAGTCAGCGTCGGTGAACGGCATGAAGGCCGCCAGTTCATCGGCGCCGCCGAGGGAGTCCAGCAACTCGGCCAGGCCCAGCGTGTCGTCTTCGCCATAGCGACCGTTGTCGACGATGCCGATCTCCTTGGCCTTCTTGTCGTCGATGTGGCCCAGGTTCATCACCGGGACCGAAGACATGCCCAAGCGGATCGCGGAATCGCGACGGTGGGCGCCGCCCAGAATTTGCAGCGTTTTATCCGGGAGGATGCGCACGATGATCGGTTTGAACATGCCCAATCGCTTGATCGAGGCGTCGATCTTTGCCTCGTTGTCTGGCGAGACCACGTTCGTGTTCCACGGATTCGGCTTCAAGGACCGCGGGTCCGCTTCCTGCATGAGTATTTGGTGCATACCTAAGATTGATTGCATGTAAGTCAGTCGTGACTTATACTTTATTCCTAATCTAGTAACTTGGCAAGCCTAATGAGCCTCACAATCACCATCGCAAGTAACGCCACCGTCGCCAAACTGCATGAGCCGAGCCGCGAGGTTAAGCTGGCGGTCCAGGACATCCTGTCGTACGCCGTCGGCGGCGCCGAACACAGCATCGCCTTCAAGCGCGGCAACTGGGACGGCCGCTCGTCCTTCCTCGATTTCAAGCTGGGCACCTTCCCCGCCGGCTTCGTCCATTACGTCTCAGCGAAGCTGCGTCAGCAGGGCTACCAGATTCGCCACGCGCGTAAGGCCCTGCCCGAGCCGCAAGGCCCCGAGCTGCCCGAGATCGACTCGTTCGGCTACGACCCGCGCTACGACTACCAGCCGGAGGTGGTCAAGCGTCTGCGCAAGCACGGCCAGATCATCGCCCAGGTGGCCACCGGCGGCGGCAAGAGCCGGATCGCGCGCATGGCCTTCGCCTCGATCAACCTGCCGACCCTGTTCCTGACCACGCGCGGCATCCTGATGTACCAGATGAAAGACGCCTTCGAAGAAATGGGCACGGCGGTCTCGGTTCTGGGCGACGGCCAGTTCGGGCACACCACGGCCGACGGCCGCCAGGCGGTCAAGAAGATGTGCGTCGGGATGGTCCAGACCCTGATCGCGCGCCTCGAGGAAAAGACCGTCGACGGCGAGCTGGAAAAGATGATGGATGCGCGGGTGAAGAAGGAACTGAAGGAATACAAGGCCTACGAGACCCAGTTGCTGGCGCTGGGCGGCACGCTGGCCGCGCGCAAGGAGAAGCTGAAGGTGTTCGAAGCGCGTCAGACCGCCGAGCGCAAGAAGCTGGCCGAGAGCATGCGCGCCGACGCCGCGGTGAAGGTATCGACCCACATGCGCGAGCGCGCGCGCACGATCGCCTTGCTCGAGCGCTTCGGCCTGGTCATCCTCGAGGAAGCGCATGAGGCGTCAGGCAACAGCTACTACGAGATCCTGCGCCACTGCAAAAACGCCCATTACCGCCTGGCGCTGACGGCCACCCCGTTCATGAAGGGCGACGAAGAATCGAACATGCGCCTGATGGCGTGCTCCGGCCCGATCGCCATCAAGATCACCGAGCAGATGCTGATCGACCGCGGCATCCTGGCCCAGCCGCACTTCAAGTTCATCCCGCTCCGGCAGAAGCCCGCCAAGCTGGCGCGCGGCACCGGCTGGCAGTCGGCATACCGTCTGGGCATCGTGGACAATGAGCACCGCAACGAGATCATCGTGACCGAGTGCCGGCGCATGGCTGACCACGGTCTCACGTCAATGGTGCTGATCCAGCAGACCCGTCACGGAGAGGTATTGGAGGCGGCCATGCGTGAGGTTGGGCTGCGCGTCGAGTTCATCCGGGGCGAAGACGACCAGGAGGGACGCAAGCGCGCATTGAAGAAGCTGTCCGCCGGCATGATCGACGTGCTTATCGGGACCACCATCCTTGATGTGGGTGTGGACGTGCCGGCCGTGGGCCATGTTTTCCTCGCCGGTGGTGGCAAGGCAGAGGTGGCGCTACGTCAGCGCATCGGTCGCGGGCTGCGCGCCAAGAAGGTCGGCCCGAACGTCTGCTACGTCACGGACTTTGCCGACGCCTTCAACGACTACCTGGTTGGCCACGCCAAACAACGCCAGGAAATCATCAAAGGCACGCCAGGCTTCGAACGGTTCATCTACGAGAACGGTTGCGACTTCGACCTGGCGTCGATGGGCTTTCCCCAGAAGGTGAAGCTGGCCGCCTGACGACGGCCACCTGGCGTCTACGCGCGGGACTGCCACGCCTGGGAATTTTGGGGGTTGGCTTGGAAGAACGCACATTCGTTGTCCAGCACGTCTAGCTCCCACACGCAGAGCATTTCGCGCTCCTGCTTCTCGTACAGCCTGGCGATGGTGTCGACTACTACCTGAGCGAGGATCGCGTCATTGGCCGGAGTGAGCGATGTGTTGAACGCGAAGAACTCGGACTCACAATCATTCGAGTCCGTTGCGGAAGTGAGGAGGATTTTGTATTCGGATTTCATTGTTGTTCCTTTAAATTGACGATTAGCATTCCCAAAATCGGGAAACAGACGCTTATCCTCGCCTTATCGAGTGTGAAAACTCACATTCGACTCCATAAGGCGAGCAGCAAACGCATAAGCACAAACTTTTAGACAAACCGGGATCTATCCGACACTAAAGCGGAATCAATTCGGTAAAAGACTGGGTCAATTAAGACCCGAATCTTCTTTGTCTAAGGTGTAGACCTATGCAGGCTGGAAACATTTGGAACAACAATCCGTAAAAGAGTCGCAAAGGAAACATTCCAATGCGGACTGAAATCGTAGACGAAAATGTTCAACCTTGCAACAACTATTTGCTGGCGCACAATCTGAGGCGTCAAAAGCACTGTATATCCGTACAGTATAGAGGAACTATACATTTTTGGCGAATGCTACTTGCATCACGGCTACACGCGTGATATTCTTCACTCATTGCTGACTTACTTAAGACGCCATGAAGCATACTTTGATCATCAACACCCTGATCGTCCTTGCTGTGTGTTTCGTGATTTTCAGCGAGCACAACCCGCTGGCTCTGCTGGCTCTAACCTTCCTGCTGCCGTTTCCAATGAACGCGCAGCCTGGCTTCTTCTCCCAGAGGGATGACGAAGACGAATCAAGGCCGATCGGCTTCACAGCCGACGTTGTGGCCTGACCCTGACATTGATGTGTCTCCTCAAGCGCTCTTATGAGCGCTTTTTTTTTGCGTGAGATAAAATCATCGCGCGATATAATCACTCATCAGTGATTTGATTATGGAGAGCATCATGACCACCAAGACCACCCGCTACACCATCGACCTCGACCCGGTCGCGCGCGACCGCCTGCACCGCCTGGCCAAGGCCTACCAGCTGACGCAAGGCGAGGTGATTGAGGTGCTGGTGGAGGACATCGACATGCCAGAGCCGGATACCTTGTTCGACCGCCTGCTCAAGAGCAAGCGTCAGGAGAAGCTGGCTCAGCGCGCAGCCGCCCGCGAGACCCTGGCCAAGCTCAAGAACCTGCCTCCGGACGAGCTGGCCGCCATCCTTGAGCGCGCGGGCGCGCAATGAGGCGCATGTTCATGAAGGCCGGTGCCCTGCCGATCAACGACAGGATCCACCACGTCGAGTTCGAATTCCCCGACGACAGCGACAGCTGCACGCTCCGGCGCGCGATGTCCCTGGACGGCCAGGTGCGCAGCGTCTGCCCTTGGAACTTCAGGGATGCGCTCAGCCTGGTCGGCTCCGGCAACTGGTGCGAAGTCGCGCGGCGCGAAGATGGCACCTGGTACGCGCCGGCGCCAGACGAGCTGGAGGCGATTGCCAAGAAGCGCACCACCGATCCGGACGCGCCGGCGACCGTCGTGGAGCTGGTCTGGTGAGCACCTACACGCAGTACCGGCAGCTGCGCATCCTGTGCGGCTTTGACGACGACCACGGCGCCCTGGCGGAAAGTGTCTGGGACGGCTGCGAGCCGGACGCCCAGGAGAACATGCTGGGCCAACTGCGCGCCGTCGCCGCGCAGCGCGCGCAGGCCCTGGCCAAGTTCGGCGGGGATCACTGGTGAGACGTTGCTTCAAAAGATAACTAGTATTGCCACATAGAAACCTTTGGAGTAAAGTTCGAATAGTGCCGCGTTAGGACACTCACGTCCTTCCGTTATCCAATAATTTCATTTTAACTAACATGAAAAATCTTTTACAAGCCGTAGTTCTCGCGGGATCGTTGTTTTGCGCGGCAGCCCATTCTCAGGATCGTGTTTTGGCATGCGAAGTAAAGACCGTAAGCGGAAGGGGCGCCACCAAACCGGTTGCTGATTTAAAGGTTGGGGATGTGATGAACATCCCGAACAACGCCTTGGTAGCGGAGGGTTCAACCTACGTGGTACGCGATTTGTTTGGAACGGAAAGTATGGGTGAATCATCCTCAATGACTATCAATCGGGAGACAGGCCAGTTCGAGTTTTCTGCTTCTTATGGAAGTTTTTCAAGCCTTCACAGCTCCGCAAAACAGGCAACAGGGGTTTGTAAAGCCAAAAAAATGAATCTTTGACCTCCGATCTTCGACCGCAGTCGTTCGAACCGGTCGTCAGCGCCGGCCACGCCCACGGAGCTGGCCTGGTGATTTAGGCGCAAATAATCGTTTTCTGACCGAGGGCGAAATACGTCTTCTTCCCTGCTGTTTCAAATTTCAGCGATTCGCCAATGGAGAGAATTCTGTCAATGCCCTCCAGGTGGATTTCCTTATCCTGCGTTTCGAACTTGGAGCATTCGCCTACGAAGAACCGAAATTCCTTCTGATAGGCGAATTCCGAATCCTTCACGGTAAGAGAGCGTTGCATAGGATCATCCGAATATTGAACCGGGCCGCCGCGAACCGATAAGCCAGTGGCTTGTTCAAGCATGGCGACGTAAGTCGCGATGTGCTTTACAGGCATTATGAGGAAGTAAGGCCCGAATTCGTTCACCAAGCGCTGTAGCGACTCTTCATAATAATTATCGGTTCCGATAATGGACCACGATTGCATCCAAGCGTCTTTCTGCTCGTCTATCGGATACATTAGAAGAGTTTCCACGTCTGTCATATCCATTGGGGCGCCATCTCTTGATATAGTTGGCATTTCATGACCCTGTTTCTTATTCCAGTACCCGACACAAGATTCGTGTCTATCGCCTCTGCCTGGATCTTCCTTGTTTCTGAAATAATGAGGGGTTCGCAGCAGCATGTCGCCATTTCTCGATGCCGTGTACCATTTTTCTTCAGAGATCAACCTGATAAGAGCTGACGCCCTTTGGGTATTTTTGCCGTTCTGATCCATGGAGACCCTTTGATCCAGTTAAATGACGTTAAGTGACGCTGGTCCGACAAGTATATGAGCTACGGCGGCTTCTGTTATGTATGGCACGTTGAAAAATGGCCGTGTCCGGCAAAATAAGTGTGATCTGCACTATGATAATCACGTAACACTTACTTTAGAGGAAGCGAAATGGACTTATCGGGACTGAACCTTGGCCAGCTGCGTGAGTTGCTGGATCAGGTGTCGAAGGAAGCGGAGAAGCGGGAGAAGCATGAGCGTCAGGCTGCGATCGACCAGATATACAGCCTCGCCCACCAGTTCGGCATACCGCTGCATACGCTGTTGGCGATGGACGAGAAACGCAAGTCTCGCAAGGCGACGACGCCGGGGAATGTTTACCAAGATCCTGCCAACGCGGAGAACACCTGGGGCGGTCGCGGGAAGCGGCCGGCTTGGCTACAGCAGGCACTCGCCGCCGGCGGCAGCCTCGAGCAGTTCCGCGTACCCATGCGCCCGTAGCGGAAACGTCAACGCGCCTGCTGGCCGACGACGACAGCGGGCATCGGATGCGGTACACTGAATCATCACTTCAAGTAAGGGAGGGCGACATGGGTGCCGCCAAACAGAGAAATCCAGACGTGGAGCAGGCTGATAAGTCGTCGGTCGTTACCCTGCAGGATTCGCCACGCCGGCGCCGTCTGGCTGCGCTGCAGGCCGCGCAGGGACTGTGGAAGAACCGCAGCGACATTCCGCGGGATGGCGTCGAATTTCAGCAGCAACTGAGGGCCGAATGGCGCTGATCCTCTTCGACACAAATATCTTCATCGACATGCTCAATGGCGCCGAACAGGCGACCATTGAGCTGGCTCAGTACGACAACCCGGCCATCAGCATCATCACATACATGGAGCTGCGCTCCGGTGAGCGCCCTGAAGAAAAGCCAATTCTGGACGCGGTGCTAGCCGAGTTTGAGGTGATTCAGATCGACCAGGCGATTACCGACGAGGCAATCGCTCTGCGCAAGCTCAGCTTGACGGTGCCACCGAAGATCAAACTGCCCGACGCCATCATTGCTGCGACCGCCAAGGTCCGCGACCTTCCGCTGGTGACGCGGAACGAGCGGGACTTCCTCATGCGCGGCATTACGGTCCACGTACCCTATTCGCTAAGTTTCGGCGTCGTCACGAATGTGCAGGCCCCATTTCGACGTGTCGTCGGAAGACCAACGCTGACCCGTATGAGGTAAGGGGCCAGCGCTCGGTTCATCAGTAAGGTCCGCGGTAGGTTCCACGAAGAATGTCGTGCTGTTCGATGATCTTGTCGTCTGCGCGATTTTCTTCCCGTTCTTCCTCCAGCTGACGACTCCGCTCGCCATCCCACCTCGCCTGCAGCTGCTGCCGCGCCCTGTTCATGGCCTCTCCCTGCTCCCACAGGCGCGGGTACAGGCTATCGGCCAGCTCCTTGCCCACCTGACGTAGCTCCTCGGTCTCGCCATCGCGCGAGTAGTCTTCGCACATTTTGATGCATAGGGCGGTGAGATTGCCGTCGAGATTGCCGACGCACTCGCTGAAGGCGAAGCCGCACTCGCTGTTGTAGAGCGACAAAACCATCTTGGCCAGACTGCCGGCGCCGCCGGTGCCGGGGTTCTTCTTGATCCAGCCCAGCGCTTCCTTGTAGTGTCCGCTCACGACAATCTCCTTGTGAAAGTATTAACTAGAGCATATCACGACTGCTTTGGCCTGAACCGGGCCTCGAGCAGCTTGATGATCTCCTCGTTCATCTTCCGACCCTCCATGGCGCAAGTCGACTTGACCGCGGCGTGCAGGCTCGCCGGGATGTCGAACGTCAAGCGCTTGGTCGGCTCAGCAGGCGCTTCAGGTTCTGGCGCCGGTGCCGGCGCTGCAGCTTCGTCGACGCCACCCCGGTCCCGGATCCACGCTTCCGGGTCTGGCGCAGGGGCCGCGCCGTGCCCTGGTCGAGGGCCAAATTGGATCTTCTTGTTCATCCCAGCACCTTCTCGATCTCGGCCGTCAGCTCGGCCATCTCCAGGGTTGCCGGACCTTCCGGGTCGATCTCAAAGACCGCCTTGCCCTCCGCAGCTGCCTCGGCAAAGATGACGCGCTGGGTGACTGTCGCGGCCAGGGTTGGCAGTGCGTACTGGTTCAAAATCTCCCCCACGTCCCGACCGATCGCCGTATTTGCGATTTTGCGATTCACCACAAACACAGCTTTGAGGCTTTCCTTGTAGATGCGCGCTTCCTCGATCAGCTTGATGATCTCCTCGGCGGCCCACACGTCGTACGGCGAAGGCTGTACCGGCACCACGACCAGGTGGGCGGCCATGATGGCGCTGCGGGCCAGGTCCGTCACGCGCGGCGGGCCGTCAATGACCACGTAGTCGTAGTCGGCGCCGATCTGGTCAATCTCACGGTGGATGGTCGCGCGCGGCAGACCCACTACTGGGAACATGGGATCGCCAGCGCGCGCAGCCGCCCAGTCCAGGGCACTGCCTTGGGGGTCGGCGTCGATGAGCAGAACGCGGTGGCCCAGGCGGGAGAGGAAGGTGGCAATGCCAACGGCCAGCGTGGTCTTTCCGACGCCGCCCTTCTGATTCAGGAATGCGATGACTTTCAACAGGGTCTCCTCAAAAGCGGATTTACGGTAATCCGGTAATAAGGCGAATCGTATTTGAGTTTTGCCGGTTTGGCAAGGGCTGGCGCCTTTGTTCTTGCTGCTCGGCAAGGTAGAATCTCGCATCAACTACACGGAGAACATCCGATGCTCAAGAAGTCCATGTACCTCACCCTCGCGGGTCTGCTCGTATCGCTCACTGGCTGCGCGGTGACGCCCACAGAGCTGCGCAACACGTCGCCAGATCACAAAGCGTCGTTCACCCTGCCCCAGAACTACCAGGCTGCCTATCGCGCGATCCTGGAACGCCAGCGAGCTTGCGAGCAGGCGGGCATGATCACGGCGTCGTCGGTCGTCCAGGGCGATCTGTTCACGGACCTCCAGTCGGGCACGATCACCACCACGCTCCATGGCGGTCTGGGCGCCCAGACCCTGACGGTCATCGACCTGAAGGCGCAGGGCGAGCAATCCACGGAAGTGCTCATTTCGACTGCCCAGCCTGCTGCCAGGTATGCGGCCGGGGTCCAGCGCTGGCTCGCCGGCAGCCGGGAATGCAACGTTTGAATCGGGGATAGGGGAATTGGGACGCCGGGACTTGGGGAATTGGGTGCCGGGGCCATTGGCGGGGAAGTATAAGGATAGGACGTTTCGGCCGGCCCCGGAAATATAAGGAAGGGGTGTTCCGACCCGGAAGTTGAGGAAGGCAGGGCCTACGAGGGTCGACGTTTTTTCTAGGACTTCGACCTTTGGGCGCTCGACGCGCGCCCGACTATCTTTTACAGGTAGCGCGCAATCAATGCGACATCAAGCGCACAGAACCCTAGTGCTAGTGCGACCATAAGCGCGCTACCCTTGCCCGCTCTCTCTTGCTTCAGATATTCGCTTTGCATGTCATGCCCTTGTATGTTGAGAGTAGCAAGGGCGCTTGCCCTTGCTAACTCACTTGTGACTTATTCTTCAGTGCTCAGTTCTTCTTCGATCTGTTCAGCGCTTTGCACAAGCGCTGCGATCTTTTCGAAGCGCTCACAGAACAGCGCTTGCCCTTCTTCGGTGAAAGTAAAATCAGCGTTTTTCGTGCCCTTCGCGTTAGCGCTCAGACCGAGAATGCGCATTGTTTCTTTCGTGCTCGACAGTTGCGTGCTGCCCGTCCCTGCTGTGTAGTTGTTACGCTCGCGCAGCATTTCGCTGATTTCGTCACCCCATTCGACCTTAACCAGCGTTGCAAACGCTGCTTTGCTCGACAGTTTCCCGTTCAGCATCGCATTGACCATGAGCGAGCGAGTATGGTTATCGGTAGCACGCAGGTCTTTATTCGCAAGTGCGAAAATCAGTTTGTTGATTTTCTCGATCACTTTCGCTTGCACGTAGTTGCTATCGTTCGCACCATCTTGCTTTGCTTTACCGATGATTTTCAGTAAGAGATCAAAATCAATCTGATCTTTCACCGTTTCGACTGCACGTTCAAACGAACCGCGATGCTTACCATCAGCTTGATACAGTTCGTTGATCTTTTTGAATTCGCTTGCGACGTGTTCGCCCGCGTCAACTAATAATTGAACCCGGTTCGATACCGACGCTGCGAGTTTGTTGACGATCGTCGATGCTTTCATTGCTTTACCCATTTTGTAACCTCTTAATATGTAGTGAATTGAAATTGTGTTTTGTGTCGTTTCATCTGCGGGACTTTGCCCTATTACTTGACACGCTAAATTGTTAAAGAGCTTTGCTGCTACCTGCTTTTGAATCAGCGTTGTGTGATTCGATGTAGTAATTATAGTCAGTCACGACTGACTTAACAAGGGTTTGCGTGAATTATTTTTGCGTGAGATTTTGTGTTGTATTCCAGCGGATCGCTTGACGGACCCTGATCGGACCTGTAGTCGCGTGCGCGCCCGCCTGCACAGTTATTCAGTTGCGCCATGGCGGGATGCAGGCGCATTCCTGGGTCGGTTTTCGCCATGGCGAGGTGCAGGCGCATTCCTGGGCCGGACAGGCGGCCCGGCGCATCCTCGGCGAGCGAACCCGGAGAAAGCCCCAAAGTTTCGTCGCCGAAGCTGGCGAGCAAAGAAAACGCCAAAATACCGTCGCCGAAGCTGGCGCCCCTGGTGCCGTCCTGCTCTCGTGGTGGGCGTGCTGGCGCTGGTCCACGGCGTCGCCTTGGCGCATCCTCGGCAAGGTGTGGCGCAAGAGAAAGGACGCCCGCAGGCGCCCTCTTGTGTGCTCGGTCAGGCAGCGTCGCTATAAGCGTGGCGCGCGCCCGAAGATGATGAAGTAGGCGTCATTGAAGGCGACGCCCTGATTGCGCAGGTAGCGTGGTCGCATCCAGCGTCCCATGCGTCGCAGCTTGGCCCGGTACTGGGTGATCAGGTCGGCGCTCATTACTGCACTGGCGTGATCGAGGTGTTGAACAGGCGGCCCTTGACCGTCATGCTGCGCTGCGTGCCGACGACGGCGCCGGTGTCGTTGTCCAGGACCAGGTGCGAGGTGATCGCAAAGGGTAATAACGCTGCCGATGCGCGGGCGGTGCGCTGGTTCAGGTTGCGGGCGATGGCGGCGATGGTGACGTTCATGATGCTCTCTCTGTGAGGTTGGTCGCTGCTGCGTCGTGCTGCAGTAACGTCATGTTCTCAACCAGAAACAGGCATGTGGCTGGCGCTGGGTGGCGCTGTGATGTTCGCCTTCAGGGCGGTCCGCTCGCCTGGCCTGGTGGCCTCGGATACGCCTTGGCCTGGCCTGCTGCCGGCCTGCAGCCTGATGGCCTGTCGGACTTGCCTAGGCCTGAAGGTGGCCTGCGGCCTGGTGGGCGCCTGCCCACCCTGCCCTTACACCAGGAACGTGCGCCCGATGAACTCGGTAGGCTCACCGCTCTCGCCGGTCAGCTTCGGGATCAAGCAGGCGGGGATCATCGCTGCGATCTCGACGCCCTCATGCATGATCTGCGTGTTGAACTCGTCGGTTCCTTCTTCGTAGTCGACGAAATTGATGGTGGTGCTCATGGTGCTGCCCTTTAAGTCAGTGGTGAGTTAGCAGTATGACGGTCACATGCAGGCGTGTGACCGGACCGGTGCATCTCGCCGACCAGGTTGCCTGCAGCTGCCGAGGCGTCGCCTGGGAGGTGGTCGGCGCTGGCCAGGCGGATCCTTGGAAGATCCTGGGCCAGACCGGAGCGCCTGCGGCGGCGTGCGCGCACGATGCATCCGGAATAGACCGTCGCCGAAGCTCACGTCTTGCGTGAAAGCCGGAATAGCCCTTCGGCGCCGCTGCCGGTCCTGCACAGCGCGCGCCTGGTGCTGGCGATCAGTCCGGGTGGCCGTACAGCTCGTTGCAGTAGGCGCACTTGGTCTCAGGTGGCAGCAGGCCCACTTCGCTCGTCCAGGAGTGAATGCCGTTGATGCAGTCGTCCTCGGGCACGAACACCGGGATGCCCAGAGCCTGCTCCTGGAACTGCAGCGCGTCGTCCCATGCCGCCTCGATGCTGTACTGGATCACGCCGAACCCGTCACCGCCTCCTGGCTCGTGCGTGTCGTTCATCCAGCGGTACTGCCCTGCGAAGTCCTTGCCCCATTCAGCGCCCATGTCTTCGACCGAGTAACCGGCCACCTGTAAGACCTCTTTCTGCGCTTGCGTGATCATGATTTGCTCCCTGTGCTGTGTTGTCGATATGTGTATGGTAGAGAGCCAGGTCAGGCGTGCGTGTGGCTCGGTGCAGCTCTCCTGGTCGGGCGGCCAAGGCGATCCAAAAGATCGTTTTCTCCGTGGCAGAACCTCGACCTTATAGATTTCCGGGGTATAGTCAGGATGCGACCTTATACATTTCGATCCGATGTGTAAGGTGCCCTTATAGATCCTTGGCGACGCCCTTATACGAGCCAGGCCTGCTCCTGGTGGCCGGTTCGATGGCCTGGAGGTCGCCTGGCCTGGTCGTTTCCTCTATGGGAGCGGCCTGGCGCCGTGGTATCAGGCCTGCGGTATGAGGATTGCCGGGGAATGGCGTGGATTGATGAGTGCTATACGTAGCCACGCAAAACTTACATGTGCCGCTCTGTGATGTCCGACGTGTTGTGTGACGTGTGTCAGGCTCACTTCCTACAGGCATCTATGTCTATGTGATCGTAGGCATAGGTGTCGTCTTCTCCCTCCCGGTTGTTCGTCTTTCCGTTGTTCCTCGTCTTGTTTGTCTCCGATGTCTTTCCTTTATACGGTTTTGAGGATTTGCAGATTTCCGTATTTGAGGTATTCCGCATTGCCTTGTTTGTGTCTATACGGTTTCACCAGACTTCCGGGTAGTGACTGCGCCTTGCGGCTCTCTCTTGCCTGCTCTTCTTCTGGGCCTGCTCGATGATCTGTTCGTCTACCGGGTTCCAGACGCTGTCCTGCTGGGCGATTGCTTCCGCCTGTCCGATCGACACTGCTCGCACACAGGCCGCGCCTTCGAAGTGGGTAGGGTCGTTCTTGAGGTACGCCGTGAACTGGTCCTTGTCCTGGGCCGCTACCGATGTCCTGCCGGTCTGGTACTTCACTCTCCATACGATGAAGTGCATCTTCGGAAGGCTGATCCTCTTTCCGATCTGTGTCGGGTTCCAGAACTTGTTGTCCCGGTAGGCGCCGCTCTTGAAGTCCTTCTCGAGCATGCAGGCGCAGCCGTCTAGTTTGATCCGGTGCTCGCTTGGGTAGTTGGCATATCCCTCGGCGTCGATCCAGCTCTTGTCCGGGAATGCGATGTAGTGGATGGGTGCTTTCTTGGCCATTCCGGTGTTCCTCTTGGAGCTTGGGGCTGTCCACCCCTTTCTATAGGTATTTCATACCTGTAAAAACTTAAACCCTTAAATACTTAAATACTTTAGGGGAGTGCCGGCGGTGATAAGTCTTGTCAGCGCTATAATCCTGGTGCGCCAGCAGGCGTGTTCTTGTCCACTGACTTTTGTGAGGCGCCTTTACCCCGCACGGAGCGCCGGTGCTACTTCATCTGCATGATCCGAGCCAGTACGATCTCGGCTTTGTTCTTCCCGTCCGCGATGAGCTGTTCGTCACTGTCTTTCAAGATGTCCGGTTCATCGCGGACAAACAACCCGATCGGCGTGTACATGAAGCCCAGGCGCTCCAGCTCTGCCTTTGCCTTCTTCGTCAGGGTGATCAGCTCGACCGGCGGGCGTGCTTCGTCGATCATCTCCTTCGTCAGGTTCTCGTTCGCCCACTCCACTGCCGGGCGCGTCACGTCCTGGTACAGCGCGATGTCTAATTTCCCGGCTGGTCGGCACGTCACTCCATGAATGCGCATGGTTGTTCCCTGATTGTGTTCCATTGTTCGCTCCTTGCTTGATATGTCACCGATGACTGATTATCGCAATAATACCGCGGATCGGGCCAGGATCACTTATGCATGCCGGGGTCAAAATCGGGCTTCTAGGGCGTCGGGGTTTCGGGTGGTGCGACGGTATCGACGAGGTCATTCCAAGGGCGTGTACGTCGATCTGGTGCCCTTGCCTGACGCTATTGATGAGCGGGTATTCTGTGCTGACCTGCCCCACCAGGAGACCAGCGTTTGGCAAGCAACTTCTCTGCACTGGTGTTGGCGTAACCCATTGATTTAATTGATCTTTTCCAAGGCTGATAAATCTCACACGAAAACAGGCGTGAGTGGCCTGTTTTGTTTGTCGGTTGCGAGGAAGTTGGGCGCGTGAAGTAGTGGCGCCGGACGCTGTACGAGCATTCTGGGAAGGGCCGCGACACGGTGCCGTCATTAGCCACCACTGCGTCGTAGAAATTTAGTGGACTGCTAAATTGCAACACTTCCATGAATTTACTGTTTCCGTACGGAAATTTGGACTACAGTGTTCAGCTTTATCAGCCGGTCGAGAAATATTATGAAAAACATATGTCTTAGCGTTACCCTTTTTGCGATGTCCTATAGTGCTTATGCCTTGGATGAACGCTCTGCTGCTGCCTTAGCGAAAAAATATAGTGAAACTGTGGCGTGTCAGCTCGAAGACAACGCTGACCAGCCTACCCAGTACAAGGCTGTACGCATTGACAAAGGCGACGCTGAATTGAATGGATTAGGTGCGAAATTTGTTGTGTTCTGGCAGGGTGATCTCGGGTGTGCGGGAGGAAACGGGACGATAGGGCCGAATTTCACAGTGGTTGAAAAAGCTGGGTCTCCTGCTGCTGATCCAGTAGTTATCGACTACAAATTTCCGGAATTAAAGATGGTTGCTTTGACGACTATGACGGCAACTAAAACGGGGCTGCTTTTGCTCACAGGAATATCTTATGGTCCCAAGGATGAGCCGCACCGCCCAACAAAATCAGTCAAATACACTTTGAAACTGGTTGATAATAAATTCGTTATTCAGTGATTAGATCGGAATAGCAGCTGCCGACTGAGCGAACTACCGCTCTTGGCTGAAAGCGGAAGTTCGTCAGGGCCACTGCTCCAAACGAAGCAGCCGGCAGTGCGGCAATTACCACGACGCACAGTCTGCTTTGGAAATCGTATCGTTGTCAGCCTAGAAACACAGCTCAGGCTCGCGTAGCTGCTCCAATGTGCGCCAGTAGACCAGTATCGCCATGCGCGCGTGAGGCCCGCTGATCACCCATGCATCCTGCTGGGCTGCGTCGATCTCAAAGTGGCTCTCCCGCATACCAACCCGGTCCATGAGGCTCAAGATGGCCTGAACAGGGTCGGGCAGGGCGATCGCCTGGCGCACCATTTCATCGGTGATGTCGAAGACGGCGCTCACAGCGTGAAGTCCTTCAGGGCGTCGGAGTAGTAGTGCCCGATGAAGCTGCTCTCCTCGCTCGAGGCGTAACAGGAGAACACTGCCTCGATCCGCCCGCGCACCGCGTTGGAGACCATCCCGCGAAAGAGCAGGCGCACCGGTCCGGTCGGCAGCGCAGGAAGCGTCGGGTTGCGGCCGGCGTGCATCTTGTCGTCGAACTTGGCGGTCTTGAACTGCCTGGCCAGGGTCTCGCCCATGATGCCGACGGGCGCTTTGGCGATCACAGGATTTTCCATACGCTCTCTCCCTTGAGACGGTATTCCATGGTCGTGGCGCCGACAATGCCCTCGGCCCAGTCCAGCGGTTCGAACGCGCTGTCGCCGTCCTGGTTGTCGAGATCATGGCACACGCCTTCATAGCAGACATGGTCATCGTCGTCGAGCAGGCGGAATTCGGTCTCGCACATTTCGGCCCACGTCGACCGGATGGTATCGCGCGCCTCGCTTGGCGCACCGTCCCATGCTGCCTGCTGCGCTCGGGTGTCGGCGCTGACTCGGCCCTGCTGTTGCGTCTCTGAGTGGTCTGTCATGATGATCCAAAGCATGTTGCTCTCCAGGTTGTTCGCGCTGTGCGCTGTTTTGATGTTGGTATTTTCTCAACCACACACAGGCGATGGGCGCAGGCAACCCGGAAGGCGACAGCCCTCCTACTTCGGCTCCTGGAGGTTCAGGGCCTTGCGCTCCTGGGGCGAGAGCTTGGCCCAGGCCGACTTGCGCAGGTTCTGCACGCTGTTCTCGGCGACCTCCTCCATGCTATTGAACACGGTGATCACCTCCTTCGTGATCATGCAGTGTGGAACCTTCCGCTTGATCAGTTCGTCAGGCACGTCGACCGCGATCCGGAACCCGAAGTTGTGGCGATCGCCGCCGTCCCACAGGTCCACGCGCTTACATTCGATGGTCTGCATTTACAGTTTTGCTCCTTTGAAGTTTTGAGGTTTTACGGCTTTCCTTATTTGAGCTTCGCCACTTCGGCCTCGAGGTGGGCGCGGCGCTCGTCGTCTTGGATCGTGTCGGCGGTAGCCCATTCGCCGGTCGGGCCGCTGCCGTCGTTGGCGTAGCGTTCGAAGATTGCGTTGATCGGCGCGCCGGCCTCGAAGGCGAGTTCCTGCTGCCTCTTGATGTAGTAGGCGAACGAACCCATCTGTCGGCCCCACACGGCGACGTGCTTGTAGTCGGCGGGCTTTGTTGCTGTCGTGGTCATTGTTCGTCCTTGTGAAAGTCACCCAGGCGAGCCTGGTGTCCGCAGTCGCCGCAGCGGCATGCGTCCTCGCTGCCGTACTCGCGATCGCCGTGTTCGCTGATGATGTCGAGCATGTCGGCGCCGGCTACCTCCACCCACACCGTCGCCGCGATCTTGAAGTCGCCTTCGCTGCCGCACTTCGGGCAGCGCAGGGCCTGCTTGTCGTCGTCCATATTTACGCCTTTCTGCAATTGAGGATTTAAGGTTATGCGGCTTTGATGATTTCCAGCCAGCCCATGCTCTGGCACAGGAACACCTGACCATCGACCTTCACGATGTCGCCGACCGAGACCGAGCGGCCGCGCCCGTACTTCTCCTCGCGCTCGACCTGGCGGTGCGGATTGTTGGTCAGGTCGAAGCATTCGTCGGCCGCCGACATTCCGGCCAGCTCGCCCACCGGCACCGCGGCCACTTGGCTGTAGCGGTTGTCCTCGTAGGCCGCGATCAGCTGCGGCTGCGAACTGGCGAAGAAAGCGTCGCGCAGCAAGTACGACGGCGGGAATAAGATGAAGGCGGTGGTCATGCGGTTCTCCGTGAATGATGTTTTAAGTTTTTGCGCTTTTGCGACTAATCGCATTTGCGACAGAGCTATTATCGCGGGCCACGTCAGGCAGGTGAGCGCGACACCGCGGCGGGATTACCCGAACGCACCGAAGTCCACATACCGGTGCAAGCGTACGTTGTAGCGCTGCATGCAGGCGACACAGTGGTAGCGCTGGCGCCCGTCCGACAACTTCACCTCCTTGAGCAGGGCCACGCCGGCGCCGCACTTGTCGCAGGCGTCCCAGCCGGCCGGCTTCTCCACCTCCTTGATGTCGTTCCAGGCGTTCTCCTGCATGGGCTGGGTCGCGGTCATCCGAAGCTCCCGAAGTCATCGCCGTACGGGCTGGGTGGCGCCGGCTTGATGCCGAACAGATGGTTCAGGTCGTCCTGGCTGGCCATCGGCACGTCGTCCATCAGCTCGATCAGCAGCTTGTCCAGCTCGGGCGTTTCCATGCCGGGCTTCGGCGCCGCGGTGGTGCCGACCACGTTGCCGGCGTCATCCACCACGTCGATCTCGCCAGGGTCGGCCGGGTCGAAGGCGTCATCCGCCGCATCGGTCACGACAAAGCTCTGCTTGCAATTCAGGCAACGCTCTATGCGCTCGACGCCGAAGTCGCGCTTGATCTCGGTCCTGCTGCCGCAGTGGGTGCAGCAGGTGGCGTCTTCGCCCACCTCCAGGGCCTCGATCGGCTCATGTTCGCGGCTGCCGGCCGCAGGCATCGACACAGTCATGGTTCCCGGCCCGCCTCGAGCAGGAAGTCGCGCGCTTCGTCCAGGGCCACGTCATCCAGTTCGCGCTTGTCCTCCTCGTCCGCGATCTCGACCCAGCCGGCCAAGCGGGCGTGCAGCGTCGTGATGACGTTCAGTGCGCGCTCGGCGAAGTCGTCCATATTTACGTTCTCGCACAGGCTGTCGATCGAGTCGATGACGCCCTCGCCGAGGTCGGCTTCATCCAGGATCTCCAGCACGCCCTGCGACAGATATTTCGTGCCACCGTTGACCATGTTCTCCTGCAGGGTGCGCAGGCCGGCCAGGATCAGGGCCTTCTCTTGGCTATTAAACATCAGGTCTCCTCGTAGCCGGTCAGGGCGTAGGTGTCGGTCCATTCTTTGTCGCAGTCGTCGCAGCCGACCGTCTGGTAAGCGCCGCCGTTGTTGATCTCCACGCTGCCGCCGGTGATGTTCTCGCTGCGGCAGAAAGGGCAGCAGTTCCCGCCGACGCCCGAGTATTCCGCTTCAGTCATCGGCGGCTGATCTTGGGTGGTAGTTGCCATGTTGTTCTCCAGGTTCATGTCGGGTTGCGGGTCCACTGTTGCTGATACATCGTGTCGCCGACGGTCAGCGTGTCGTCACCGGTCTCCATCAGGGTGTCGATCCAGGCGCAGTCGGCAGGCGACCAGCTCGGGTCGTTTGCAGGCAGCTGACGGGCCATTTGCCAGCCACAACCAGGCTTCTTCCGGTTTTCCGTAATTAAGGTTTGCATCATTTCCTCATTTGCGCTTTTGCGCTTTTATTGTCGAGTTCTCATTGTCGCGCCCAGATACAGGCACTTCAATGTCACCGGTGACTTATCCAAACCGGTAGCCGCGTGGGTTGCGCTTCTTCTGCAACTTCTCCAGGGCCGCGTCTCCCACGACTACGTCGTTCAGGACGATCATGTCGCCGCGCAGCATGACATTCGCCTGGTGGAAGTCGATGACGGCGTCGTGGCAGCCGGCGAACAGGGCCAGCTCGCCCAGCGCCTCGCGCATGGTCTCCGGCACCGTGGTGTCGGCGGCCACCTCCTGCAGCGCGCGGTAGCTGGCGATGCAGTCGTTTTCGCCTTTGCGCGCCGACCAGCGATACTTCGACCAGGTCACGTCCACCGATTCGCACAGTCGGCCAGCCGAGAGCTTGACCTCGCGCGGCGTCTCTCGGCGGATCGGCTGCAGCTTCTCCACTTCAAACAGGTAGAGCGGGTCGCCGGCGCGGGTCTCGCCAACTCGGTCAAAATCATCCACCAGCTGCGGGAAGTGGTCGCCCAGCGGACGCGCGAACCCGGCCGCGAACTCGTAGGAGACCGGGTCACACGTCAGCTTGAGGACGGTGTCGCCCTTGTCGTAGACGGCACAGAAGGCGCCGCGCGCCAGGCGAGGCAGTCCCTTCAGGGCAGGGTGGCGCAATGCGCGCATCACGCCGGGGTCGCGCAGTTGCAAATACACGCTCACGCCTAGCCCTCCCGGACCTGGGCCAGGGTCTTGGGCGTCCAGTACAGGTCCAGCTCGGCGCCGGCTTCGACCAGCTCCTCGATGCTGACGTAGCCGACCTGGCCATCTTCTACGTTGCCGGTCATCGTGACCATGCCGTATGCCTGGGTCTGGGACGTGTCGCCATTATTCGGGTCGCCGCGATCCTTCTCGACGATCCAGGCCTCGACGCCGGCAATGAAGTAGTGCAGGTGAGCCAGCGCGTTCAGCCCCTGTCCTTCGGTCTGGTAGGTCTCGGGCATCTCCGCGATCACTTTGGCGACTGCGTTGACGATCTCGGCGATTCCCTCGCCCTCCTCGCCGGCCAGCTGAGAGGTCAGGACCATGCGCTGCGCGCGCGGCATGAACTTGCTGAGCGTCGTGTCGAGCGCGTGGTAGGCTTTTCGGGTCGTGCTCATGCCAGGATCCCCCGACGAATGTAGTCGCCGACCGTCTTCTTGTAGGCGTCGCTGGCGTAGTCGCGCTGCTGGGACGACAGGCCGAACAACTGAGACGTGTAGCGGCAGTCGCCGATGCCGTTCGGGTCGCCGACGCGGGTGTCGACAGACATGCCGACGATCTTGTCTGGATCGGCCGCGTCAGCGAAGCTGACCAAGCGAATGCGGACATGACTTTCTTCGTATGCGCGGTGGACGAATTGAGTGGGCGACACCTGCCCGACGATGCTGTGTTCCATGTGTTGCTTTCTGTTATCTGTTGCGATGGGTCTATTATCTCGACCCGATACTGGCATGTTGCTGGCTGGGTTCGACCAGCCGTCACAGCTCCTACGGCATGCAGTGCAGGTCTGCAGCCTCTTCCGCATTTACGATTTGCCGCAAAAGCGGCCCGCCGTCACCCAGCCGCTCGGCATCGCGCGCGTTGACGCGGTTCAGCTCGCGCGCGCAGCTGGCGCAGTAGAAGGCGTAGCTGCCGCGGTTGTAGAAGACGGCGTCGGGTGCCAGGCACTGGGTACGATTGCACAGCATGTTCCAGCGCCCCTTCAGGCCCAGCTTCTTCGCCTCGCCGGCCAGGCCCTGCATGGTCGAGTGGCGCTCCATCGTGCCGAGGTTAGGAGTGCGGCGCATGCTGTCGAGCGTGTTGAGCAGCCGGGCAATGCGCACCGCGTAGGATTTGCCGACCGTGCGGCCACCGTGCAGCAAGTATTGGCGTGGCGCCGGTTGCTGGTGGACCAGCTGGACCTGGGCCTTGAAGCGATCGTGGATCTTGCCCATGTCAGTATTCGCCGAGGTCGAAGTTCGCGCTGGCGTTCCAGGTGCCGTTCACGAACATGTTGACGAAGATGCCAACCGGCGTGCCGTCGGCGGTGATCTGGTAGGCGTGACAGTCCGGCGGAACCGATGCGTTCTCGCGTGACTTCAGACCCACGGCGCGGGTGCGCTCGATCTCTTTTAGCATGCGGATCGCGTCATGCTCCTGGATGTCGATTTCCATAGTTGCTTGTGATGTCATTGTGATGCTCTCGTTAGGTCGCACGTCGCGACAACCACATGATAAGTCATCCGTGATTTACCTACAAGTCACCAATGACTTATCTCCATGTGCGCAGCCACAGATGCGTGCCGAGGAGATGGCCAGAAGCGATTACAGCCCCTGGACGGGATATGGGTACGCTGCTATTACAATGTCACTCCAACATCACAGCGTTCGATTCATGCAACAGGCATGGGTACTTACGGTGCAAAATACACCTCCCGTTGACCCCTTTCTGGATATTGCCTATAGTTAATGTATGAAACAAAATCCCAATCATCCAGAGTCGATCGTGGCATATCTGGACCGGCATCTTCAAAAAATAATTGCTCATCGGACGCGTGCTGCCATAGCGGAAGCTATTGGAATTCCACCTAATTTGTTGTCGATGATCTTGGCCGGCAAAGCTAAACTTCCACTGGTGCGAGTTCAGCAATTTGCAGAAGAATTTAAGGCTGATCCGACGGAGCTATTCCTGCTCGCCATGCGCGAGTACCAGCCTGAACTATTGGATGTAATGAACCGCCTCTACACACCTCCTTCCGCTTGTGGCGTGTCGGAGGATGATCAAGAACTTATCCTGATAATCAAGTCCCTCCAGCTCGACGTAAAAGAGGTCCGCGCGACTGTCGCGGCGCTGCGCGCATACGCCAAAGAAGTAAGCGCCTCATGATCTAATGATAGTTTGCCGGTAAGGTGCGCATGGCGTATCCTTGGCTTTCTTTTTCAGCCGCGCACTCTTATGGCAACCAAGGCACTCACCGACAAATTGAAGCAGCGCGTCGCCGCTGCGCAAATGAGCAAGTTCACGCCGGTCCAAATGGCCTTCTGGCCAGAGGAGCGTCGAGCCATTGCGAACGAGCTGGCGCGCTCGGCCCTGTTCTCATGCGCCGATGTGCGCAAGCCTCGACGACTGCACAAGAACGAGAAGCTATTCGTTTTAGGCACCGGCGCCGTGACCTATACAGGCGAAGAACTGCGCAGCAACGACGAGGACGTGTTCCTGGCCCTCGTGCATGCGGCGCGCAAGCTGTCGGTGGACGACCTGACAGTGTGCGTCTCCAACGCCCAGCTATGCAAGCTGACCGGCAAGCGGCAGATGCAGCACTACTACACCGAGATCTACCGCACCATCGAGCGCCTGAAGGGCGGCGTCATTACCGTCTATTCCGGCCGGCTGACCAAGGCCCTCGCCTGCGAACGCGCTCGAGAGGCGGGAGCGGCCCCCGAAGTGCTCGATGAGCTGTATGCCGAGCTGGAGGAATACCAACGGCGCGAGGAGCTGGGCCTGCTCACGGCGAACGACAAAATGAGCGGCATGATGATGTCGCTAATTGATGGCGATCCGGTCTTCACTGGAGGATCACCTGACGTAAATGGCATCCCCCAAGGCAATCTGTCCTGGGAAATTAAGCTGAACAAAAAACTCGTCACACTTTTCGCCGAGTCCTATCTCACACTGGTGGACTTCGAAGCGAGAAAGGGTCTTTCCGCAGGCGCACGGCGCCTGCAGTCATATTTCGGCAGTCACCGTCAGCCTAATGACGTGCTCGCCGAGTCACTAGCAAAAATGCTGGGGCTGGAGATCAGCAAGAAGGATACGCCGCGCGTAATGCGGCGCTACCTGGCTGAATTGGTGAGTGCAGGCGTTTTGTCGAAAGGCGAATTGGTCGATTCGCGCAGTAGCGGAAAACTTGTGAAGGTAACGCGCGCTGTGGCCGGCGCACCAGCTCAAAACGATCCACCTACAGGTCAAAACGATCCACCGCAGGATGAATAGGAACTCAAAACGATCCACCTCCGGCACAATTCGAAACACCGTTTGCTCAATTCGAAACGCCGTTTGCTCAAAACGATCCACCGGAGTGTTCCCAGAACGCAAGAAAGATCAAGGAGTTAGCGTCGTTGTCCACATCCGTTAACCATCTTTAACCCTCTTTAACCTTAAAGGCAGGCCTAATTCGCCTTTTACTCAAAACGATCCACCTGGCCACGCTACTCAAAACGATCCACCAGTCACTACTCAAAACGATCCACCGCATCTACTCAAAACGATCCACCTACTGGCCAAGGCTGTTTTGTAGACAAGAAAAGGCGCCCGAATGGGCGCAAGGGAAGGGCGTCAGCAGGCGACGAGATCGGGCAGTGTCATGCGGCGCATGAACGCCAGGTCGGCCAGGTAGCAGTGATCCAGAGAGTTGATATCATGGGTATCCTTGTGGAAGGCCTCCTGCACCTTGCGTAACGCCTCTTTCTCGGCCGCCTCGCACGCTTCCACATCCTGGTTCTTCTCGACCTTGTTCCAGGCGCTGTCGCGCGCTGCCTTGCCGGCGTCGTATTCGATCAGGGCAGCGGCAGTATTGTTGAAGCTGCGGCGTTTGATATTGTGGTCCATCTGGTTCCTCTTTCAGGTTGCTTGTCGGGCGATCGCCTTGCACCGCGCACGGCGAGTGGCGAGCACCAGGCTCTTGATGCGCTGCAGATTCTCGGCAAGCAGGGTCAGCTGCTCCTCGTTGAAGTCCCGCAGGTCGTCCTTGAAGTCGCTCAGAGCGACCTCGCGCCGGTCCATGTCCAGGTTGTGCAGGTCGGTGAGGATCTGCTCGCTGTTTTGGCCCATCACCACGATCCTGCTGCGGTCGCTGCCGGACGATCCTTGCCAGCACCAACCGCTGGCGCCGCCGCTTTGACCTCGGGCAGCACAGGCATTAGGAAGCTAGGGTGGATCCGCCACTGCGCGCGACCGACTGGATTGCCAAACTTGTCGCACTCGTTGGCCAAGTAGTTCTTCGGCCCCTTGCCGGTGATTTTCAGAAGCACATCGCGGTCATACTTCTCCGAGAAGAAGGTGGCCAGCTTGCCTGGGGCAAAGATGCGAGAGCGGCGGGCCTTGAATTCAGCGTCGATCTGCATCTTCAGGCGGATCAGAGCGTCGTCCGGTAAAGCGTTGAGTTTGTCTTTCATGATAGTCCTAAGTCATTCGTGAGTGATGCGGGGAGGCGAGGGCCTCCCCTTGTTTGATTACAGGCCCAGCTGAGCGTTGATGGCTTGCAGCATGATGCTGTCCGGGTTCGGGGTCATGGCGCCCTTGCTCTTGAGCGTCAGGCCCAGCTCGGGCAGCGCCATGAACATTTGGTTCGCCTGGCTGCGTGCGGTGCCCATGCTGTACGGCTTGGCCAGGAGATCCTGTTGCAGGTTGCCCTTGTCGCCGGAGGTGAGCGTCCCGTCCTTCGACAGCACCGTGAACGTGCGGCGCAGCACTTCGTTGAGCGCGCCGGTGCGGCCACCGGCCATCCAGGTCATGAGCATGATGATCTTCTCGCGGACCTTCTCGGCAATTGCCTCGCGGTCGTTCATCCTGGCGATGAAGTCAGCCACCTTGGTCTCATTCTCGGCAGGGTCGGCAGAGAAGATCAGGTAGTCGCCAGCCTTCGTGCCCAGCTTGGCCAGCAGCAGGTCGCCCGGCTTATGGGTGACGCTGGTCGGGCGGGTAGCCTTCGGTTCCTTCGGCGCCGCATCCTTCTTCTTGCGTGGCTTCTTGGTGTCGGCCGCGACAGCGTCGGCATCGGTCTGCGGAGCATCGTCACCACTGCCGACTTCGGGCGCGTCTTGTTCGGCGTAGAGCTTCTGCTTCGCCTCGATGCTGGCCGCTTGCTGGGCTACGTCGTCCAGCAGGTCGTCGACCAGATCGTTGTCGGCGGCAGCTGCGTCGACCGGTGCCGCAGTCGCGGTCACGTCGTCGAGCAGGGCTTCCAGGTTCAGCTCATCGGCGTCGTCGCTCTTGCCCATCGCCTTATTCCACACCGTCAGACCGGCGTCGGTGTCATGAGCGGCGACAGTGTCGGCCGCTTCCGCACTAACCGAGTCGATCAAAGCGTCGGCAGCGTCGATCGCTTCCGGCTCGATGATCTCGTCAGCAGCAGCGGCGCCGACGGTCGGGTCGTTCCCTTCCAGCTCCTCGAGTAGGCCGGCCAACACCGCATCTTCCGGACCCGCCACTGCGGCTGCCGTGTCGACCATGGCGGTCATGTTGAAGGTGGTATCTGCCGCTGCCGGGGTGGTTTTCTTTGCCATGTTCAAAACTCCATTTGTTGGTTAATTCGCACGTCGCGATGACTGTAGTATGCAGACCGGTTTGCGGCGGTAGAAGCTGTTTGCTTGGCTACTGTCGACCCCCTTGCTGCGTCGATCTCGCTTTATTGCTGCGTTGTCGATGTATGAACTTTACGGGTTGAGGCCAGGCACGCAAAGCGATCCACCAGGCGGGGAAGGGCAGGCGACAGGACGATGCCGCGCTGCAGGAACCCTGATTTTTATGAGTTACACTAACGGCGGTGAACTTCCGCAATCGGCCAAAACCGGACCTTGGTCAATGAAGCATATGAATAAAATCGGTTGACAAATGGAGAACGATCGTTCTACCATCTGTACATGAAATCGCCACCTCTCATTGACACCCGCGCCAGGCTGCTGGCCACTACCGAGCAACTAATCTACGAGTCTGGCATTGCCAACACCGGGATGGACCGCATCGTCAAGGAGTCCGGAGTGGCACGCAAAACTATCTATCGCTACTTCGAGACCAAAGAAGCGTTAGTAGCAGGTGCCTTGATGCAGCGCGACGCGCATTGGATGACCTGGTTTGAAGCGGCGTCGCCGTCCGGCATGCCATTGCCGCTGCGGATTCAGGCAATGTTCGAGGCACTGGAAACCTGGTTCGACACGCCCGACTTCCGTGGTTGCGCTTTCATCAATGCTGCCGGGGAAACCGGCGACGCTCAAGACGTCATCCGGCAAGTGGCAAAAGCGCACAAGCTGCGCCTGCTGCACTACTTGCGCCAAGTCGTCAATGAGGCGGGCATCGCAAAGGTGCCAGCCGACGAACTGGCTCAGCAACTTCTCATCCTTATCGACGGCGCTATTACCGTCGCATTGGTAACCGGCGACCGCGCAGCTGCGCCGCGCGCGGCGCGTATCGCCGCTGCCTTGCTACCCGACTAACTTGCACCTACTCACCCATGAAAGTAAGCATTATGCCCACCAACTCAGCCATCCGTCCGCCATTGCCGCCTTTCACTCTCGCCAGCGCTACCGAAAAAGTTCGCCTGGCTGAAGACGGCTGGAACAGCCGCGACGCCGCGCGCGTAGCGCTTGCGTACACCGAGGACACAAAATGGCGCAACCGTGCCGAATTTGTCACAAGCCGGTCCGAAGCGCAGCATTTGCTTGAGCGCAAATGGGCAAAAGAACTTGACTACCGGTTGATCAAAGAATTGTGGGCATTCTCCGAGAATCGCATTGGTGTTCGCTACGCCTACGAGTGGCACGACGACTCCGGCAATTGGTTCCGTTCATATGGAAATGAGAACTGGGAATTTGATGCAGATGGCCTGATGACAAACCGCTATGCCTCCATCAATGACAAGCCTATCCTGGCATCCGAACGCAAATACCACTGGCCGCTCGGACGGCGCCCGGATGATCACCCTGGCCTGTCTGAATTGGGCCTGTAGGAACTATTCACGAACGACTGCTTTGGGTCGAAACCTGCCGGTCAAACGCCGCTGGATCGCCATCCCTATGTATTGGTAACTAACCAACGGACTTCCTAGTCCATCCCAGCATCACAAAAGGCGTCTGCAGGGGTGCTATACTGTATTTTTATACAGCATTTCCACCATGAAAGTATTCGCTCAGTTTATGTACGAGGAAGGCCGACCTCTACCGAAGTGGCGAGAGGGCCTGGAGCGCGAGAAGGTAGTGGAGGGGAAGTTCGTCCTGGCACAAGCGATGGCAAGAGCGCTCAATTCTCACGTAATGATGGCGAGCCTCTTTCCCAGCGACGGGTCGGAGCGGATTGACCTGTACAGGGCCGAGGTGCTTTACATGAAGGACGAGTTCATTTCGGTTACGGGACAGCAGCACGATCCTGTCAGCAACAAGTACATGGCGCAGACCTGGCTGCTGGAGGTGCTGGCGGCCAAGTAGTTCCTTGTGCTGGTGTCCCGGTTGGTTAGTTACAAAAGTTGCGTGGAACAAGAACGATGTCGCCCAACTTCTCCACGATCCAGGGGCTGCAGATGGCCCAGGCGCGATCGCTGGGCGGCTTGGACTTCATGATGCCCCAGAACACGCTGTCGCAGGGGTTGTAGCCGTTGCAGACCCATAGGGCGTAGGCCCAGTTGCGGGCCTGCCCAGTCGCCTCGAGGACGCGCACAGGGACTCTGTCCTCCTCTATGCTCATGCTGGCACCACAACGCCCTGGAGGCGTATCTGGCTGATCCAGTTCAGCTCCGCACGGTGGTCGCTCGGCGTGAACGGGACTGTCAGGTGGGTCTTCCCGTCCGGGGAGCGCAACCGCGGGTGCCGCTTGTGGCGGATCAGCTCCCACCCTGCCTTGATCAGCGCGCGGACGATCTCATTGATCTTGTCCGACGCCGAGTAGCGGTTCCTTTTAGCCATGCAATGCCTCTTCTTTCTCGCGCTCGGCGATTGTCCGGTGTGCCATGCCGCGTATCACCATGCTCCTACCCCCGCAACGTCGTCATCCATCGGGGCCGATGCCGGCGCGTCAGGGTTGGGCGGCGGCGGTGGCAACAGCGTGTTGCCGTGCTCCAGCAGCTCGCCATCGGCCATGCGCTCGGCCTCGGTCCAGCGCTCGACGAACGCCTCGTATTCCTTGATGGCGGCCGCCTCGTTATTGAAGAACTGCGGGTAGGCAGGATCCCTGGCCAGCTCGCCGCCCTCGGTGTAATTCCACACGTCGACTCGGAACAGCTTGTAGTAGTCCGGGAACTGGTCCTGCGGGTCCACGATCCGGCCGATCCACTCGACCTTGGCGCGCACCTGATTGTTGTCGTAGGCCCGCACATCGACATACTCGGGATCGGCGCGGCGAACGTTGTAGGCTGCGTTGTCGATCCGCTTGCCGTCGCGGTCCTGATATAGAACTTTTGCCATTATAGTTCACTCGTGACTTATGCTTACAGGCGTGCCGAATTCAGCTGCGCATCCAGGTCGTCGATGTTGTCGAGCTGGTTCAGCAGGCGCTTCATTGCGCGCTGCTTGGTGCGATCAGGGGTCGTCCAGCCGTGCTTCTTGAAGGTGCGGGTCACGTCGGTCGAGGCGGCCGTCACGTATGCGAAGGTCGGGTCGGTGATGGTGGCTGCGGTGATGGTCTGTGCTTGTTGCATTTTGGTTACTCCCGTTCGTGGTTAAGAGACTGCATTATCGCGACTGGTTCTTGGCGAGGGGGTCAGGACTGCGCCCCGCCTCTACGCGGGCCTAGCGCGCGCCGATCGCGTTGAACAAGGCCAGGAAAAGCTCCGGCGTCGCCGCTTGGTGCCATGCGTCGTTGGCCTGCCAGGCGTTGGAGTCGCGCGGGTTCGTGAAGATGTGCTGCCCGCCGGTCTCTGCCGCCTGGGCCAGGGCCTTCAGCTTGGCCAGGTCGTAGCCGGCGAGCTGCGCCTGGCCGGCCATCAGGGTCTCGATGCGGTCGGCCGCCTCCAGCTCGATCGCCGGCGGGCCGATGTTCTCGCAGGGACGCGCACGCAGGCGCTTGATCAGGTCTTGGCTCATGATTTCTTTTCCTTCTTTGGGGTGTGGGACAGCAGGCGCTCGACCTCGTCGGGCCGGTAGCGCTCCAGGCTCATTTCAATTTCGATGCCCTTGCCGGGATGCTTGGCGCCGACTTCGCGCGCCATGTTGCACAAGTGCTCGACCGCTGCCTGGTAGTCGTCCTCCGCGAACCAGGCGACGTTGGCCCAGCTGACGTTGAGGGTCCACAGGCGCACCCAGCCGGTCTTCTTGATCTCCTCGAGGCGCGCATTGGCCTTGCTGATCAGGTTGGCCAGCTGGTCCTCGTCGCAGCCGGCGACGTAGTCGGGGATGCTCACGCGCGTCATGCTGGAATTCCGCCAGTCCAGGAGTTGCAGATTGCGACCACGCGCTGGCACGTCGCCACGTCGAACATGCCGATGTGGCAGTCCTCGAGCGCGATGCCGAGATCCTGGGCGAGGTTCTTGTAGGCGTCGGTACGGTGCCGCTGCTTGATGCCTTTCGGGGTCTGGCCACCGCGGACCTCGATCTCCTTCTCCACCAGCTCCTTCCAGAGCGGGTCAAAGGCTTCGTGCGCGCGCATCTTCCACATGCGCAGCTCGGCGTTGGCCAGGCGGCCCAGCGGGGCCTCACCATTGCCGGTGCGGTGGCAGCCCACATAGGCCTGGCATGGCGCACAGTGCCAGAACTTCTTGTCGTGCAGGTCGGGCCGGTGCGGGTAGATCGTCTTGCCGGTGACGAGCTTGGCCGGCTTGCTGCAGTATGGACACGTACAGGTCATGCTTTCATCCTTTCAACCAGATTGGCGTACTTGTTGCGGCCGATGTGCAGTTGCGTCAGCCAGTGTTTGAAGTAAAAGTCGAGTTCGGCGCTGCGCGGGTGCGTGTCAGCGTGATAGATCAGGAAGTCGGCGTAGTTCTGCACCTTGTCGGCAATGAGCATGTCGCGCACCTCCGGCAGCGGGCCGGGTGTCGCGGGTGCGCCGATCCATACCGGCTGGCCACGCTGCAAGACGACGCGGTCGGACAGTGCAGAATTGGCCTGAGACCGGTACTCCATCACCAGCGCAGCCACCGTCGGGCTGAATTCGGCCAGGCGGCCCATGTTCGCGACAAGGTCGGCGTCACCCTGGAACAGCGGGTGCAGGCAGAACGCATCCTTCGCCGCCTGGGTCGCCTTGATGGTGTCGAGAACGGTCAGCCCTTCCACGATATGGTCCAGGAGAAGAACCTGGCTGCGCCGCGCGCGGCGATCGCCATAGAAATCAGCGGCAGCCTTGAACGCAGCATTCATGCGCGCTCCTGGAAGCGCTTGAAGGCGCGCTGCATCGCTTCGTTCGGCGCCCGCGGGTTCTCCTGCAGGTCGACCAGCATGGCAGCGTCAGCGGCAGTGATCTCGATCAGGCCCGCCACCTTCAGCTTGGCCAGGTCGTCGGCCTCGTTCCAGTTTTCGAACCAGCGGCGGTCGTCCTTCGCGCCTGGGTACAGCGCGTCGAAGCGCGCCGTGGTTTCGTTGTAGATGCGCGTTGCGGCGCGGCCGTCGTTGTTGATCAGCGCGTCGTGCAGCGCCGATCCCTTGCCAGCGAATGTGTCGCGGAAGCGTTCGCCCTTCATGTGCAGAGTTCTCCTTGTGGTGCCCGCCACGCCAGCGGGCTAAATGATGTTTTCATGTCCGCGAAGCCAAGGGCTTCGTCGATGGTCAGACCTACCTGACCCCAGTGCCGGCCGTTCCAGTGCTGATAGAGCGGCTTGGGTAAATCCAATTGCGAGTAGTGACTGGCTGTGCGGTGGACTCCCACCTTCGGCACGCCCTTATTGGTCCAGTCATCCATCGCCGAGCTTCCCGATGGCCTTGTCGTAGTGCCGCTGGTAGTCGGCCTGCCTGGTCGTGAACAGCGCGTCCTTGCCCCTGGCGTACTGCAGGTGGATGCTCCCGCACACGCGCCAGGCGATCGCCGCCTCCTTCCAGCCTGCCTTCGCTGCGTCTTCCAGGCCCTGCGCGTAGCTGGCGCGCTGGACGTATTCGAAGGCTCCCTCGGCGCCGTCCTTGTCCCAACCGATGCGCGTGGCGAACTCGGTGAGGTAGCGGCCCCGGCGGGCCATCAGTTCGGTGTCGTCGGCGCTCATGCTGCTGCGCGCGCCAGCTCGATCTCGGGCAGCTTGTAGAAGCCGCGGTCGATCGCTTTGAACAAGCACGCCATCATCACGATCACGTCGTAGTCAGCAGCGTGGGCTTTGGACTTGTCGTAGGGCACGCCCAGCGCGAAGCACAGCTCGCCGAGCTTGGGCGACTTGCCGTCGAAGGTTGCCCAGCGCCCGTTCTCCATCGTGCAGAACGGCTCGATGTTCGGGACTGCGAGACCCAGGCGGGCCAGCTCGCCGGCGATGAACGGGCCGTCGAAGTTCATGTTGTGAGCCACCGCGACCGGGGCCATGCTCAAGCGGCGGGACACTTCCGGCGCCACCGCATCCCACTTCGGCATGCCCACCAAATCGTTGTAGGCGATGCCGTGAACTGCCTGGGCCGCAGCGGCGATCGGGCGCTCGGGGTCGATGCGCTGGACGTATTTGTCAACCAGCTTGCGGGTGGCGAAGTCGAAGGTGAGGATCGCGACCTCGATGATGCGGTCGCCCTTCGCCTGGTCTACGCCGGTGGTTTCGGTGTCGATACCGTTGATTAAGAAACTCATGATGCTCTCCTGTTAAACCCTTACTGATACACACAAGTCACGAATGACTTATGTGTATGGTAAAGACTCAACCCAGGATTAGCGACCCACGTTGATGATCTTGCCGCTCGACGAGCCGTCAAGGATCACGGTGCCACCCTTCTCGGCGAATTTGAGCAGCGCCTGGTTGTATTCATGCTGCAGGAAGGCCGGGGTCAGCGTGTTCGCGGTCATGGCGACGGCTTCGGCGTTCTTCTCGGCCACCTGGACCTGCAGCGTGGCAGCTTCCAGTTCCTTGCCCTTGGCGACGACGTTGCGGATCGACTGCTCGACAGTCGGGTCGGTCAGAATCTGGCGGACGACGACCTTGGTGACGGTGAAGGAGTTCGGGTCGGATGCATTCAGCGTCTTCTGCAGGCCCTCCTGGATCTCCGACTCCAGCATGTTGCGCTGGGTGTGGATGGTCAGACTGTCGTGCTTGGAGACGGCGTTCGCGGCCTCACTCTTGCCGAGCGATTCAACCAGGCGGTACGCCGGGAAGTAGACATGCGAGTCTTTCGGCTGCACCGACTGCCCGGTGTACTTGGTGGCCAGGCCGCGCAGCGCTTCCGGGCTGTTCACCCGGTAGAAGATCGACACGTCCAGGTCACGCAGGGACAGATTGTCCTTCGCCTTCGGCTGCAGGTTCGGCAGATCGACGCCGACTTCCTTCAGGGTGTACTGGTCGACGTGGCCGGTGAGGCTGGTGTAGAAGCCTTCCGACTCGACCTTTTGGTCCGTGGTGCCGTTGAAGTTGGTGCGCAGACCGGCATTGCCTGTCTCGATGGTGCCGTAGCAGCCGGTCAGGCCGATGGCGGCAGCGGCGAACAGCAGTGCGGAGAGAATGCGTTTGGATTTGTTCATAGTGGTGCTTCCTTTCAGGGGTTGTGGTTATACGGCGTGGTCAAACGAAAAGATCATGGCGAACACGATGCAGGTCAGCGCCAGGGCTGCGGCTCCGATCGCGGCCCACTTGAGAATCTTCATGAGCCGGTCCTTGTTGAAGAACGGCGTGCTGCTCACTGCCCATACGAACGCCAGGGCGATCAGAAACAGGATCAGCAGTAAGATTGCGACACGAAATAGCGCCATTTGCTCTCCTAACTCATTAGTGACTGAATCATACGGTTGCTTGGAGACAACCGTATGCGATGGATTTATTCGTCTTGGCTATAGACACCGAACGGCCAGCGCTGGGTCGGAACCGGGACGGGCTTGGGCGGCTGGGCAGGCTTCTTGGTCCAGTCGATCAGGTCGTGGTTCTGGCGGTAGGCGTCGCCGTCCTCGCGGCGGCGATCGCTGCCTTTGCCGCCGTCGCTCTGCCGGGCCATTACGCTGCAGCTGCCTGGCTGTCGTTGGCGGCCGCGGTCTTGGCCTTGCGCGGCTTACGCACGATGGTGGCGTTGACGATCGCAGCCTGCAGCAGGTCGGCGTGCGCGGTCAGGAATGCCGGCAGGTCTTCCAGGTAGATCACCGGATGGTCGCTGTCGGTCTTGCCCAGGCCCGGTGCATCGGCGGCCAGGCCGTTGACGAACTTCTCCATTGCCGGCGCCAGTTTGAGCTTGCGGTTGTGCGCTTCGCACAGCTTGGCGTTGTCGTGCAGGGAACCGTCTTTAGCTTGGTGTTTCGTGACTTTCATGGTGCTTCCTTAATAGCGGGTTGTCGTAAAAATGTAAAACTGCAAATGTGGCAAAACTTATTTCGGCTTGAAAAGCGGGTCGACGCCGATGAAGACCTCGTCCGGGATGTCCTCCCAGTTGCGGCGAAGGACATCGAACTCGCCTTCGTTCCAGTAGCGCAGGAAGTCCTGTGCATCGTGCGAATCGTCGCAGACCTCCAGGGCGTAGGCGATCGCAGCGACTGCGGCATTGCTCTTGACCGGCGCCGGCACGGTCACGATCTTGTTCGCACAGTCCAGACGCACGAAGAAGCGCGTCGCAGGCTTCTTGCCGACCTTGACCGAGAAGGCGATGACCTCATGGCCACGCTGCCCCTGGCGAATGTCGATGGTGCGCACCGTCAGTTCGGTGCCGGCCGCCAGCATGTTGCCTTCGATGACCGCCTTGTCGAAGTAGTTCATCGGCGACTTCGGGTGCATCAGGCGCATCATCGTGCTGTTGCGATGGTCGCCCGGCAGGTCGAAGTGCCAGTCTTCGGCCAGGACCAGCTTCGCACCCAGCGGCGGGATGAAGATGTCGCGATCAGACATGCGCCGCGCCCGAGGTCTTGGCTGGGTTGCCCTGTGCGTTCGACAGGCGGTACTTGGTGCGGCGGTCGCCCATCAGGTCGCGCAGGTCACGAATGCTCATGCCGGTGCATTCATGCATGCGGATCAGCATTGAAGCTCCGACCGGCAGGCGGTTGTGACGGATCTTGCTGATGACAGGCGGTGCCACTTCCAGCATGCGCGACAGTGCCGCGTCGTTCTTGAGCTGCATCTTGGACAGCAGGATGTCCAGCAGGTGGTTCGGGTTGTACACGACGGCGTTGCTTTCAGTGCTCATTATCTTCTCCAGGTTATTCGGCTAAAGTCACCGATGACTTACTAATTATACTGCGTTCGAAACTTATATTTGCGGACTTATCTATGTTTTCCCTGCGGCTTTCACGATCTCCTTGCGCAGGGCCTTCTTCGCGGAATGCAGGTCCGGCTCGTTCAGGACGATCCTGGTTGCATACATGAGGCCCTTGAGAAAGCCGCTGCGCTTCTTCTTCGGCGCCGGCGGTGGCTTGATCCTGGGCACGGCGGTCGAGAACGACGCCATGCGCATGACCAGCTGCTTCCTGCCCGACTTGCCAGATCGGGTATCTCCCGCCCGGTAGATAGCGCCCTTCTTCTCCAGGGCCGCGAAACGGGCCGTAATCGACGAGTAGGACAGGTCCGGGTAGGCGCCCCGAATCTCGTCCGATATGCAGCCGGTGGCACCGGCCCCTTCGATCACGTCCAGCACCAGCTGCTCCAGCTCGTTCAGGTCCAGCGAGTTGTTGGCGGCGGTAGAGGTTGCGGGTCTCATGGCGCCCTACAGTTCAGCGTAGCCGGCGGCGAGCAGCTTGTCCGTCATGATGTTCATGGCGTCCGTCGCCTGCTTGGCCAGGGTGTAGTCCTTGACCTCTTGCTTGATGCGGCGGCCGGCGCGGTAAATCTCGACTAGGAAGGTGTCGCTGCCCAGCTGGCGGGTCAGCACCACGACCGTGCCGTCGGCGCCGTACAGCGCGCGCTTGGCGATCAGCTCGGCCTTTCGCTCCTGGACGTAGTCGCTGCCGGCAGTGATCAGGTCAATGACGCCGCGGTTGACCAGGCCCGAGACTGCCATGAACAGCGCGTCCAGACCCGTCGAGAACTGCGGTGCCGTCAGCTTGCCGTTGTCCAGCCCGTTGTAGAGGAATTCGACGGTTTCGAACGCCTTGCGGTTGATCTCGTCTTGCAGAATTGGGACTTCAGGCGCGCTCATGGTCAGTGCCCACCAAAGATTGCCCAGAGGGTGTAGAGGACCAGACTAATTCCGCCGCCCCACATCACGACCACGCCAAGCAGCGCGCCGAGCACATTCCTGTGCCCGAACAATTGGCCCAGCGTTGCGATTAAGCACAGCACGACGGCAGCGCCCAGCGCGCCCCAGATGGAGAGTGCGATTTGCGTATGTGACATTTGTTATTCCTTGCGCGACTTTGCGCGTTACCGATAAGAATCATCTTAACGGGAAAAATCAGGACTTACAAGTCACCGGTGACTTAGCCTGACGAATCCTACTGGATATGACCACCTGCCGAGAGGTAGGCGCCGACCGCTTCATGGGCCGAGCGCTCTGCCTTGCCTACTGCGCTCTCCAGCGCCGCAATGCGGTCGTCGAAGTCCAGCATGGTGCGCCGGATGTAGTAGTGGGCCGGCCGGGTCCGCTCGTCCATCATCAAGCCGAACATGAGGCTGTTCAGGTGCTCGATGTAGGCCTTGTTGATCGCTGCCTTGCCTTCGGCGCCGACCAGCGCGATCCCTGGCTGGACCAGCACCACGGTGGCGAAGCGCTTGTTCAGTACCCGGAAGCAGTCGCGCACGTAGGCATCGAATCGGTCCTGCAGCGCCGTCGACACCGTCATGCCGATCGCTTCAGCCATCGTGTAGCCAAGCAGGTCGATGGGCGTGCGGTCGGTGATGACGACTTGATCGACCGGCTGTGCCGCATACACCGCATCCAGGCGTTTCAGGATCTCCTCCTGGATGGCCAAGCGCGTGGCGAAATCGAACGTGCCGGCCGGGTCGCGGCCCATGTCCTTGAACATCGCGGAGACCGAAGTCTCCAGGAAGACGGCATCGTTCTTCTCCGCGTACGCCTTCGCCAGGGAGGTCTTCCCGACGCGGTGTCCGCCGATCAGTCCAATCATGCAGCGGCCCCCTTCGCCTTCTCCAGGTTCGCGCGGCGCTTGGCTACGTTCGTCTGGGCCTTCACAAGACGCGCTTCCTGCTCCGCCATCGTCTTTTCGCCTGCCTTCACGGCGTCACCCTTGGTGTCGTGCAGCCAGGCGACGTAATGCTGCTTGCCCTTTTCGTCGACGGCATAGCCATAGCGCTGAACGCCAGGTTGGCCATTCCAGCCCTTGCTGAACGCCGGCCCGGTCAGGGTGATTTCGCGCACGTTCATGCTGGGGGTCAGCTGGAACATCTTGCGCGGGAACTTGGTCTTTTTGCTGGCCACGATTATTCGCCCTTCTCGAGGATCGCGCGCTCGCCGGCCAGGTCGCGGTTCAGTGCGTCCAAGCTGGTGAACTTCTCAGGATAGCGCTTGCGCAGCTTGGCGATGTTCTTCTCGCGGCACGACGCTTCGCTCACGCCGGTTTCGTCGAAGCCGATCGCCTGATACCACTCGATGTCGCCCACTTCTTCGCCGAAGTTGACCTTGTCGATGATGCCGGTCTCGTACTGCGCCTTGATCGCTTCCAGCAGCTCGCCCGATTCGGTGAAGCAGCCCAGACCGGTGTGGTTCAGGCGCACGTTCAGCTTGTCCAGGTGGAAGTCGCGCACTTCCGGCGGCAGGCCCGCAGTCATGCGGGTCAGTTCGTCGCTCGACATACGGTCGTTGAAGTCCATGCCAGATTCCAGGGCGCCGCCCAGAAACGTCGACAGACCGTGCAGGGTGCCCAGGCTCTCGAGCATTTTCTCGCGGTCCAGACGCACATCCTTTTCCAGGGTCGGGTAGTACAGACGGCGCTTGAACTGGTCAGCCAGCTTGGCGGCCGCGATGGCGATCTCGAGCACGGCGTGGAAGGCCACTTCGTTCACGTTCAGTTGCGCCGGCACCGCTTCGGTGCGGATTGCCTGGGGGATGTATTCTTGGGATTGCATGTGTTGCTCCTGTTTTGGATACGGGGCGCGGCGCCGACTGGCGCCGCTGGTATGGGTTAAATCAACGGGTTCGGCTGTCAGGCGACAGCGCGCAGCGGTTCTGGTGCGCCAATGTCTTCGTCATCAGCCAGGCCGCTGGTGGCCAGCAGAGCTTCGATACGACCGGCAACAGTGCGCGCGGCAGCTGCCTCGCTCAGCGCCGCTTGGTGGGCAGCCTGGGCCTGCTCGGCTTCGATGCGCTTGTTCTCTGCTTCCGCGGTGTGTTCGCGCTCGACCGCCTGCAGGTCGGCCAAGGTGCGGTTAAAGCCGGCGAGGACAGTTGCGGTGGTTTTCTTGGTGAACATGGTGGTACTCCTTCAGGTTGTTGGGGTGTTAGAAGTTGCGGCTTGCGTACTCGACCCGTTCGCGGAACTGGGACCAGCCAACGAGGTTCTTGCTGCGCTGGGTCGACGACTGCAGCGGATGGCCCTGATGCTCGGTTGGGCTGGCGTGCAGCGGCTCGGCGCCGACCAGATCGAGGAACAGCTGCAAGTCCTTGTCCACGTTCGGGTTGGTGCCGTCGTGGTTCAGGTAGCTGGTGCGTGCGCAGCGCGCCGTCGACAGCTGGGCCAGGTATTGCGGGTCGGTGCTGAAAGCGTCGCGCTCGGCGTCGCTCACAAACGGCAGGTGCCAGCCGTGGGCGATGTCCTTGTGCTCCGGCAGACGCAGGACCGGGGTAGAGGCATCCATCGCTGCCTGCATCAGCTTGGCCAGAACGTGGATTTCCGGCTGGGCGTCGGTGTGGTTGCGCAGCTGGAAGAAGTTTTCCCATTCGGTTGCCGTGACGACCACGCTGATGTGTTGCCACGGTTCCAGCGCGCGGTTGGCCACCTGCTTGTGGATGCCGTATTCAATCGCCCAGCGCTCGGAATAGGTAGCAACGATGCCGGCCAACTCGAGCCACTCGGCTTTGAATTTGGCCTTGATCTCGTCGCTGACTTCTTCCTTCGCTTGCATGCCCGCCTGGTTCTTGCCGATGTGTTCGAAGAACGCCGGATCCGACAGGGTGCGCTCAATCATCTTCTTGACAGGGATGGCGCGGGACGAGCTGGCATTGCGCGACAGGTTCGTGTCGTCCATCAGGCTGACTTCTTCCAGCAGCTCGACCATGTTGTCGCCCGAGCTGATGACGCGGTGCGTCTTGGCTTCGGCGTGGATGAAGCGCGGGTAGCTCAACATGAACGTGGTCAGCCGCTTGCCGTTCGGGGCGATGCTGTCTTCAATGATTTTTGCGGAAATGCTCATTTCTGTATTTCTGTATTTGAGGTGATACGATTTTATGAAATCGAAACCGGCGATTAAGCGGCTTCGGGCGATCCGCCCAACAGCTCCTGCATCGCGATGACTGCGCGGCGCGCGCGCTTGCCACCGTCCTGCCCCTGGTGGGCGTAGAAGAGAAGCGCCGACAGAACCTGCATCGCGGTGCCCTCCTGCTCCAGCTGATTCAGCCCTTCCATGCCGGCGGCGGCGAGCATGCCCGCGTTGGCCAGGATGGTCGGGCCTTGCTCACGCTGCTCGGCCGGCGCTGGCGCGCGCGGGGCGGCTGCAGGCTTTGCTTGAGGGCGTGCTTTGAATAGTTCGACAACGGTTCCCACTTCCTACTCCTTCATCTGCGGGGCATGTTGCCCCGCTCACACTTACATTATAGTTCAGTCGTGACTTACTTATGCGGACTCAAAAGTCTTCGAAAGTCAATGCGCCGCCGGTCTGGTAGTCCGTTGGCTTGCCTTCGAAGAAGTTCACCTCGACGCCATTGATGGCGCTGATCTTCTCGACCCAAGGCGTCGGGTTCGTCACGCCAGGGTAGAGTGGTTCCCAGCCCAGGCGTTCTGCCCGCTTGTTCGCCAGCCACTTGATGCGCTGCTCGACGATAGTGTCGGTCGCGCCCAGCACGCCCCCGCTGATGATGTGCTTGCCCCACGCGGTCTCCAGTCCGACCGCTGCGCGCATGATGTTCTGCGCTTTGGCGTAGAACTCGGGGGTGAAGATTTCAGGCCGTTCCTGCTTCAGGCAGTGGTACATGTCGATGAAGAAGCCAAGGTGCGCCTCCTCGTCCCGGTTGATGTACTTGATCTGGTCCGCGGACTTGAGCATCTTGCCGCCCTTGGCCAACAGGTAGAAGGCGAAGAAGCCGCTGTAGAAGTAGATGCCTTCCAGGCAAATGTTGGACACGATCGCCAGGGCGAATTTCTCGGGAGTGAATTCGCCACGCAGATCGTCGTTCTGGTCCAGCACCAGCTGATTCTTGGCCGCCAGCACCGGGTCGCTCTCATACATGCCGTAGATGTCCAGCGGGTTGCCCGAGACGGCTTCAGCCATCAGGGAATAGGCGGTGACGTGGTTGGCCTCTTCGTACGCCTGACGCGAGAACGCCATCTGCACTTCCGGACTGGTGACGTGAACGCTAATGTTGGTGGTCAGGTTTTCGAACTGGAACGCGTCCAGGTTCGACAGGAAGGCCAGGCCCTTGTCGTACATGCGGCGCTCGGCGTCGTCGAGCTTGTTGCGGTAGCAGTTCACGTCGTCGCCCATGGCGATGGATTCCGGATACCAGTCGTTCTTGCGGAACTGCTTGAAGGCGTCCATGGCCCAAGGGTGCTTGAGTGGCGAAATGCACATGACGCGGTCTTCTGGGCCTTCGATCAGGCGGCGGTTGTTGACTTTCTCGATCAGGGTGTTGCTCATTTGGCTTCCTAGTTGAAAGGGAGCGGCAAGTGCCGCTCCCATTTAAAGATTTACTGCTTTACGGCTTTCCGCAATTACTGGCAGGACTCGCAATCCGGGTTGTCCAGGCTGCACAGCTTGTTGGACATGTCCTCGTCGTCGATCACGGCCGGCGCCGTCGCTTCGGCGATGACTGGCTTTTCCGGCTGGGCCGCCGCGCTCTGCCCGCGCAGGTAGTACGTGGTTTTCAGCTTGCGCTTCCAGGCGCGCATGTAGATGTCGTTCAGGTCTTTGCCCTTGACGCCGAACGGGACGAAGATGTTGAGCGACTGGGCCTGGTCGAGCCAGAACTGGCGAACGGCGCCGGCGTCGATCATCCAGAACGGGTGAATTTCGAACGACTCCTTGCACAGCTCAGGGCGGCCATAGCGCAGGCACGGATCGACCACGACGAAGGAGCCGGACTGGTTCTTCTTCGTGTACTCGCGCTGGAAGATCGGCTCGATGGTCGGGGTGGTGCCGACAATGTTGCTGATCGTTGCGGTCGGGGCGATCGCCATCGTGTTGCTGTTGCGCATGCCATAGGTCACGACCTTCTGGCGCAGCTGGTTCCACGGCAGCAGTTCGCGCGGCGTCACCAGCTCGGCGCGCACATCCTTGGCGCCGGTGTCCATCGGCAGGATGCCTTGCGACCACAGCGAGCCAGGGAAGCTGCTGTAGGCGCCACGCTCGCGGGCCATGTCGCACGACGCCTCGATGGCGTAGAACGAGAAGTGCTCCATCAGCTCGTCAGCAGCGTCCAGGTGGCCCTGGCTCTCCCAGTCCTGGCCCAACTGGACCAGATACTCGGTGTAGCCCATGATGCCCAGGCCGACCGGGCGGTGGCGCAGGTTCGACTTCTTGGCGCGGTGCGACGGGTAGAAGTTGATGTCGATGACGTTGTCCAGCATGCGCATGGCGACGCGGGCGGTGGCGCGCAGCTTCTGGGCGTCGAGCTTGCCGTCCTTGACGTGGTTTGCCACGTTGATCGAACCGATGTTGCAGACGGCGGTTTCGTCGTCCGACGTGTTCAGCGTGATCTCAGTGCAGAGGTTCGACGAATGAACCACGCCGACGTGCTGCTGCGGGTTGCGACGGTTGATCTCGTCCTTGAACGTGATCCAGGGGTGGCCAGTTTCAAACAGGGATGCCAGCATGCGCTTCCACATGTCGATGGCCGGCACGGTGCGAACGAACTTGCCTTCGGCTTCCAGCTCGACGTAGCGCGCTTCGAAGGCGTCGCCGAACAGCTCATGCAGCTCCGGGTGATCCTTCGGCGAGAAGAAGGACCAGGTGCCGCGCTGCTCGACGCGCTTGAAGAACAGGTCCGACGCCCACCAGGCAGGGTAGATGTCGTGCGCGCGGCGGCGCTCGTCGCCCGATTCCTTCTTCAGGTCCATGAAGTCGTAGGCGTCCGGGTGCCACAGCTCCAGGTACGGTGCGAAGCTGCCTTGGCGCTTGCCGCCTTGGTTCACGGCGACGGCGGTGTCGTTGTAGACTTTCAGGTAAGGGACGATGCCCGAGCTGATGCCGTCAGTGCCGCGGATCCAGTCGCCTTCAGCGCGCACAGGGGTCCAGTCGGTGCCGATGCCGCCGGCGTATTTCGACAGGTTCGCGCATTCTTCGATGGTGCCGTAGATCGAGGCGAACTGCGGGTCGTTCGGGCCGGCCGAAATCTGGTCCTTGACGGTGTTGAGGAAGCAGCTGGCCAGCTGGCTGTGGTTGGTGCCGGCGTTGAACAGGGTCGGCGTCGACGACATGAAGTCGAAGGTGGAGAGCACGTTGTAGAACTCGATGGCGCGCGCGGTCGGCTCGGCTTCACGCAGGGCCAGGCCCATTGCCACACGCATAAAGAAGTGCTGCGGCAGCTCGATCAGGCGGCGAGCCTTGTTGCGGATCAGGTAGCGGTCGGCCAGGGTCTGGATGCCGATGAAGTTGAACTGCTCGTCGCGCTCAGGGCGGATGGCGTCGTTCAGGTCTTCCAGCACGAACAGGCGCGCCAGCGACGGGTGCAGCTTTTCGGAGCCGATGCCGGCCTCGATGTAGGTGGCCAAGTGCGGGTACTTGATGTCGTTCCAGGCTTCCTTGTAGACCGACAGCAGCACCAGGCGGGCGGCGGCGAACGTCGCGTCCTGGCACTCGAGCGAGATCATGCCGGCGGCGCTGCCGATCATGGCGTTGTGGATCTGGCTGGTCTTGATGCCGTCGAAGAACTGCAGGTTGGCGCCCAGCTCCAGTTCCGACTGCGAAACGTTCAGGCCGCGGCATGCGTATTCGACTTGCTTATGGATCTTGGCGATGTCCAGCGGCTCACGCGAACCGTTGCGCTTAGTGACTTGCATTCTGTTTCTTCCTTCGTTGCTTGGTTGGGGTTGGGATTATAGTTAAATCACGGATGACTTACTATATGGGACGAAAAAACTACCACGCGTCCATTGCGGTCTGCGGGCGGTCGGGATTGTTGCGCTGTGCGGCTTCTTCTGCGAGCTGGGCCTCTGCCGCCGCGAGCTGGCGGACATGGGTCGATGCGAGCATTTCCGCGAAGTCCCTGTGCAGCTTCTCCTGGTTGCGTCGACGACTCTCGTCGGCATTCATCTTCTCCAGGCCGGCAGTGAAAACACCAGTCGGCTTTACCGAAGTCGTCATGGACCGCTTGGCCAGGTGCGGCATGCGATTGCTGATGTGATCCATGCCCATGTGGGAGGGGTTCTTCATGTCGCCAGGCTTGCTCGTAGACCAGCCCGGCTTGAAGATGTTGCTGAGTAATTTGGCCACTGATTGCTCCTGCTTCGATAAGTCACGACACATTATAGTTCAGTCGTGACTTATCTATGTGGACGCAATTAGGCAGTTGCTTTCATGAGGCTCTTGAACAGCGGCGAAGATTTCAATACTGCCATCGTTTGCCTGAACTCGTCCGAGACCAGACCCGCCTCGATCGCTGCCAGTGCGTCAGCCAGGTGCTCGGCTTCGCCGGCATGGATGTCGCCTTTCTTGAAGCCCTTTCCGTTCTGCTGGTAGCGGGGCCATGGCGCGTCAGGATACTTCTCCACCATGGCGTCGATCATTTCGCCCTTGGTCGCGGTCTTGATGCCGCAGCCGGCCAGCTTCACGTCGTTGGGCGTGACCTGGATGATCGGCAGGGTTTCCGCGACTGCGGCGATCACGCCCAGGCAGACCCCGTAGGATGCCATCGCGCGCGCCGACTGGCTGCCCACCGGCACCTCGACGAAGGCCATCGACGCGCCCTCGATGGCGCCGATCGCCCCGCAGTACAGAAGGCGCGCCCGGTCCAGGTCTTCGCTGTTCTTGCGCACCTGCTTGCGCGCCTTCTTGTCCTTCTCAGGCTCGGTGCGCACCACTTCCATGCTCTGCACCGTGAATTTCATGGTGTCGATGTCCAGGGCCGCGCGCACCAGGCCAAAATTGGACATGGATGGGTCCATGCCTACGATCTTCATAATGTTGCTCATTTTCTACCTTTCGTTTTACCAAGAGCCAAAATCGGCATATACGGCCGCCTTCTCGACGACCTCCTTCGCTTCCTTCTCCTTCGTGGCCAACGAGCGGATCGAGCGGATCTCGGCGAAGAAGTCGCCGCCGGCGGCCAGGTTCATCGTCGCGCGGAAGCCGTCCATGTTGGCGGCCGCGTCGATCTCGTTCATTTCCATCTTCGTGTACTGGGATGCAGCTGTCGGCTTGAACACGAAGATCAGCTTGCCGCCGGCGCCCTGGCGCACGGTCGATGCGACAAACTCCTCGCCGCCGATGTGGTTCTGCTTGCGGTAGCCCTTGCCCGGTACTTCGACCGTCAGCTGACCAGGCGAGAGCAGCGTCGTTGACACGTCCGATTCGCTTTGCTCGGCGAAGTAGTCGGTCATGCGGGTGGCAAGCGCATCGAGCGCCTGTGATACTCCTGATTGTGCTTCTTTGCTCATGTTGAACTCCACGTTGTAAAGCCGGTTAAATTCCTCCGGTGTCATGGTTTGCCGAGCCTCGCGGTCGAGCGCCAGCGCACCGTAGACGCCGTCCCATACACCGCCAGGCCCCGCGCCCTTGGCGGGCCGAGCCTGGAAGATTGGGTCGCTGCTGCGGGAGCCTGGCGTCGCCAGCAGGTATCCCACAGCATCAAGAAAATCGTCGCGCTTAGAAGCCACGATGGGTGGCACCAGACACGACCGATACGCCAGCCGTCTTCTTGACGGTGATGACGTTGTCGATCCAGTCGGTCAGGGCGTTGTGGCTGATCACCAGCACGGTGCCGCGTTCCTTCGCCTTGCGGTCCAGCACGGTCATCAGGCGCTCGAGACCCGGTTCGTCCAGCGCGTGGTCGATCTCGTCGCCGATCCACAGGTTGATGGGCTTCTCGGCGCGTGACGCGACCATGTCCTGCAGTGCCATATTCGTCGCGATGCGAACCTTGCGCTTCTCACCCCCGGACAGGGCCTTGAAGGTCTTGCCGCCCTTGTCGTTCTCCACCTCGATGTTGAACTTCTCGCGCAGCTCACCCTTCGCCGTCTTCGCCAGGGTCGACCACGTCGCATGAATGTTCCCGTCCGCCAGTGCGCCCAGATACTCGGTGGTCTGCGCGTTCAAGAATGGCGTGACGGTATCGAGAATGTGCGCCCGGACGCCCGCAGGGCCGAAGACCTTTGCTGCGTTGTCGTACAGGTCAGCGATGTCCTCGAGCTTTTTGGCTTCATCTTCGGCCAGGCCGATCTGGTTCTCGGCACGCTGGCGATCTTCACGCTTGCTCTCGACCACGCGCTGCCAGGGGTTCGGCTCGGTCAGCTTGAAGCGAGCGTCCACGTTCACCTGTGCGATGTCCCGCTCGTGGCCGGCGATGGCGTTGTTCAGGGCGGTGATGGACTGCAGCCCGGTGTTCACGGTGGCCAGCTCGGCGGCCGCCGCCGACACGTCGGTCATGTTGGCCGTGAAGGTGTTGGCCACAGCGAGCGCTCCCTCTGCCGCTGTCTTGGCTTCCTTGTACGCACGCAGCGCGCCGGCCAGCTCCACCTTCTTCTCGGTGATCGACGCCTGGCGCGCAGCGCGGGCCGCTTCCATGTCGTGTGCGCAGTACGCCTTGCCGCACTCACCGCAGGGCGAGCCGATCTTTGCGTCGATGTTGGCCAGGTCGCGCTCCAGGGTGTCCAGCTGGCGCTTGGCGCCCTCGGCGGTGGTGCGATGGATCTGCATCTTGCGATCTGCCGCCGTCGCTTCACCCTGCAGGCGGCGCTGCTCGACTTCTTCTGCCTTGCGGCCGGCGAGGGCGGTATTCAGCTCGTCGCGGCGCGCGGTCAGCGCCGCCTGGTCGAACTTCTCCAGCTGGGCGCGGCGCGTGGCGATGGCTTCGTTGATCGGCTTGACCTTGGCCAGCTCGGCGCGAGCGCGATCCTTGCGACCGTCTTCGAACAGCTGGTGCTGGCTCTCCGCAGCGGTCAGTTCCCCGCTAATCGTGTCCAGGCGCTGCTTGAGCGACTTGACTGCGGCACCGGCCGCGTCCCAGTCCTTCTTGGCCACCAGCGCCCGTTTGGAGGCTTCCGTGTACGCTGCAGCCAGCTCCTCGACCCCGGCTGCTTCCTCGATCAGCAATTTCAGGTGCTTGTCGGTCATGCCCGGCAGGTCCGGCATCGCCTCCTGGCCCGCGTAGATCGCCCCGACGAACACTTCCAGGCTGCAGCCCATGACCTTGCGGACCACTTCCTGGGTTTCCTTGTCGGTGCCCTTCGAAATGTCGATCCAGGCGCTGCCGTCTTGCTGATGCACGAACAGCTGGTTCTTGTGGACCTTGTCCTTGCGGTAGCGGGTGACGCGGTAGAGCTTGCCATCGTCGTCAAGCAGTACCTCGACGCTGCAATCTTTTCTGGCCGTCGTGTTGACCACGTCGTCGCCCGACACTTCGCGCGCCGTGGTGCCGTACAGCGCCCAGCAGACCGCATCGACGATGGACGACTTGCCGGCGCCGTTGGATGCGGCCGACGTGTCATCGGTGTTCTCGCCCTGGATGAGGATCAGGCCGCGCTGGTCGAGCTGAATTTCCGCCTGGCCCACGGTCAGGAAGTTGCGGATAGAGAGGTTGGTGATGTCCATTATTTTCCCTTGAATGGCTTGACCGTGATTTTTGATGGGTCGAGTTTCGATACGTAGTGCGGATTGCCGCGTCGCTCCGAGAAGTCGTTCGACCGAACGGCAGTGCGCAGCATGTCGATCTGTTCCGATGGCCACAGGGCGGCATCCTTCGGCACCCCGACCAGGAAGTAATCCATGTTCGGCGACAGCTTCATGGCGCGGTCCCGCTATGGTCGATCCAGTGCTGCATGCTCTCTGGATGTAAGCGCTCGGTCGTGCCGATCTGGTCGCTGTCCTCGTCGAGCGTGCCGCGCCACAGGTACAGGCCGGCCGGCTCCCGGTCCATCGGGAAGATAAACAGGTTTTCGATGCCGTCAGCCTTGATGATTGCCTCGATGTCGCAGCTACCGGCCATGACGCCGCCGCAGCCGGTCCCGCCAGCGCTACAGTCGATAGCCGAATGCGCAATCAGTGCCCAGCTTTGGCCTGGCGCCAGCTCGTCGATGGTGATGGTCGATCCGATCTGGCTCATGCGACGCTCCGCACGGTTGCGAGGATTTCGGCGCACAGCTTGGACAGGTCGGGCGCGCGCGCAAAGCCCTTGGCGGTGATGAAGTCGCCGATCGACTGCTCCAGCGTGGCGCCGGCTTTCAGGATCGAGCCACCTGCGCGCGCGGTGGCGGCGCTGGATGGGTCTTTCACCGGGATGATCGTCACGCCGGCGGCGCCCGAGTCGGTCAGGAACTGGCGCAGCGCCTCGTGGTCAGCCACCTTCGTGCTGCTGGTCTTGATGCGCACGTAGTTGCCGTCGGCGATCAGCGGCACTTCGTCCGGATCGGTGGCGCCGTCGATCTCGACGAAGCCTGGCGCATGGCTCTTGAACCACGTCACCTCGTCGCCGGCCACGACCATGAAGCCGGCCTTGGTGCCGACATCGCTCCAGGTCTGCGGGGTCAGGTTGCCGATCGAGAAGACCTTGCCGTCTTCCATCGGCTTGTGGTGGTGGTAGTGGCCCGAGAACACGCGGCGGTAGCCCAGGCTGGCCAGGTATTCGGCGGTGAGGCCGTGGTCGGGCAGGCCTGGGATCACGCCGTCGACCGGTGCGTGCAGCAACAGGTCGGTGCCGGCGCGGTCCACCGGGTCGACGTGCTCGATCGCTTCCTTGAGCTTTTCGATACTGGCGATCCAGGGGATGACGACCATGTGGTCAAAGCGGCCGTATTCCGGCTGGTTGACGACGACGCAGCCGACATCCTCGAGCGCGGTGATCGCCGACGAGATACGGGCCGCTTCTTTGCCCTCCAGGTCGTGATTGCCTGCGTTGATGACCACGCGCACGCCCAGCTTTTGGACGATGTGCTTGTAGCAGTCGCGCGTTGGGTTCAGCACGCTCGGCGCGATCGAACCGCGGACGTGGAACAGGTCGCCGCCGTGGTACAGCGTGTCGCCGCCGGCCCGCTTGACTTCGACGGCCGCGCGCACGGTCTCGTCCAAGATCTGCTGCAGGCGGCTGTTCACGCCCGTCGGCAGGGTTTCAGCGAACGCTGACCAGGCATGGTTGTGCGTGTCGCTGATCAGTCCAAATGGTTTTTCCATATTCATTCCTCAGTGGTGACTTACTTGTATGGACGATAAAAACGATGACCTCCAATGGTCATCAGGTATTTCAATTTGTGCCGCCAGACTGGTCGCGCAGTCCTTGCGTGGAAGTAGGTCGCGCCGCCGGTAAAGTCATCGACCCGCCCGTAGAGGACATCAGCTGCGATCTCGCGGCTGCGTAGCCAGGCTTCGCGTTCCTTTTTCGGTAGACCCTTGCCTACCCAGGAATACTGGCCTGTCTTGTGAACCTCCGGGCAGACGCGGCGGGGATTGCCGCGCGCTCGATTCATCGTTACCAACGCTACCGCTTGCTTGCCTGCGGTCGATTCGCCGCGGGCCTCATGGTACACGGCCGACGCCAAACAAAGAAGTGCTGCTGCGATCATGCTGTCCTTTCTGTGTCGTTGAGCTACAACCATGATACCCGCTGCAGTCAGGAATGAGTCATGAATGACTTATTAATCTACTTAATCCTTAACGACTTTGCAATAACTTTCGCTGATTTCATGGGATCGACCCGAAAATACGGCAGCGGCAGCCCACGTTGACGCACGCGCGCGAAGTGCGAGAAGCTGTTCGGGCCGAAGAAGTCCTCGACCAGGGTGAGCCAAATCAGGCGCTGGGAGCCGTCTTTGATGATGATGCCGATCACTTCGACGCCCTGCTCGCGGCACCGCTCCAGCGTGTAGATGTCGAGGCACCAGGCATTCTTCTCGCGCCAGATGGCGTCACGCTTGCGGTGGGCCAGGTAGAGCCTGTTGCCGCCCTGCGTGGTGTACCAGACGCCGTAGAACCGGCCTGCGACTTTGTGCTGTTCGCGGCTGGCCACTTAGAAGCTCCCCCACGATTCAGCGTACATGCGCTGGCGCTGCTGAGCCTCGGTGATCTCGGCCAGGCTCGGGCGGCGTTCTTCTTCCTCGGGTTCATCGGCAGCGGCGCTGCTTGGCATGGCGGCCATGCTGCCCGGCCTGACTGGGGAGAACCTGCCGTCCTTCAGCTCGGTCCACTGTGTCCACTTGGCGGCCAGCTTCTTGTCCTTCGCCAGCACGCCATTGAGGGCCTTGAGCACGGTCGGGTCAAAGTAGTCGCTTCGCCCGTTGGCTAGTTTCTGGTCTCGCAGCCAGAGCAAGTAGCTCGGCTCGGTATCGAACACCTGCTGGACCGTCTTGCCCTTGTGTTTCGGTAACTGCAGAATATCGGTAAATTCAACGCTCATTCCAACCTCTTGAGATATACAACGCAACTACGCTTATTGTGCTTTGCGATGTGCGGACCATAAATCTTCTGCATGTAGGCAAACAACCTTTCCGGTGCGGTTTCCGGGGCATCGCTGCCCACTTCCCGGTGGTTCTTGTCCGCATGCAGCAGGCACTGCTCTCCAAGCGTGCCGCCCTCGACGCTCTCCACACGAGCGCGTCCGAATACAATCTTGGTCTTCTCGTCCATCAGGAAGACCTCATCGCCTGGCGCAACACGTTTCAGCATCGTGTGACCCAGGCGGAAGGTGTTGAACTCGTCGTCCACGCCGGCGATCGGCGGGATGAAACCAAATACTTGAACTTGCACTTCGATCTCCATAATCCATCAGGGGTGATTCCCCGATGAATTATAGTGAGCGGTCCAGTAACAACCCAGGCGCTTAGCTGGTGAGCATCGCGATCAGTTCCGGACCCAGGCCTTCGGCGCGCGCCTTCTCGGCCAGCTGCTTCTTGGAATACTGCGTGCCCTTCCAGTCGTAGAAGCCCTTGCGCGGTTCCGTCAGCTTCTTGGCGTCGACCAGCTCCTCGATCAGGGAGAATTCCTTGTCGAAGAAGGCCATGCCCATTTCATCGAAGGACATGCGCATCGACGTTTCCTTGAACGGCTTTGTCAGCTTGGTCTTGACGACCTGGATGCCGATCTTCTGGCCCACGAATTCCTTCTGGCCGGCCACCTGCTGCATGACCTTCTCCTTGCCCAGCGCCAAGCGCGCGGTGGCGTAGAATTCCATCGCCTTGCCGCCTGGGGTGGTGCGCGGGTCGCCGTAGACCACACCCGGCTTCAGGCGCATCTGGTTCAGGTAGACGAAGATGGCGTTGAAGCGCTCGGCGAACATGGCCATCGACTTGAGGGTCGTGGACGTGACGCGGGCCAGGGCCGTCGTGTCGTTCATGCTGTATTCATTGAACTCTTTCTCTGCCATCGACTGCGGGATGGCGCTGGCGATCGAGTCGAAGGTCAGCACGATCGGCGCGGTCTCCGCGATCACCTTGTTGGCGCGGATCCACTGGCAATACTTGGCGCCGAGGGTGTTGCCTTCTTCCCAGGTGGCGGGGCGCTTGTAGAACCAGAGCGGCTTGTCGGTCTTGAGGCCGTAGCCATGCTGGGCCAGCTCCTCGTTGAAGGTGCGCTCCCAGTCCACGAAGCCGGCGGCGCCGCCCAGGCGCTGCGCTGCGGTCATCAGTTCGGTGGCGATCGCGGTTTTACCGGTGCCCGACTCGCCGAAGATTTCATACATGCGCCCGTACGCCAGGCCGCCGTCGTACTTGCCCGAGATCGCGTAATTCAGCGGCGCGAAGCCGGTGTCGAGGTACTGGATTGCCTCAAGCTCGGAGTTGCCACCGAATTCTTTGTCGAAGGCTGCGATCAGTGCTGCTGCGGTCATGGTGTTCCTTTAATTCAAAAACGGTTTGGTGAATTCGTCCAGGTTGCGAAGGATTGAGCCGAAGGCCAGTTCCTCGCATGCGTTCGCAAAGGCTTCCTTGTCGAACTTGCCTGTGTCGATCTTGGTCACTGCTTTCGGTGGCGGCTCCACCTGCAGCAGCTGCATCATCTGGAAATTGCGCTTGTAGATCGCGCGTCCCTCGGGCGATGCCAGCCCGATGTGCTTTTTCAGTCGGGGCTTGAAGTCACCGCTGTCACAGCGCTGCCAAAAGTTGCGCACGCTACCGAACTCAGCGATGAACTCTGGCGCCCCCTTTTCACCGATACCGCCCACGCCCGAAATGCAGTCGGAGGTGTCGCCCGTCAGGATCTTCGTCTCGAGGTAGGCGAAAGGGGATTTGCAGCCGGTCTTGTTGTAGAAGTTCGCCGCGGTGGTCAGCTTCGCGTCGTTGCGCGGGTCTTTCCACCACACGTTGCGGCGCACCAGCTGCATCCAGTCGCCGTCACCGGTGATCAGACCGATCTCGTTGGCCGGGTCAGCGGAGAGCTTGCGCACGAAGTAGCCGGCCAAGTCGTCCGCCTCGCGGTCGTATGCCGTCATCTGGCGCACGCCGAGGGTGGACAGCAGGCGCTCGATGTGTGGCTTCTGCTTGGCGTATGCCGCCTTCATCGCGACCTTCTCGGGCGTGTCGCGGCGGTTTGATTTGTATTCGGGGTGGAGCTTGAAGCGCCATTCGGCGCGGCCGTCCCAGAGGACCATCGGCACGAAGGAGCGGTTTTCGATCCGCAGCTCGCGAATCGTCTTGGTGATACCGAACGCTGCCTGGGTTTCCATGCCTCCCGCGTTCAGTTTGGTTGCCTGCTGTGCTGCATAGCCGATCGCATTACCGTCGATCAGAAGAATCTTTTGTGCCATTTGTATCTCCGAAGGGAAAAAGAGCCGGCGCGCGGCCGGCTCCTCATTCAGTCACTAACGACTTACTCGGGAAGTTCGCCGAGAAGCGCGTCAATGTCCGAATCCAGCGACGGATCGGAAGCACCCGATGCGATCGGGGTGGCGTCGAAGTCAGGCACGTCTTCGAAGTCAGCCGACGCGCCTTTCGGTGCGCTCAGTGCCGATGGGCGAGTGCGCGGTGCATCTGCGCCAGTGCCCGGTGCCGGCAGCACGCCTGCAACGCTGTTGATGGCGCCGATCGCGCGACGTTCCTGTTCTTCCGATTCCTGTTTGACGTAGTCATCCAGGTTGTGCAGCTTGCCCAGCACGGCAGCCGGAACCTTGAGGGTCTTGGCAGTCGGCATGGCGCTGTACTTGGTGTTCAGGCCCTTGCCGTCGCGGGACAGCTTCAGGATGATCGCAGCGTTCGGGTCCAGCGGTGCGCCTTCGTACTCGATCACGATGTCCAGGATCTGTTCGAAGATGCCGCGCTTCAGTTCCAGGATGACCGGGGTGTTCGGCTCTTTCGAGTCGAGCATCAGGGCATTGACCAGAACGGTGCGGCTCGCCTTTGCCTTGCCCAGCACTTCGGTGAGCGAGTCGTCGGCGGCAGCGCGGGTTGCAGCGGCCAGGGCCGAGCAGACAGCGCAGTCTTTTTCGAACGTGGCGTGCGTGCAGAGGTACACAGCCTTGATCTGATCGGCTTCGTCCTTGATGAAGTGCTGGCCGAAGTCGTGATACCACGTTGGGTCTTCGGCGCGCCAGCCCGGCAGGATCACAACACGGTTCTCGCCAGCTTCCAGTTTGGCGGTTTTTTCAGTCTTTTTGAGGGACTGCTTCTTCGCCAGCATCATTTCCATCAGTTTGTTCTTGTCCATGAGTTCTTTCGTGGGTTGGTTTGTCAGTAAGTTAGGTGCCGTCAGACTTTCGTCATCGGGCATTCACATTATAGCTCACCTGTGACTTACTTTTGCAGCCACAGGGAGGCAAAAGTGATCTTAGGCGCTGCGAAGACCGCCGACGGCAGCAGCAGCGGCAGCGCGCTTGTCGAGGTGGTTGCCTTCGGCAGCGAGGATGCGCAGTTGACCCTTGCCTTCTTCCCGGCGGTCGGCGCCCAGCTGCACCAGCATGTCCTTGCGGTCGCGCAGCGCGTCGGTGCAGGAGCGGCGCACAGCAGCAATGGTCTCGGCTTCGATCACGCGATTCTTGGACGACACGTATTCCGGATCCTGCTTGACCGCGTTCTCCACCATCTTCTCGGTGACTTTCTCGCCGGTCAGGGCCAGGGCCTTGCGGTGCTTGTCGTACAGACGTGCTTCGACGACTTCGTGGCGCAGCTTCAGGCGGGAGTGCTGCGCGTCAGCGTGGGCCGCCTGTTCGCCGTGGTATGCGCGCAGACCTGCCTGCTGCATCATGGCGTCGTCCAGGGTGTTGACCGAGACCCTGATTTCATCGCGGAACTCTGCCATGTCGATGTAGTGGTTCAGCTCCTTCTTCGGCGCTGCTGCGGCGGCCGCCGGCGTCGGGGTGGGCGTCGGGGTCGGGGTCGGTGCCGCGCGCAGGGTCGGGGCTTCACGCTCCAGCGACGCAGCGACGGCCGCCAGGGCATCTTCGCCTTCCAGGTGAATGATCGGCTCGGGTTCCGGTTCCGGGGTGGGCGTGGCAGCGACAGGGGCCGGCTTCGGCGTCGGGGCCGGTTTTGGCGGCGGTGCAGCTTCGGTGATCGACACTTCCTCGGTCACGACCTTGGCGCGCGCAGCTTTGGCCAGCTCCAGGGCAGTCGGCTTGGCGGCCGGCGTCGGCGGCGGGGTCACAGGTTTCGCATCCTGGGCCGGGGTCGCGTCCAGCTCTGCAGCCAGGGCGGCCAGCTCGGCATCGGGATCGCTCTCGACCGGCGCCGGCGCGGCCGCTGCGCGCTTGCTCTCCAGCTCGGCGGCGATGCTGGCCAGCTCCGCTTCCATCACGGCGTCCTTGTCGGTGGTCGCGACAGGTTCAAACGGGGCGTCGTCCGCCTGGACAGGGTCGCCATTCAGTTCCGCCGCCAGGGCGTCCAGGTCGTCGTCAGCGGCGGCGGCGGCCGTCACCGGTGAGGCTGCGGGTGCGTCGACCACGTTGGCGGTTTCAGCCTCCAGCTGGGCCATCAGGTCGTCAAGCTCGTCGTCGCCGATCGGGATTTCTTTTTGTGCGGTTGCCATGTTTATTTCTCCAGTTGAGAGTGTTGCTACAGGTTAATGGTACATATCGCACGCAGGAGGGGCACCCCTCCCGCGCACATTGCCTAGCTCAAAATCTCGGCTACTTTTGCGAACACGTCGTTGAGGACGAGTTGCTTCGCCGGGTCGTGGTAAATCTGCTGCGGGTTCAGTCCGCACACGATGGTTGCGTCCAGTTTCGCGTCGTAGATCGCCTTGCCGATCAGCTCCGTGGTGCCGCCCTTGTGACCAGGCAGGAAGCGCTTGATCGACGCGGCGCCCAGTGCCACGATGATCGGCGGCCTCAGCACGTCCAGCTCGCGGGACAGGTACTGCGCGCAGCCATTCATCTGCTGGTTGGTCAAGAACTTGTCATTCTTTTTGGCCTTCACCAGAGTCGTGAAATACCCGTCGCCCGGTGCGATTCCCGCTTCCTTGATCGCGGTCTTCACGCAGTCAGCGGTGTCGCCTTCCATCAGCTTGTTGGCCTTCTCCTCTTGCCAGTTCGGGCAGTCGGACACGACCATGAACTTGACGTTCGACTTCATCCGGATCGCCGGGTGCGGCTGGCCGGACAGATCACAGGCTTGGCAGCCGCGGTAGTCCTGGACGATGTGAATGATCTTCGCCTTCACGAAGGGTTCCGTCACGTCCGTGGTCCGGTCAGCCTTGACCGCGTCGATGATCAGACCCGGCATCAGCTCGGTCTGGTCCTTACGGCGCGACAGGTCGCGGGCCGGCTTGGCGCCAGGCTCGATCGCGGCAAGGGCGCCGACCAGACGCAGGTTCTCCACCACGCGGGCATTGACCTTCGATCCCGGCTGCGCAGCGGTCTGCAGGAACTCGTCGATGGTGTCGAAGCGGCCCTTGATCGGGCAGGTGTCATCCGGCTCCCATACCTCCTCCGTCGTGCCGTCGCGCTTTTTCTTGATGCGCGCCACCTTCCAGTCGCGGTTACGCTCTCGCAGTTCAGCGATGCGGCGCGCGGTGTTCTCCGAAATGCCCATGACCTTGCTGAACGGTGCCAGCAGGTGCTTGTCGTCCGGGATCGTGAAGCGGTCGCTGGACATGTTGATGTCCGGCGGCAGCACCTCGATGCCGCAGCTGCGCGCATCGTTGACAAGGCCGGTCAGCTTCTCGTCGCCGACGATCGACAGGCAGGCAGCGAAGTATTCGGCTGGGTAGCGCACGCGCACCCACATCGTCCACACCGAGATCACGGAATACTCGACCGAGTGCGACTTGTTGAAGCCGTAGCCGGCGAACGACTCGATCTTGTCGAACAGCTGGCCCGCCGTCATCGGATCCATGCTCGACTTGTCCTCGCAGCCCTTGACCCACTTGTCGCGCATTTCCGCCATCTTGTCGGCGTCCTTCTTGCCCATCGCTTTCCGCAGGTTGTCTGCTTCGGCGCCGGTGAAGCCGGCCAGGTCGACGGACAGCTGCATGACCTGCTCCTGGTACACGACCACGCCACCTGTCGACGACAGCGCCGCTTCCATGTTCGGGTGCTCGTAATACGGCGACTTGCGACCCTGCTTGATGGCCACGAAGTCCTCGAGCATGCCCGAATCCATCGGACCCGGCCGGTACAGCGCAGTGGCAGCCGAAATGTCTTCGAACGTGAGCGGGCCGCCCTTGGCCAAGTCCTTCAGCAGCTTCTTCATGCCTGGCGATTCGAACTGGAACACGCCAGTCGTGTCACCGCGCGCGAAGGCCGCCATCACGTCCGGCTCCTCGAGCGGCAGGTTCACGTAGCTGATGTCCTTGCCGTGACGGTCCTTGATGTACTTACGGGCGATCTCCAGCACGTCGAGCGTGGACAGGCCCAGAATGTCCATCTTGACCAGGCCCCAGTCCTCGACGACGCGCTTGTCCCAATTCGTGACCGGGATGCCATCGCTGCGCGTCTCGATGACGGCGCGGTTCACCAGCGGCTCGCCGGCGACGACCGTGCCCGCGGCGTGCTGGCCGAAGTTACGCATGACGCCTTCCAGCTTGAGGGCGTGGCCCCAGATGCCGGGGTGGTCATCGCGGAACTTTTCGATGTCAGCGACCGCGTCGGCCGAATTGGTCAGGGTCATGGATTGGCCATGCTCCTTCGGCACCAGCTTCGTCACCGACAGGGCCAGGTTGTCCAGCTCGTACACGCGCCCGGTGTCGCGCAGGGCAGACGCCGACGCCAGGGTCGAGAAGTTCGAAATGCCGGCGACGCGGTCGGCGCCATACTTGGCCGTCAGGTACTCGATGACCTCGTGGCGGCGCGTGGACATGAAGTCCAAGTCGGCATCGGGCAAGTCGAGGCGTTCGGGGTTGATGAAGCGTTCGAACAGCAGGTTGAAGCGGATCGGGTCCACGTCGGTGATGCCGATCAGGTACGCGACCAGCGAGCCGCCCACGGAACCCCGGCCAGGGCCGACGATGATCCCGTTGTTCTTGGCCCACATGACCAGATCCTCGACCAGGAGGAAGTAGCCGGCAAAGCCCATCTTCTTCAAGACGGACAGCTCGTACTTCAGGCGGGCCTGATACGTGGGCATGTCGGCGGCGGCCGGGCGGTGGCCCAGCACTTCCTGGCCAAAACGCTTCTTCCAGCCGGCGATGCACTTCTGGCCAAGCGCTTCGAACTCGTTGGGCGCCATCTGCGGCAGCGAGACCGGGTGCTTCTTGAATTCGTAGGCGCACAGGCCCGCGACCTTCTCGATGTTGACCAGGCCCTGCTTCCACAGGTCGGGCGCGGACACGCCGCTCCACTGGGCGGCGCGCTTGTGGGCGGCGAGCATGCGCTTGCCGATGTCGAGCGGGGCCTTGAAGCCGAACTCCTTGACTGCCTGCTTCGGGCGCCAAGGGGTCGACATCTTGTTCTGCGTCGTGATGACGTTCAGCACCTCCAGCGTGTCGGCGTCGGCGTCGTCGCGGTACATGAACGGATAGGTGACGAGGGTCTTCATGCCAGGGTTCGCCTGCACAATCGCGAGCGCCTTTGCGTTCAGCGTGTCGAACAGCGGCGTGTTGATCGGCGTCAGCTCGCAGTAGAAGTGTTCGAACCGGTGCGCCAGGTCGCCGATGATGTCCTCGTGGCCTGGGTGGCTAAACAGGTTGTAGAAGTCGCCGGTCGTGACAACGACGCCCTTCATCTCCATCACGTCCTTCCAGCCGCAACGGCTGTGATAGTAGAAGTATTCGGCGCTGTTGGCCTTCGTGAGCAGCTTGAGCAGGCTCTGGATGCCGGTCTCGTCGACGGCGTACACCTTGAGCATGACGAGCGGGTTCGGTTTCTCCGCCTCGCCCGACGCCTTGCTCGGCTTGCGGTAGGTCGGATCATCAACGACGCGCAGGCGGCAGCCGATGATCGGCTTGATGCCGGCCTTCTTGCACTTGTTGGAGAAGTCGACCATGTTGTGGATCGACATGTCGTCCACCAGGGCGACCGACTCGTAGCCGTGCTTCTTGGCCTCGTCGATGATGTGATCTGCCTGCAGCAGCGACTGCCCGATGGAGAAGTCGCTGCGTACTGACAGGGCGTGATTGATGTTCATGCGAATGCCTTCCCGATTGCCACGCCCACGAGCAGGGCCACTACCAGCGCGAAGCCGGTGATCGCCATGCCGATGTGCATGCTGTTACGCTTGCTATTTGCCGCTTGCAGGCGCTGTTCAACTTCTTCCAGCGTCTCGCTGTAGGTCTCTGCGCCCAGCCGGCCCAGAAAGCCCGCCTGCTGCTCGCTGAAGCCAACTTTTAGGGCCTCGCTGTAGGTTCCACCGTTCATGGTGTGTCCTTTCTTGTGTGTTGTGATACGGTAATTCTCTCAACCCAGGCCAGGATGCAGAACGATGTTGTCACCGTCCTTACCAACAATCCTGAACGCGCCCAGCACCGCTATCGCCATCGAAATGTGCGACGCTGCGGTCTCCTCGCTCCAGCCCAGCTCCTGGGCCATTGCGACGCGCAGGGAAGCGCGCGTGAAACCGCCATTTATGAGGTGGTTGCAGACCACGCGCAGGTAAGCTGGCCCGCCCTCTGCGAACGGGTTCATGCGCTGCGGGAGCATGGAGCGCATGTCGTTGATGCGACCCATCTTGCACAGCGTCGTAGCCTGGTCGGCCGCTTTCTTGTTCTGGGCGGCGATCCGCTCGATCGTGGTGGTCATCTCCACCGTCATGGCGAACGTCACGCGCTCCTGGGCCGTGGTGCGGGTCAGCGGCTTGTTCGCCACCTTCGGCTGGGCCACCTTGATCGGCGACTTCTCGAGTGGCTTGGTCTGGGCCGGCGCCGGCGCGGCTTTCGCGCGAGCGACAGCGTGGCGCTTGAGTAGGTCGCGCACGTCAACCGTTGCGCGGATCGACTCCAGGGTGGCCAGCGAGGCGCTGTTGCACTGGTCGTAGGCCACACAGCCCTTGCACACCGATGAATCCTGGCTGTAGACACTCGCGGCGCCGAAGCAGCCAGGGGCTTTTTGTTCGATCATGCTGCTTCCTCGATATACTTGACGGCGTTGCGCAGTTCGCATTCCGCCATCGACAGTTCGCGCTCGGTGGCGCCACCCAGCATCGTCAGGAACTTCTTGACGGTGATGAGCGAAAGTCCTTCCTTCATGGCGCGCGCATGCACGCCAACTTCGTCGGCAACAGCGGCGTGCGCGCGCTGGCTGCGCAGTTCGCTCACCAGCTCCGGGGGTGGGTCGCGCAGCCAGTCCACCATCAGGTTCGCCAGGGGCGACAGGTTCGCCATCGCCCGGTCCATTAGCTGCTTCGTTTCGATGATCTCCTCGGGCGACTGGCTGTTGGACGCGATCGACGATTCGAACGGATCACCGCCCTCGTCGCCGGCCGCTTCCATGTCCGAGAAGTTGCGCGAGGCGATCGCGTAGTGCAGGCTCGGCAGCTCCGGCTCCGCTGCTGCGCGGCGACGTGCGTTCTCCTCGTCGCGCTCGGCGATCTCGACCTTCATTTCGTCGGTCAGGCGCTTCACGCCGGTGAACTTGCCGATCGCCTTGCTGAAGTGGCTGTGCGCCGCGCGGGTGTAATACGCCGAGAACTTGACGCCCGCCTCGGGATCGAACCCGCGCGCTGCCATCACGAAGGCCATCGACGCCTCCTGGAACATGTCGTCGTAGGAGAGGGGAACGCCCGCCTGCTGTGCCCTTGCAAACCCACGCTTGGCGTGGAAGTGGACCAGGCCGATGTTTTCTTTGAAGCTGAGCGTTTCATTCATGATGCCAATCCCCTCTACTGCCAATTACCCGAAAATCCGCTGTGCCAGGCCGTCTGCCACTTCGCGGTCGATCTTGCCCAGCTTGTTGATGAAGGACAGCTGCAGCCCGACGCGGAACGAACCGCGCATCACGCCGATGCGGCTCGCGTAGATCAGGGTACGGGGCGAGATCGTGTCGCTCATCTTGGCGCCGTCGTATGCCTGGCGCACCAGCGTGGCGAACTCGACCATCTTGTCGGCGTCGTCGGCCACCAGCTTGCAGTGGTTCTGGAGGATCTGGCTCTCTGCCTTCTTCTCCATGTAGCGCTTGTTGATCACCATGCCGAAGCGGTCGTAGTTGGCCGAGTTCTGGATCATCGTTCCCTGATACAGGCCCGACTCGTCGCCCGAACCGTTCGTGTTGCCGGTCGAGACAAAGCGGAAGCCCGCCGCTGGCTTGATGATGCGCTTATCTGCGGGCGCCTCTTTAATCACCAGTGACTTACCTTCAAGGACGGCCTGATACACGGCGAGGACCGATGGCATACCAAAATCGTATTCGTCGGCGCAGAAGACCCAGCCGTTGATCATCGCCAGTGGGAGCGGGCCGAGTTCGAATTCAGTCTGCCCACCCTTGACCGTCCACTGCCCGACGATGTGGCTTTCTTCGGTGTTGACCGTGTGCTGGACGCGAAGCATTGGACGATTCGTGCGGGCGCAAACCTGCTCCAGCAGCTCCGACTTGCCCGAGCCTTTGTGGCCCCAGACCAGGCACGGAATGTTCAACTCGAGCGCCAGGATCACGTTCTTCAATTCGTCGATGTCATAGACGTAGTTGTCCGAGATCGGCGGAACCATGTTCTGCTGGTCGTGCGCCGTGAGCACGCTGATCGGGATCGGATCGCCTTTAGCGCTCAGGGCTGCTTTCACGCGGCCGAGATCGAAAGTCTCGTGCAGCGGACGCTTCGTTGGGTGGCCCTTCGGGATCAGGGTGCTCACGGAAGCGGTGGCGGTGCCGGCCATTTCCATCGTCGTCGACGCCGACGCCGCGGTGGTCGCAGCGTCACGTTCGCGGCGCTTCTTCTCCAGCAGCTCCAGGGCGAACGCGGACATCAGCGGCGCTTCTGGGAACTTGGTCTGGTAGCTCTCGACGGTCCACTCAGGGTGGTCCTTGGTCAGGTGGGTCTTGATGACGTGCTCTTGCGCGCCACAGATTTTGCAGGTGATTTTTTCGGTCATAGTGGTTCTCCACGGTGGGCTACTCGCCCGTTGTAAAAATTCGATTAGTGCTGCAACAGAAAACATGATACCGATGACCACCCGGATAAGCAAGTCACTTGTGACTTATCCGAGCGATCATTTTTAGGGCGTCAACCGGCGATCAGCTGGCGCAGTTCCTTCATGACGACAGCCGGCAGCTCGTCGACCTTGTTGATCACGAAGTTCTTGGGGTAGAACTTCTTCACGTCGTTGGACTGAATGCCAATGCCGATGACCTTGACCCCGGCGCGCGTCAGGTTCTCCACCACCTTTTTCAGGTGCGGCTGCAGCGTGTTCGTGTAGCCGTATGCGTGCGGTGCGCCATCGGACAGGACGATGAGGATCTTGCCCGTTTCGCGGCGGGCGAGCAGGCGACGGCCGGCAATCTCCACGCATTCACCATCCACGTTGTTGCGCATGGCGCTGGTGTACGGCAACCAGCCAAAGCGCTTCTTGACCTCCGTGCTCATCCGCTCGGAGAACGTCTTGAGGATCGGCATGTACAGCTGCTCGTAGCGGCTGTACTGGCGCCCGATCTTGGCCTCCTCCGCGCGCAGCAGGTTCAGGTCGCCACCACCCATGCCGGCCCCGGTCGTAAAGCCCATGACCTCGTTGGGGATGCCGATGCGGTCGAGCGTGGACGCGAGCGCATACGACGCCTGGGCCGCGGTGTGGATCTTCTCACCGTCCATCGAGCCGGACATGTCGTCGAGCAGCATGACCGCCACGTCCTTCGTGGTCGCTTCGACCTTGCGCCGGAACACGCGACTGTCGTTCGTGGCCAGGCGCGACAGGGCGGCCGAGTTCAGGCGCCCGCTGCGGTGGCCAGGGTTCCAGTGCGACAGGCTCTTGGCGCTGATGGCGCGCTCCAGGTCTTTCTGCAGTGGCCCGATCATGTGGTCGACCTTATCCTGCAGACCGGTCAGCATCGAGTCGGTGTAGCCACTGCCGATCTTGAGCGGTTCGACGATGTCTTCGTCCGTCGTGTAGACAAGGTAGTCAGCAGCAAGGGCGGCTTTGGCCGTCGTGTCGGTGATCAGACCCGAAGCCACATCGTCATAGTCCTTTGCGGTTTCCCGGTCGATGGCTTCCCACGAGATCGAGGACGACTGCGCGATGTCGATTTCTTCTTCCGCGTTGGGCGCTTGCATCGGGCCACCGCCCGCCTCGCCGCCACCTTCGTCGCCGTCGCCGTCGCTATCACCACCTGCCGACAGGTCGCCGGCCGGGGCTTCTTCCGGGCCGACTTCCTCGTCCGAGTTACCGGCCGCAGGGGCCTCTTCATCGTCGCCTTCTTCGTCGCCAGCTGCCGGTGCTTCTTTGTCGTCGCCTTCTTCGTCGCCCTTCGCGTCGTCGTCTTCCTTCTTGCCGCCGGCGCTGGCGCCCTTTTCTTTCTCTTCCTCGCCTTCGTCACCCGCGTCGTCGTCGCCGGCAGTGGGCGAACCGGTCGCCGTACCCGCTTCTTCGCCTTCGTCCTTGCCCTTCGGGGCCTTGCTGCCGCTGCCGCCCTTCGGTTTGGGCATCGGGATCGGCATCGCGCCGCTTTCTTCTTCGTCCGATGGCGACGGCTCACCGTCCCGCAGGCGCTTGACGATAATCTTCGCCAGGTCCAGGCAGTCCTTCGTTGATGCGGCGCCCGCGATCTTCGGCTGCAGGTCTTTGATCTTGTCGTGCAGCTCCTGGACGTGATGCATCTTGTCGCGCATATATTCAGCGAACACCTGCTGCCCCGCCATCATGCGCACCAGCGGCACGGTCAGCACAGCGATCAGCTCCTGGTCGTTGCCACTCTCCAGCGCTGCATTCATGTGCGGCGTGGTGTATTTGTCGAGGAAGAACTTACCCATGCGGGCCATGTTTTCCGCCGAACCTTGGAAACGCCCGGCCATCGCGCGCTCGATGCGGCTGTCTTCGATCAGGTTCAGCATGCCGCCGGCGCCGAACTTCTGCGCTTGGCCCATCAGTGGGAATTCGGTGAACAGAATGTGCGCGACCTCGTGATCGAGGAAGCCCTGGATGGCATCCAGCAGCTCCATGTTCGCGTTGTCGGGGATGTACGGCAGGTTGACGTGATATGGACGACCGGTGGTGTCGGCCTTCACGTATGCAGAAATACCACGTTGCGTAACCTGAATGCCGCGCCCCGCCAACATTTGCGTCAGTTTTGTGATAGCCTCTCGCATAATGTATATACGGTCGTTTTGTGCCATTTTTTTTGCTCCCGTTATGAAGTCATTAGTGACTGATAGGTTCAAGTATAAAAAAGCCCGTCAGGACGAGCAAGCAGGTTTGGTATCTGTCCTGCGCTCGTGCCTAACGGGCTGTTGGGTCCAGCGGTACTACAGAGCCATGTATGCGTTCAGCGAAGTCGTATTCACCAGGACCAAGGCACCCATAACTGGGTGCAGCACACGGTGCAGGATCGTACCGCCAAGATCCAGAACACTTTCAACAGTGCTGGCATCCAGGAGGTCGGCGAAGTCTTCAAGGCTAATAATTTGTTGCTTATTTGTGACTACTGCGTTGCTCACTTCAAAATTCTCCCAAGTTTAGAGGCGCATCGTTTGTGTCCGGTACGCAATCATTGTAAGGGATTATAGATCAGTTGCGACTTACTTTTATGTTAGCTTCGCGACAATGAAAAGTTCTGTTTCTAGTTATAAAAAATAATTCAGGAACGATAAATCTTCAGGAAATCAAATACTTATGACCACTTGGGGCTGTCGAGTTAATGATTCTTTGCTAACTGGCGCGCTATAATGGTTTAGTAAAATAAATCAGCAGTGACTATATAGAGTCACGGAAATACAACATCTGTTAAGAGGTCCACAAATGAACGCAGTCTCCGATAAAGTCTTCGCAAAAAAAGCTGGCAAGCCTAACATCACAGTTGCTGATTACATCACGCAGCAAGTCAATCTGTGCGGCAAGCAGCAGCTGGACATCGCCCGCGAGGCTGGCTTCAACAAGCCGAACATCATCACGATGATCAAACAGGGTAAGACGAAGCTGCCAATGGCCAAGGTTGGCACTATGGCGAAGGCGCTGGGCGTCGATGCTGCGTACCTGTTCCAGCTGACGATGCAGGAATACGAGCCAGATACCTGGGAAGCGCTGAAGGACTTCGTCTTCAAGACGCCTTTGCTGACCCAGAACGAGATCGAAATCATCGAAACAATCCGCCAGTCAAACGTGCCGAACCCTAAGCTGCGCACCGAGGCCGAGCGCGCTGCATTGCTCGACGTGGTGTCCACCTTCAAGCCGGACAATTCGGTATCCGGTGACTGATTATGGAGTCTGATGTAAGACGACAGGGCACTGGCGATCAGTGCCCTTTTTTACGCGTAAGCGGATTATGTAAGGAATAGCTTTTTGAAAGCCACGGAAATCATGAAAAAAATTACTTATACGTTACTGGATAAGAAAGTTAATTCGCAAAATATCCAGTTTGTTATGGACATAGCAAGCTATGCGGAACTTGCAGGGAATATTATTGAGAATAACCCTTATCAGCGCAACAGAGTAAGTAAAAGCGGCAGTATATATAGCTTACTCAAAGAGGATATTCTAAAAGGATGTATCGTACCACCAATTGTTCTAGCCTCCACCTCCCAATTAAAAGAAGGAAGTTCTTCCGATGACCTATTGGAAGAAGTATTGGCCGATTTTAGAAACCTAAAAATATTAGACGGCTTGCAGCGAACCCTATCGATAATCGATGTATATAACAATAATCGTGAGCACTTTGATAGCCTAGCTGAGCAATACCTGATAAGGATTGAAGCTTATCTCTCGATCAGCGATTCAGGTATTCTATATCGCATGCTCACTCTTAATACCGGACAAACTCCTATGACATTGCGTCATCAATTGGAGATCCTTTTCTCAAAGTACGCAGACGGCGAGTTAAATGGTGTCAGTATTTTGCGTCAGGTTGATGAAGGTTCGGTAAAGTCGATAAATGATTATCGATTCTCCGATTTAATCGAAGGATATACTTCTTTCTTAGAAAAGAACGAGCTTCCGATTGATAGAGTTGATATTCTTCAAACAGTAAGAACGATTAAATTTATCTCGGATGAAAGCTCTGCAAAAATAGAGTTTTCCGACTTCGTTGATTCATACCAAGCGTTGTCGCATGCATTTGATGTCCAATTTCCTGGATGGATTTATCCAGACGATGTGGATGAAGATATGCGAACCGCCGCGAACCCGTTCGGTCGCGAAGTTTATAAGATCTTCAATAAGAGTCAGCCATTAACTGGATTCGGCGCTGCAGTTGGTGAGTTGATTGCTTCAGGAACTATTGCAGGGCTTGACGATATAAACACCTTAGCCCCAAAGCTAGAGTTTGAGGAGAGTGACCTACTTCGTATAAATAAGTTCTTGGACGATATTCGAGGCGAGTCTAAAAAAATTGGTAACGGTCAAAGGATATTTTTTAAGCTTTTCTTTAAGTATTTGCTAGATCGCGATGGAAGTTCCTTTTTAAGAGTCTCGGATTCCTTGGAGCGAGCCAAAAACCGTGCAATGGCTGAGGTCTGATTCATGGCTGAATTGATAACGCTCTCGGACGAAAGTGTGCCTTTAGTGTATCGGGAAGATGCCTTACCTGCAGTACAAATTCCTTACGCTGTAAAGCTCTACACCAAATCCGTACCCGATGAGAAGGAAATTGCTCAGGTATATATTAGGAATCAATCAGAGCGACGTATTGGGTGGTTGATTCCTGTCATTTCGATGATTTCTTCGGAACATGAATATGCTGATGATATATATTTTAGGAAACATGTCTATGAGGCCATGAAATTTCTCATTGGGAAGAAGCTCGATGAGAGTATTTATGTTCTTGTGTATAGCAAGCGCATTCTTAGTACTACGGATGTGAAGTCTGATGGCGAATTATCCTTATCATTTCTCCTGTATGGAGTTTATCCATACTATAAGTTTCCATCGATTGCGAGCGTCGAATATAAGGCAAAAATTGGAAGCAAACTAGTAATCACCAAAGGTTTTAACTTTGATTCTGCTGTGGGTTTTTTCAAGTTGCTAGTAGATGACTTACTTCCAGCTGAACGAAATGGCTATGCAAGATTCATGTTCTTTTATCAGATCTATGAACTTGCAATGGAGATGCTCTTTTATAAAAAAGTCAATGAGCTTAAAATAACTAGGAGTCACCTTGGCATCATAAGAAAAAAGATTGACGATTATTCTTCTGAAGGGAAACTTATCGCAGTGCTTTATGCGGAAATGGGCCTAGATAGAAATGACGCGTCACTCGCAATCGAAGCAAAAAAAATCTTTGAAGACTTAAAAGACGATAATTACTACACTTCAATAAATAAGTCTGGGATGTTATATGACATCCGCAATATTCTTGTTCATAGTTATTATAGATACAGCATTGAAGAGAGTCTTTCCTACTTGGCTTCCTACATTGAAGATGAAGCTTTTCACGTTCTGAATTATATTTTCTCTGTTCAAAGTATGAAGGAAGAGCTGGAAGCAAAGTATTTTAATGCAAACCATTGATACTCATGATCCTTACCACTCATGGATAATGATTTGGGTTTGCAATTTGCAGCTACCAAAGCTTGTCGGCGAGCGTACTTCCTCGGATATTGCTGTAGCGCCGCAGCATCCTCGTCGAGCTGTGACCTGTGATTTTCATGACTTCGAAGTCCTGCAGTTTGGTTCGTTCGAAGAATCGGCTTGTCGCTTCGTGGCGCAGGTCGTGAAAGCGCAGGTCCGGACAGCCGGCCGCGTCGAAAATCCGCCCGAACTGGCGACTTAGCATCGCGGTCGTCCTGGTCAGCGAATTGGCCTTCCCGTCCCACCATGGCAACAGCCGACCTCCTGGGAAGGCATGCTCACCCATTCCCCGTTCGCCGGCAGCTACGTGCGCCAGGTAGGCGTTGACGCGCTCGGCCGCCGTGCTCGACATGGGCACCTGTCGCTTGTCACCATTCTTGGTCCGGTCCAGGAAGATCGTGCGGCGTTCGAAGTCCACCTGGTCCAAGGTCAGCGTGTATATCTCACGCATCCTCATGGCCGTTTCAAGCGCCAAGTCAAACAGCAGTTCCAGTGCGCCTTGGTGAGCAAGCACCATAGGCCGCTGGCGCCCTTCCGGTTTGTTCCGATCGAGAATCCAGCGGATCTTCTCTTCCTCACCGTGCTCGAGCCTGCGGTCCCGCTCGTCATCCTCTTGCTCGACGAAATCGGGGTTCGCTAAGCGGGCCACGTCTGCATCCCTGTCGGTGTACTGGGCATAGCTCTTTGGCAGCTGTCTAATGGGGTTCTGCGGGGTAGTCAACACCCCTTTCCGAAATGCCCAGTCAACACAGCGCCCGAGCGCGCCCACGTAATGACGGATGGTGGACGGGTTCAGGTTCTCGACCACTTTCATGTTCTCGATCCACCGTTCGGTCCACTCGTAGTTCAGCGCCGCCGTTTCCACCTCGCCGATGCGATCGAGCAGCGTGTTCAGCAGCAGCTTGTCCGACTTTGACACGGCCACCGTTTTCAGGTAGGCCCGAATGAGCTTGGAGAGCGTTTTGTGTGGGCTGACCGGCGCCGGCGCTGGCTTGCTCCCGAGCATCGCCTCGAGGCGCGCGACGATGGAATTGAGGTCTTTCTCTACCCGCATTGGGCCGCTCCCTGGCTAAACTCGCGTCAACGGCTTTGCAATCCGCTGTCTCTTGTGGATAATCAACGACTTATGAACAGGCCATTGTTGCATCCCAACAGACTCGCGTCAACGGCCAAACATCAGATCGAAAAGAGGGCCGTCGACCTCGTCTTCGTCCGGCGTATAGATCAAATTCGCGTAGCCTTGCTCCAACTCGCCCCACACCAACCCGAAGGCGTCGAACACGGCTTCGTCCAGGTCCATGATCGGCGTTGATGCGGTGACGGTGCGGCCATTCTTCTGGATCGGACGCCAGAACACGTACGGCGAGACGATGTGGCGAGGCATGCGCTCGAGACAGGCGTTGGCCAGGTCGGACAATCGGCGCTCGCGCCGCAGGCTGTGCAGGTCGATGTGCTTCAGGCGCGCCACCTCTTGCGATGACAGCCCGGTCTCCAACGCGAACATGATGGCGTACGCCTGCTCGGGTCGCATGAACGCCAGGCCGCGCCGTAGCTCGGTCTGGGTCATGACGATGAAGTTGGGCCTGCGGTAGTCGAGCATAGGCGGGCGTGGGATTTCGCCGCGCTTGACCGCTTCCGTGATCTGCGTGAGGGCGATGTCGACACTGGATTCCGCTTCGTCGGCCCGGCAGGCCAGCTTATGCTTGGCGACGAATGCGATGAGCTGGGACGGCGTGATTGTGGCCACGTCCTGGTCCCAAAGTGGGGATTGCGATAAATGAGAAACGCCGGCAGTGCCGGCGATGAGGTGCTTGAGCGATGGCATGGTTTCCTCCAGCGCCCAAGCATAGCAGAATGTTAAAACCGTTTACAGGGCCTATTGCGGTGCTGGCGCTGTGGCCAGGTCAGCCAGGTTGACCGGAGTGAAGCGGTCGACCTTTACTCCACCGTGATCGACCTGTTCAAACCAGCGCGTGCGCGGCTGGGTGAACATCGGCGCTTCGGCGCCGTGGTAGCACGGCTTGTAGATCACGGTCAGGCAGCCATTTTCGTTCTTCGCGTCGAACGTCAGGACTTCGTAGATGTCACCCTTGTAGTGGCGCCAGAGATTCATTCGACCTTCTCCTTTACGACCAGCTTGTGACTGATGGCGACCATGAACGGCACCAGCGTGAGCAGCGGCACTTCGCGCCCCTGGTTGTCGATCACCTGGATGATGGTGTGCCGGCCGTTGGAGTAGGCCCGCTCGGTCCAGGGCATCGTCGCGCGCAGCGCTTGAACTTGTGCGTCAGTCACAGTGGCCACCTTCGCTTTCGACTGCTTCTTCCATGCCGGCGCCCGTCTCCGGGTTGCTGTCGCCGGCGTCGGCGATCTCGTTGTCGTTGACCCAGACCCATGCTGCGACGTAGGCGCCGCCATCGGCGCTGTACGAGACTTTCGCGTTGTCGTCGATCTCGATCTCGCCTTCTTGTCCGCGCTTCGTGCGCGCTGCTTCGATGGCCGGCTTGTCGTGAGGGTCTTCCTCCAGCTCCAGGTCGCCAGTGTGCGCGGTCTCCACGCCCTTGATGTCCTGCGAGTCAAGTTCGAAGGCGGCGCCGATTTCCTGCTCGATCATGTTGCGCACGCGCAGCGCTGCTTCCTCATTCTCGGCGTCGATCTTGATTGGTACGGTGAATTTCATTTCAGTTTTCCTTGTTGCTTCATCCAGGTGATCAGGTCTTGCATGGCGCCGATCGCGACGCCGGCGGGGTAGTCGTCTTCATCGTCCGGGTTGCCGTACTGGCGAGCGATCTCGCGCATCTTCATTTCGGGCGACAGCGGCATGTCGCCGAGATCGACCTCGCGGCCTTCCTTGATGCCGATCAGCTGCATCGTTTCGATCTCGACCAGCTCGCCGACACTGATGGCGCCGGCCGGGCGATGGCTCTCGATGAAGTCTTCGATCGCGCCGGCGGTCTCGTCGCGGGTGTCGTCTGCAGTGGCGCGCGGCGCGCCAGTGATTTCTACTTCGAAGCGATAGATCGTCACGCCGCTTCCTTCCATTCAGCAGCGATCTTCTCGCCCAGCTTGGCCGCATCTTCGATTGCGAATGCGCGCGCCAGGGTGTCCGCTTCGGTCTTGTCGGCGCGCGGGGTGCTCTGCGTGAAGCGCGGCAGGAACAGCGAGTGCAGCTTGTTCGATTCCGAAGGGCGCATGATCATGTTCGCCGTCACCGGCATGATCGCGCCGATCCAGTTGTCCGGGTTCGCATCCACGTCGTCGCGCATCGCCTCGCCCTTGATGGCCACGTCCACTTCCAGCAGCCCGCACTTCGTCGCGCACTTCAACGACCCGGCCCGGCCGGCGTTCTTCGTGTCGTCACGACCGAGCACCACGCCTTGCACTTCCATGTCCAGTTCGAACTCCAGCTTGAGCTTGACCTGCTCCTTGCTGGTGCCGTCCTTCCAGATGGCGTCGCGCTTCTTGAGAATGGTGCCTTCCTTGCCTTGCGCCAGCAGCTCGGTGTAATGCAGGTACGCTTCAGCCAGCGAGCGCACGATCCGAGTGGGCACCAGCTGGACCACGCCGCCCACACTGCGCTGCAGCTGACGGATCAGGCCCGACAGGCGCTCGACCTGCTTGACTTCGTACTTGCCCTTCGCCTTCACGGCCGACAGGGGAATCTGATCCCAGACCAGGAAGATCGGGCGCTCGTTCGCTTCGAAGTCGCCGCCCTTGAGCACGCTGTTGAGCACGCCATTGCCGACCTCGCGCGGCAGCACGACGCCATCGCGCAGCACCAGGCATTCACCGTGGCTTTGCGTGTCTTCGTCCAGCGTGCCGCGCACCGCGACCGCCAGCGATTCGAACTTCTCCATCGGGAACATCGAGCCGGCGCGGCTGTAGATCGACACGGTGCCGCCGGCCTCGTGGTTCACGTTCATGAACATGCCGTCTGCCTTCTCCTGGCTGATCTGACCTTCGGCCCAGTTCCAGCCTTCCAGCTTCGCGTCCTTCGGCAGGCAGCAGCGCATGTACGGGAAGACCGGCAGCAGGCCTGGCCACACCTTGCCCACGGTGCCCTCGTCGAAGCCGGCACGCATGTTCTTGAGCATGACCCGGCGCAGCAGGTCGGTGCTCTTGGCCGACATCACGTTCACCTGCTTCTGGACCTCCTCGAGCATGGCCCCGCCGGTCAGCTTGCGCGCGGCCATGTTGCTCAGCAGCGTGAAGGTGTCCTCGTCGAACTCCCAGCCTGCAGGGTCGTCGTTCGCTTTGCGCTCGGGCACTTTGCGAATGCCGTAGCTGATGAGCGGGTTGTAGGCCGCAGCCAGCACGCGCTTGAGCGTTTCATCGCCAGCGTGGGTCTTGAGCAGCGCAATCTTGTCGTTCTTGCCGGGGGTTGCCGCGACCTGTTCGATCAGGTCGAAAATTTCGTTGGAGTTCATGGTTTCTCGTTACGGTTGGGTAGGTGTTGCCGCCAGGCGGCGGGCGTATTGCAAAGGGGTTTCGCCGGCCAGCATCGGCGGGCGCGCGGGCTTGGGCGGCGGGCCGGCGGTGACGACCTTCGGGGCCGGTGCTGGCGTCGGCTTTGGCGTCGGTGCTGGCGCCGGCGTGGGTGCTGGCGCCGGTGCGTCGGCGGCCTCTGCTACAGCCGCGGTGATCGCTTCTGCGAAGCCACTGGTCGTCGCTGCTGTCAGGTGGTCGTCGAGCGTCTTGGCGGGCGCTGTGGGCTTGCTGAAGCTGGTGGTGCGGGTGCCGAAGGGCTTCGGTTGCGCCGGGATCAGCGCAGGGTCCGTGTGGTTCGTAATCAGCACGCCGAAGTCGCCCGCCACCGACACCGGCAGGTGCGGGTTTTTCAGGCGCGGGAAGTAGAACAGCGCCTGGCCGGCCAGCTTCTCTTGCTCACGCATGCCGTCGGCGGCGCAGCGGCCTTCGCGCAGGGTCTTTTCGCATTCGGACGTGCGCTCATTGTTGCGGCCGCCGTCGATGTCGTGCAGCCGTGAAAGGCATGCGGCGTACGATGGCCCGCGCTCGAGCGCCGCGCAGTGGTGCAGGTAGTAGGCATTGTTCGAACCGGCCGATGCCTCTGGCGGGAACGGGGTGTCGTGCGTGATCGGTTTGTTTTTCATGTTCGCTCCTTCATTTACCAAGCGCCCCAGTCACTGCCTTTGGCGGCGACCTGTTCGGCGTACTGTTCCAGTTCTTCGATTTCTTTCTTCTGCGCTGCCATGATCGCGATACCGTTGGCCAGGCTGCGAATCAGCTGGCGCTTGATGATCGGCCCCATCGTTGGCGTCATGCGCCCCAGGAGGCTCTCGATGGCCTTGCGCTCGATGGTTTCCATCGTGGTGTAGGTGCGGGTCGTGTCCATCACCAGCTCCCCCACGTTTCGCCGCGCTCGATGGGCTTCTCGGGTTCGCGCGCCGGCGGCGCCTCGTTGACCACCTCCGCGGTGCCGTTCATCCCGAAGTAGTCCATCAGGTAAGCTGCAACGTCGGCGTTGTAGTGGTGCTTGCTCATGCCCGCCAGCTGCGCGGCCGTGATGCTGTTGCCGTGCCAGGTGTGCAGTGCGCCGCTCTTGACGGCGTTCTCGTAGCCGCCCTTGGCGCTGCGCTTCTCGCGCAGGATCTTGTCGCGCTCGGTCGTGCAGATGCTGTGCATGCCGCGGTCGTACTTGATCTTGCCACCGCCGTTCTTGAGGGCGATGGCGCCCCAACGCTTGATCAACAGGCCCGGCCCGTCGTCTTCCTTGATCAGGACGGTCTCGTAGAACTTAGTCCCACCCTTGTGCTCCAAGTACTCTGTTTCGATGCTAAAAGTCATTTTTCCCTCGCGCTACTGTGCGCTGTCGATAGATGAATCATACCGATGAGACACCGGATAGAGTGCTCACCGGTGACTTATCCGCGTTGCCGTCCTAACCGTAATCCCGCTCGGCGATCAGCAACAACTTGGTGGCGCTGGCGTTGTTGATCGGGGTCGCTTTCCAGAATGCGTTCCTGACTTCTTCGGGCGCCGCCTCATTAGGGTCTTTGCCCTTTGGGAGCAGCGCTACGCGCGCGCTGATGCCGATGCTGGCCACCATTTGCGCTGCCTTGACCGCGTCACGGATCGCCTGGCGCTCGCCGTCCCACATGAACGTGACGATCTTCAGGCCCTTCTCCTTGAGCAGCGTCAGCTTGGTCAGCTGGCTGTCCGCATCACCGTGCGACAGGTGCTTGCCGAACGAGCCGATCGGCACCGTGTCGCGCAGCGTCACCTCCTGGTCGAACGCGACCTTGATGCCGGCCACGTCGAACACGCCTTCCCCGATGACGACATGCTCGACGCCGATGGCGTTGTAGCCGTTGTACAGGTGGCTGCCGGTCGACGAGAAGCCAGGCGGGAACAGGTACTTCTTGTCCGCGCTGCCGGTGATGTCTCGCCCCTGGAACGACACCAGTTCGCCCTCCAGATCGTAGATCGGGATGATGATCCGGCTGGCGTAGTCCTGGCGCATCGGGTGGCCTTCTTCGCTCAGGTAATCGAAGTGGCCCCGGTGCGAGTAGCGCAGCTCAAAATACGCCGCGATGTCGCCGCTGATGTTCCGGTTGTCCAGGTATTTCAGGTTCCGACCACCGTGCGGCATAGGGATCGACTCGGGCAGCACCAGTTCGCCGCGGTTGTTCACGGCGATCGCGCGCTTGCGCGGCGGCCGCCAGCCCTGTTCGCGCGCGTAGGACTTGATGTGCTCGATGGTGTCCCGCGCAGCCAGGCCCAGTTGGGCGCTGATGAACTTCCACTTATTGAACTTGGTCTCGCAGTCGCCATGAAAGCAGTTCCCCAGCCCGGTTTCCGCGTTCAGGTACACCTTGTAGCTGGAACTGCCGCAGCAAGGGCACTCCTTGACGTTCAGCTGCGCTCCGCGTGCGCCGCGGGTATGCCGGTAGCGCACGCCCTCGGCGTCGAGCCACGACTCAATGTCGATGGCGTCGATCGCCTCCTGCAGTTCCTCGTCGCGGGAATAGCTGGCGTGGTTGCTCATTACTCCACCCGGATGATGCTTGCGATGAACTTCATTTTTTCCAGCTCCTGCTTGATGAAGATCGTGAAGCCGCCCGCCTGGTTACGAGACGCGGCGAAGTACAGACGCGCCTCGCCGTTCGCGCGCTCCTCGTCCGTGATGTTGATCGAGATCATGATGTCGACCGTCCGGACCTTGTTGATGTCGTCCGCGACGTGCGTTGCGGTGGCCACGGTCGACTTCATGCCTTCCCGGTTGGTCTGCGTTGCCGACAGCATCGCGACGTTCTCTTCCATCGCGATCGCGCGCAGCGCCAGGTAGATGCCCTTGCTGTTCTCGATTGCATCCTGGGTGCGGAAGTCCGGCGCCATAATGTCGGCATAGTCGACCACGATCATGTCGAACTGGACCGGCTCGCGCACGGTGCCATCCGGGTTCAGGCGTGGCGACTTATACGACTCGATCAGCCCGCGCAGCATGGACGGTGTGAGCGTGCCCGAAGGGTACTCGGCGAACTTGATCTTGCCCGCGCGCGGCATGGTCGCCCGCAGCTTGCCCTCGACCTCCTTCATCTTGGCCATGAGATTCTTGATCTCGGTGTCCGTCATCGAGGCATCAAGACGCTCGGCGATGATGCGGCTGGCCACTTCGCAGGTGACGTAGAGGACGTTGAAGCCGGCCAGCGACGCCGCCTTCGCAGCGTTGATCAGGAACGTGGTCTTACCGGCCTTCGCACCACCGAGGATGACGGACAGCTCCTTGCGACCCCAGCCCTTGTGATAGAGCAGGTCGTCGATCATCCGGTGGCCGGTGGTGATCCCGGTCGGTGGGAGCTTGCCCGCCAGGCGGTCAGCGCGCTCGGCGGTACGCTCAGCGATGCGCTCGTAGTAGTCGTACTCTTCGCCGTCGGTGTTGATGCCAACGTCGCACGCTGCCTTGACGTTCTTGGCGATCTTGTCGAACTGCTTCTTCTCCAACAGGTCGACCGACTGCAAGATCGTGGCCGAAATAGCCTGGTGGCGCGCGAACTCCGCGACCCGCTCGGCGATGTACTGGCCATCAGACAGGTCCGCCGCCGGCTGGAAGCAAGTCTTGAATGCCTCCATCGCTGCCGGCCGGATGTCGCTGCGCACGACCTTGTTGCGGATGTCTTCGGCGAAGAACTCACGCGCGGCCAGGACGGTCGGCACCGAGCCGTACTGGCGGTAGTAGCGTAGTGCGATGTTGACCATCGCCGCCTCACCGGCGTTTTCGAAGTAGTCCGGCTTGAGCAGGTGGGCAATCTTGCGCAGGAAGTCCAGGTTACGCATCGAGTGCGTGGCCACCTTGCTCTGGAACTCCGCGTCGAATTCGAACTTCTCGTCGCCGAACAGCACTTCTGGTGCCGCGTGTGGCGACGGGGGCGGGGCGTAGCCGGCACCGCTCATTGCAGCACCTACCATCGCCACGACCGCCTCTTCTGCTGCGGTTGCGACTGCTTCGGTCATTATGCGTTTCCTTCGATGGTCGGTGCTGGCGCTGGTGCGACGTTCGGGCGGTGGGTCAGCGCCGAGAACTCGCTGATGTCGTGCTTGAAGATGACGCGGTCACGCGCCGGCACCGGGTCAAACACGCCGTCTTCCTGCACGTCGCCGCGCTCGGTCACGTTCAGCGTGATCGAATACTTGTCGGTGTGCTTGAGGATGCCGCGGTAGGTCGTGCCGTCGCACTTCTCGACTTCGATGCGCGCACCGTTCATCTCCAGCGCCTTCAGGAAGGCTTCGTGCCCCTTGAGCACGTTCTTCTTCTTCTCGGGCGCGCCGATGCCCGAACGGCTGCCGGCGGTTGGGCGCGGGCGGCTGCTGGCCAGGCTCAGGGTCGCGCGGCGCGGCGCGTCGGTGTCGTCGGTCATGCTGCGAGCCGCCTCGAGCTGGTCGCGGCGAACTGCGTCAGTGGTGTCTTGTGCGAAAGTCATGTATTTCTCCTGGTATTGGGGTTGGATGCGCATCACTTGATGCGCTGACCCGACCATTATAGTTCAGTGGTGACTTATCTGTCGCGCTCAAATTGAATAGCCGCATCAACCGCCGTCGCCGGCAGGTTCGCGATCGCCGTTTCGATGCGCAGCGCGTCATATACATAAAGCGCAGCATGAAGGGCGTACTGCGGCAATGGTTTGGACATGATCTGCTCCAGCAGGTATTGCTCGTACGCCTCCTGGTCGGGCGCACCGCACCAGCTCGATGCCGCGAAATGCTTGTCTTGTGCCCACTGGATCTTTGCGCGCCGCTCCTCGTCCCACTGGTTGAGGATCCAGATGTTCATCTCGTCGTTGGTATTGACGTGAGAGGGGCGGGGCGGCTGGCGCCAGCCGTTGATCATGCACCACTCCATCGCCTTGCGGCAGAAGAAGTCGTACCGGATGCCGGCCTCGTCGATCTTCTGGCGCAGCTTCCAGAAGGACTTGACCTCGCGCGCGGCCATCACGTCTTTCCCCTTGAAGGCCGCCATGAAGCGTTTCTTGTGGTCGAACGCCTCGCCCATCAAGCGCCCGTATGCAGTATTGAAGTGGTGCGCGAGCAGGTAGGTGGCCATCGTCGGGTGCAGGCGCCGGTAGTCGAACCACTTGCGCTCGTACAGGGCCGGCTCGAGCGCCAGGCTCTTGCGGTCGATCTTGGCGATGGCCAGGGCCTCACAGGTGAAGAAGTCTAGGCCGCTGCCGAAGAAGGCGCCGTGCGTGGCTTCGATCGGGTTGGGGGTGTCCTCGGTTTCCATATATTCTTTAAAACCTTAAATACTTAAATGATGTTTTGTAATAATACTTAAAACTTATAGAAAGGGAGTGGCGGCCCCAAGTCTATTTCAGCCCCAAGTCCTTACTGGAACCTGGGGCCGGTGCCGCGGTTTAGCGCTGCAGGATCGGATTGACGCGATCCGGCGCCGGCGCTTCGAATGCCTCCACCACCTCCTGCACGAAGCCGCTGCGCACGATGTCTGCCTTGGCAAACATGACCACCTTCACGCTCGGGATATGCATCAGGCGGTTGGCCGTGTCGATCAGGCCCGATTCCCGGATGTCAGCCTGGCTCTCGTCGCCGTCGATGACCACGATCGCGTCCTGGCCAACGCGGGTCAGGAACAGCTTGAACTGCGCCGTGGTGGCGTTCTGGGCTTCGTCCAGGATCACGAAGGCGTTCTTGAAGGTCTTGCCGCGCATGTAGGCGAACGGCTCGCACTTGATCCGGCCTTCCTTGATCAGGTATTCCACGAACGACTTGCCCAGGCGCTCCTCGAGCACATCACGGAATGGGTCGAAGTACGGATCGAACTTGTCTTCCTTCTCGCCAGGCAGGAAGCCCAGGTTCTCGCCGCCTGCTTCCACGGCAGGTCGGGTCAGGATGATCTTCTCGACGGTCTTGCTCATGAGCGCTTCAGCTGCAAGGGTGCCCGCTACGTAGGTTTTGCCGGTGCCAGCGGGGCCGAGACCGAACGTGACACCACCCGCGCGCATGGACGCTGCATAGCGTCGCTGCTTGTCGTTCTTGGGTTGGAATGGGGGCGCCTTAATCGGGCGGGATGGAGGCATGGCCTCGAGGAAGTGCTGGTCCTGTGGGGCACCGCTGCGTTTGGCTTTGCGCTGTTCGCTGCGGTTGGAGGTCTGGTGCTTAGGCATATTTCCGCTTCCTTGCTGATTGAGGGGTGGACCAGCCTTGAATATACCTCAGCGGTGACTTATCTTCTATATGCTTTCGAAAAAATCTTCTCCTCGATGTCTGTATGGACTGAAGGTATGTCAGTATTGCTAAATTGGTATTCCCGACACCGTGAAGCACGAAAGCATCCAATGAGCGAAGACAAGACCCAGCCCCAAGAACGGGAACAGCCGTCAAAGCCACAAAAAGCGGACTTCGACCAAGCGGAGATTGATGATGCGGTTAATCATCACATAGCGGGAATCGAAGCTGAAGCCGATCACGACATTTTAGACGCAGCGCTGCCACGTCGCGACGACAGACCTCGGCACTGTGAACGGGAATCCGATCCGGACAATGGAGTTTATGTGACCGAGAGATGCGGTTTCCGCCCAAGACCACATAGCTGCAGGCTCTGCAATCCGGGAGGGGGCCTTTGACTTGAGTCCACTCTGCTTGATCACAGCTCCACGGTTTTTATGCGTCCATGGCGCTCGAGCATCACGGTCTTGATGCCTTTCTCTCGCAAGAGGTTGAGCGCCTTGGTCCGTGTCTCGCGGTCGATTTTCCCCACTGCGCTATGGATATAGGCAGTCGTGTCGGTCAGGTGCGTCACCTTGAAAATAGCAAGGTACGGCCGCCTGGCGTTGTAGCCTCCAGGCTCGTCGTACACGCGAACGCTGGAAACGTCGGGGTCATCGTCAGGTGGATCATTTTGCCTGGATCTGCAGCCGCTGCATCACGGCGTCGACCAGCTCGTCGTGCCGCTTGGCCAGGCGCTTGTACGCCTTGACCAGGTTGAAGTTGTCGGCGACCAGCTCCTCGATGCCGATCGTGGACTGGGCGTCATCGGCCTGGTCAGGGTCGTCGGCCAGCTTCGGCAGCGGCTCGGACTTAACCAGCGCTGCCTGGGGCGGACTCCACGGCGCCTTCGTCGCGGGCGCGGTTGAGCAGCCGCACAGTGCCAAAATCAAGGCGGCGATCGCTGCCGCAATCGTCAGCAGCGTCACCAGCCGGTCCTGGTTGCTCGGTGGTGGTGGCGGTGGCGATGCGACCTGCACCGTTGTCATGCCCAGCGTTGCCGCCGACACGGATGGTTGTTTCATGGGTCTTCCCCTTCTGCAGGCGCGCCTGTGCGGCCGCTTTGAGCTGGTCGATGTTGGAGTCGGTTTGCTGGATCGCTGCCTCGACTTGTTGGCTGCGAACCGCCGATTCGGCGATGTTGGCGCCGGCCTGCTTGACCGCCGCGGTGGTCTGCTTCACGACAGCCGCCTGGGTCGCCTGGTCCTTGACGTGGTAGCCCACGCTGAAGCCGACGGTCAGGGCCGCGGCGACGAGCAGGGTGCAGACGCGCCAGGTCATTTGTGCTCCAGGCGTTCCGTCACCAGCGCGCGCAGGATGATGTTGCCGCCGATCGAGGCCACGGCGAGCACCTTCATCTTGTCGTCAGCCAGGTACGGCGCCAGCGCGCCGAGGTTGGCCTGGGCCTGGTCGAAGATCGTGGCCAGCACCGGGATGGCGACAGCGTTGAACCAGATGGTTTTGGAGCGCAGCGCGCCCCGCAGTTTGTCGAACATGTCTATTCCTTCAGGTTGTGGTCTTCAGGGCGAGGCGGATAGCCTTCAGGCGCACCAGGCGGTCAACGAAGCCGATGGCGTCGCCTTGCGCGGTCGTCTTGCGGCCGATGTTGACGATGTCGCACACGCCGTCAAAGTCGTCGTGATCGGCAAAGTCGTTGCAGCCGCGGGTCTTCCAGAACCAGGCGGCCGACAGGCATGCCCCTTCCGGGGTGCGCAGCCAGGCGCCGATCTCCTCGGGCTTTTTGCCGAAGAACTTGGCGCATGCCACCTGGTTGGCCTTGAAGGTCAGCTGGATGGCGCCGGCGCCGCGGTAGAGCCAGCCGTCGCCCGATTTCTCGTCACCGTTACCGCCGCGCAGCGCATAGACCTTGTTGGCGATCTTCTGCGGATTGCGCGCGTAAGTCACCGATGACTGAGCTGTAAAGCGCGACGGCCAGGTCTTGCAAAGGCCCTCGGCCGAGTAGTTCAGGTTCTCCTCGAGGCGGCACAGATCGCTCGACTCGTGAGCGACCGTTGCCAGGAACATGTGAAGCCGGTTGCGCGTGCTTGCATCGGCCAGCTCGATGGCTTTGTTGATCCAGGGGAGAAAGTGCGCGCCTGCACGCGGCATTGCGGCGCTAAACTGGGCAGGTGTCAGAGCCATATCAGTGAGCGAACTGCTTGATCAGCTCGGAGCCGATGTACAGCGCGCCGCCGCCGAAGACGCCCCAGAACAGCTTGACAGCAGTTGCCATGCCCTTCGCGTTCGATTCGAACTTCACCTGCTCCAGCTCGAGCGAGGAGATCTTATCCTCGACCTTGTCCTGGCGCTGGGCGATCTTCTCGATGGCCTGGTTGGTGGTGGCGTTGCGCTCCTCCAGGACGGAGAGCTTGGTCAAGGCCTCGGCTACTTTGGAAACGGCGCTACGCATTTCGCGCAGCTCGTCGGCCATCGAGTCCATACGCTGGTCGAATACACTCTGGTTCGGCATTTCAAATCCTTGTTGGTCGTCAATCATGTCGATCCTTCGTCATTCGCTTGCAAAGGCGTTGCGGGAGTTTAACAGCCACCAGTTGACAAATCAAGTCACTGGTGACTTATTGTGAATTCCCGCAACAGCCGCTTATACTCCTGCCGATTTCGGGCAGTGGTCCTTTTCAAACTTGTCGAGCAGCTTGCACAGCACGCACCCCCAGCGCCGGCCCTCGAGCCTGGCCCGGTTCGCGCGGCTGCTGATCGTCTCGTCCTCGCTACCGCCGGTCGCGGTGTTGGCCAGCTGGTCGTAAGAGATCGCCAGGCGCCATGCCCGATCGGAGCCGACCAGGATCGCGACTAGCATCCAGAGGGCAGAAACTGCGCTGGCCACCTGGCACAACAGGAAGATAAGAAGAAGGGAAAAACGGTTCATGCAGCACCTATGAAAAAGGCGGCCACCAAGGACTTTCCACCCCGATGACCGCCTATTGGTAAGACCGGCATAAGAGCCGGCCGAGCCTTATGCCGGGACTTCGCCGCGAATGATCGCCTCGGCGCGCTCTTGCGTCAGCAGGCCAGCGGCAACCAGGCTGAACAGGTTGTGCTGCGTGCGCGGATCGGACAGGGTTACGTCCTGAGCCACCTTGAGCTGATCCAGGTAGATCTGCGCGTTCACGTCCTCTTTGGCCGCCATGTAGATGCCCGCCAGCTCCTTCTGGGTGAACACGCCGTAGAACTCCAGCGGAGTCAGCTTCATGTTTGCACGACGGCTGTTCGCCCGTTCCGCAGCTTCCTTGGCTTCGGCTTCGATCTGGGCTTGGCGCCAGTCATCGTCGGCGTCTTCCGAGGTCAGCGTGACAGCGCCGTCAACCAGCTTGAAGCGGGCTGCGATGTCGCTCTTGAGGTCGGTCGGAACGGCGAACGCGCCTTCGCGCAGGCCGAGGGCCTGGAAGATCGAGGAACCGACACCGTCCGCGTCGAACACGATTTGATGGACCAGCTTCGGGGTCTCAACGGCTTGCGCCGTCGCTTCTTGTGCCTTCAGATTTTCATTGCT